CTTTTAGTGCTAAGTTGCCACTAATTTCTTGACCGTCCATATTATATGAATATTTAGCCCATGGTTTATTTATTTCAAAATCAAAGTGTTGCTCTGGCATGAGTATGTTCCTATTTCTAGGATCAAACATTCCATTATTAAATTCTATGGCTTTATATGTCCAATTTTTACAATCTCTGAGATCTTTTGGTGTCCACTTATGATGCTGAGTATTATTTGTATAGTATGTGTATACCGTGTCTATGATCGAATCTAAGTCATAATTCTTAACGTCAATGTCTCCAATTAAATCGTCATTTATTGTATTTTGATTGTCTTGCTCAGCTTTCTTTATGACTGCTAGAATCTCTAATATTTTATGCGTGATTGTTCCTTTGTCTGCTTTTTGACCAGACGGACCTCTCCACCCCAAAACATATTCAGCAAAATATTGTTGCTCACACATGGAGTGTGTATTGTATGAACTGCTTCTAAAATATGTTATTATCACTATAAAGTCCTTATTTGGTTGTGGTAAGTATTTCTTCTATGAGCTTTTTAGACTGAACAAACTGCTCGTATACTGAAGAGTTTTTATTGTCTAATACATAGTCAAAATTAGACCAGTCATATCTATCTTCGTCAAGTACGCACTCGCTAATATGATCAGAGTTAAATGGATTTCTTGTTAATCTGATAACTTTCCCACCAATGTTCTTAATTGATTCAACCTCATTAGGAAATCTACAATCTGTAATAACAGCAATTTCTGGCTTATCGTTTATGATTTTGTTGATAGTCGCCCTAACCCAAACATTCGTATCCATTTTTCGAAAAATATCAGTCCCAATAATCTGCATTACCTCTCTTGCTGTTATCTGTTTCCCATCCCACCTCATATCGGTAAGTTCATTTTTATTATCATCAGAACCATAGCATTGATCATATGTAAGACCAAGTATATTCATACAAATGTCGGTTTTTAAAACATCGGCAAAATTATATATTTTAATTTTTCTGTTTAATTTTTCTATAGCCTGATCTAATCTGGGATCGTTAAATTTTTCTTTATATTCCCTAATATCAAACACCCCTTTGAACCTATCGTCACCAAGAATATCTGAAACTAAAATTTCTCCAGTTTCTTCGTCCATGTAAATATTATTGCAATAATCTAGCTGAGCCAACGACAAAGACAGTACAAATCTGCCTAATGTGCTTTTGCCAGATTGCTTTCTTCCAGAAACTCCTATAACTAACATACTTGATACTCTTCTATTTGGGGTAAAATTTCTTTTTGAATTTCTTCAAGAGTCATTTCTGCAATATCATTAACGGACAATTTAATGTTTTTAATATTATATATCCTATCGCATTTACTAGCTATATTTTTTGCAGCCTCTTGTCCAGCAGTGTCATTGTCCATTATTGTTATAATATTCATAGCACCAGAAGTATCTAAAAGAATTTTTTGTTTGTTTCCCATAGAAGAACCAAAAATAGCTACGCTATTATGTATTCCTGCTTCTTCTAGTCTCCAAACATTTCCTGGACTTTCTACTATAATTGCTGTTTTAGTTTTTAAAATAAATTCTTTAGCAAACCAATAATTATATAAACATTCTTGAGTTTTAAAATTTTTGCTATGTCTCCACTTTGATTGTAGCCATTTTTCATGATCAGCAGGACAGTCTGATGATTCTTGGTGGAAACATCCGCATTCGCCACACTTATTAAAAATACTTCTACCAGAGCATCCAATCATTCCTGTCATATCATTATCATATACAGGAACAACCGCCCTATTGCTCATTTCTTTACCTTGTCCAATACAATCCCCAATATCATATTTTATGAGAATATCTCTAGAGAATCCTCTTTGCAAGAAATACTCAGAAGGAATAGCTAAGGCTTTTTGAACTGATTTCCTAGGAACTAATTGTGTTTTGTTTTGAGATTCTTGTGTAATATTTTTTACCGTATTAACAAAATCATTTTTTTCTTTTGCTTTTCTTGATTGTTTATTTTTTGCTGGATTATATTTGCCAAATTCTATGGCAAAATCTAATGCCTTTTTGAACGACACAGTGGGATCTCCTGGTTTTCCCCACCCTTCTTCATGAGACAAGCACCCTCTTATAAAGCCTATAATTGATGACTTAAATACATTTTCACATCCGTGAGTTCTGCACTTCCAGTTCCCTCTATAGGTATCTCCTTGGTGGTACAGATTAAATGCAGAATCATTATCTCCACCATGAATTGGACAACTCATGGTAACCATTTTGTCTAGCATTTTATAAGAATCTATCCCTAGATTCGACAATAAATTCTCTATATCATCACAAACTAAATCAGAAAGCTGCTTTAGTTGATGTTGATCATACGAATGGGATTTCTTCTTCATTGTCATTGTTGTCTTCATTAATTATAAATCCACCCTTTTGCTTATTTGATCCGCTCATTAGCTCCAAACGAGTTTTACCTTCGGTAATCTTAGCACACCAGCCCTTCATATAACAATTAATATAATCGTTATCGTCTAATCCTCCCCCGTGACGGCTGATTAATGGAACTAGTTTACGATTACCAGCATCAGAACCATCCTCTGCTATTTCTTCGTCTGATTTTCTTTTAAATATTGTAAAATTGCTACATAGCCAAATAATTCTATCAGAACCGCTAGCAGTATCAGTACTTTCTTTAGTTATGCCATCCCTATTTAACTGAATAAACGCTAAGATAGGAACCTTATACTGTATAGCAAAATTATGTAACGCCGTCATCATAAAACCAAGAACCTGATATTCTTTCATATCTTGACTTATACCAGCACTGTCCATAAGCTTTAGATAGTCATAAAATATAACACAGTCCTTTGCTGTTCCATCGTCATTTAATCCGACTTCTTTGATAAGCCATCGTCTCATTATTGAAAGTTGTTCATCAAATGCTTTTCCTGCAATACTTTTATGAAATAACTTACTTGCTTTCAATTCTTCTATTGATGATTTAATTTTTGATAACGAACTTGGAGTATCAGAAAACTTACCGGTCTCAATTTTTGATAGTTCTATTTCTGAAGACATAGCAAGTATTCTGTGAATATGGTCTTCCTTGGTCATTTCGGTATCCATATTAAGCACAGGTATCTGGAGCTTGCTAGCTATATAATAGCCCATATTGTCAGATAAGAGGGTTTTTCCCACTTTTGGTCGTGCTGCTATTACATTCACCGTGCCTCTTCTTAAGCCTCCGCCAATGGCTTTGTCGTATACTGGAAATCCTGTAGGTATTCCTATTTGATCAACTTTATTTGACTGTAAAAACTCCATGTAATCATCTATATTAGAAGATATTGGAGCGGGAGCGGATTCTCCATCGTTGGATATTTTTGAAGTAAAATTAAATATTACTTCTTCTGCTATTCCGATAATGGAGGACAATGATTCACTACCATTAACATCAAGTAGTCTATCCTGCACCTGATCCATTTCTTTGTGGAGTAATCTGGCTATCTCTAGTTTTTTAACCTTTGTAGCAAATTTTCTAACATTCTCCAAATTAACGGGGAAGTCGAATATCGCTTTAAGATGTTGAGCTTCTTCTTTTTTGGACAATATATTAGACAAGCCTAGTTCTTCTGAAGAAGAATAGACAGAAGCAAGATCTATTGATGGCTTAGGTTCTTTATCACAAATGTTTTTGAGACATTTAAAGATTACCTGATTGCTATCTATGGTAAAAGATGATTCTTGAAGGATATCGGCTATATCCAAATAAGCATCTTCACCATATTTTAATATACCACTAAGTATGGCTCTTTCGGCCGAGGGATCACACAAAATCATATTTTAACCAGATTGGGTTGAACAATTATTACATTTATATCTTGAAGGAACATCGAACAATAACGCAGGAGCTATTGATTCTTTTTTTCCACAAACGCGACAAACAACATCAATAAACTCAAAATCTCGCATTCTTGCAACAGGTGGATTTGAACATAGTTTTTTATCTATTGCACAATCATCCTTATGCATTCTAAACTCAGCCATTTTTTCAAATTGATTTGTATTTTTGGACTGTAGTTTTTTTGATTTGATAGTATTGTTGGCGCCGGCTTTTTGACGGCCCTTCGTTTTTATAGTAGACCCAGGTTTTGATGGTGCCACCCTATTGTTTTCGGGTTCTTCTTCTTCATCTGGCTTTGGGCTTGATTGATCAACCAAACCCTGTAAAAGAGAGATCAATGCTTTGATTTGTTCTGGGTCTTTTAATAGTTCATTTGGATCCATGTTGCACCTTAGTTTTTTGTATAGCCATCATAATGTCAGATAAATTTTTTATACTATTAGCAATATATGATAATCTGTCAATTCTCTGTTTAGCATATTTCTTTATGCTATTTAGCGCAGATGCTTTGTCATTATGTTTTATTGCTTGTAAAGACTTTTCAACAAAACCATAGCCTTTATAGTTATTTATCTCGTCAGCAATAGCGTCTTTAATTGACTCTTCTGACCAATTACATCGTGCGATTTCTCTATTAATAGTTCTCTGAACATGAAACGAGAATTGTGCTAATCTATATGATATTTGAGCACAGTCCTCTGGTGATATTTTTTCTATCTCGTCACGAGTCATTGTTAGATACTGGTTAATCTCAGTTTCCGACACACCATATTGAGGAGAATATTTAGGAAGAGCTATTGATGACTCATACTCATCTAGAATATTATCCCAATGCTGTAAATCTTCTTTAGCTGTTCTGGTTATCATATATTATTAATGCTTTCCATTTGTCTGTGTTTTCAAAATGAGGTAATACAATGTGACTTATCCCATTTGTTTCGCACCATTCTCTTTTTTCATTATCTTTTTTTTGTGCTTTTAAAAAATTGATCCTATTCGAGTGGTAAAAGGGCGTGAATTTATAATGCTGTTCACCATGAACTTCTATTGCTCTTTTTATTAGAGGAAGGTAAAAGTCTAAATATAGAGTTTCTGATTTTCTTAGAGGTATAGGAACTTCTTCTAGTATTTGCAGAGTTGGGAATATCTGTGTTAATATTTTCCTAGCGGCCAAATGAAAAGAAGATTTTTCTTTAACTCTACCTTTTGCTATGTGGCCCGTTAAGTTCCAGTTAACCATATTTCCATTCAGGTCTTTAACGATCATTTATTTGATACCTAAAACCTCTTTGACCGATTTCTCAACAGATTCATAGGCTTCTTTATTTTCCAGAAGGAAGTTTCTTACCTTTTCAGTTCCTTGAAACTTTGGTTTATCATCCATTACTGTGATGGTATACCAAGCTCCTCCCTTATTAATTATTCCAACATCAGACGCTAAATTAATCAGTTCTGTATACTTATCAATTCCCTGACCATATCTAACAAAGCTGGTTGTGACTGCACCAGGAGGCCCAAGTGCCGAGCAGACCACCTGCCATTCGATCTCCTGCCCTATTTGAGTATTATCGGTTCCAACGATCCACGGTTTAAATGTTTTAGCCCTGAGCTTAATGTCTGTTTGATAAGCAATAGCTTGACCGCTTTTTTCTTTGAATTCTGCACCATATCCGGTAGGATTGCCCATTAAGTGAGTAATGCCTATAACTATATTGCGATTAACAGGAATAACATTGGCCACCTTGCGGCAAAATTTTGCTAATAGCTTGGCGCCATCTGCTCTTTGCATCTTATCCATATCACTAGTAATTTCTGCTTCAGTACACAAAGCAGAATATGAGTCTATAATTAAGACACATCCTGGAACCTCATTTATAATTCTTTCTCCAATTTGCAAATATTCTTCACCGTGTAATATTTTTCCTTGCTGACTACCTATAATATGAAATCTAGCCAGATCTAGTCCTGGTATTCCTTCTAGGTCTCTCTTTTTTAATCTACCCTCTATATTTAGGTAGTACACTTGGCGACCTTCTTTAAATGATCCATGAGCATATTGCTTTTGTTGTGCGGTTGCAGAGAAGGCTAGCGATGTTGTTGTTTTTCCACACTTTGGTTGTCCTGTTAATACAACGAAACTTCCTTCTGGTATTCCTCCATTTAGAGCAATATCTAGTGCTGGACTAACTGGTATTGTTAATACCTTTTTGTCTACTAGGGCATTGCCGGATAGTATGATTTCATCACCAAAATTTTTCATCACATCTTCTTTAAGAGTTGTCGCCATCTTCCATTTCCTTTAACTTGGATAAAATATTGTTTTTGTTCTTAATGGGTTGTCTGAATTTTTTATCATCAGATCTGTCTATGGTATCTTTCATATTTTTATTTTCAGACTGAGCTAACATCTCATGATGTTCTATAATAGCAATAAGATGCGGGGCTCGCAAAGAATAGATTTTTTCTGTTTTTTTGTCATTTAGTGCTCTAACAATAGCTTTTGGAGTATATTTTTTTAATAATTTATTTGCCGTAGCTATTTGATCACGATAATATTTTGACCATTCTTTATTGGTCCAAAATCTATAATGAAGATCTAACTTCTCTATCCTTGCTTTGTGCTCACAGATTAGCTCTGTAATATACTGTGCTGCTGATACAGTCTTGCCGTTCGAGTATCTAGATGGATACATTTTATTTCTTTGGTCTAAAAATTCCTTTTTGCTCATTAGTCTTAGTATTATTGTGTCTGTTTCTTGAAGCGTCCCCAATCTCTGATGCTTCTTTTGTCATTATAGAAACAGAATTACTTTTCTTTCCAGACGTATGAGTAATCATTAAATCCTTAGCTTGTGGCCTAGCTGTTGTTTCTGTTTTAGATGATGGAGTCCCTATCACCGACAGAACCTGAGTTGACGTAACATTTAATTCCTTGGCTATTGCATCAGAATCAGACCCTGTATGACTTAGCCATTGTATTGCATACTTTTGTGTTTTATTCAGTTTAGACATTAGATTAACTCTCTTTCGGCTTTTGTTAACCAAGAAGCGTTCTTGGAACTTAAAAAATTAATATACATATTGAAAACGGCTTGATTTACTATTTTAAATTTATCAGACGGCCTACATACATTGTCTACTATACTGTATGATCTTTCGTCTAAACCATAGTCCATAGGATTAAATAGTTTATTATTATTTGAAAGCTTAATGCAGTACTGTGTTGTGGTGTTTGATCGTATTATTTTTTTAGCAAAAACCTTAGGACTATCTTGTGCCATTCTCGGCATACCATCAGCATCCAAGTAATCTTCTGCACCAGATACTCCGTAGTATTCGAAAGACATAGAATCCTGGGTTTTTTCAGTTGGATTAAATATAAAATTATCCATTATTATCCTCTTCTAAATTATTTATAGATGTTGACATACAGTTTTCTAGAAATTCAAAGAATCCCTTTGTATATTCATTATAGTCTCTGTTAGCAGGAACAGGTATGTGATAATTCTTTTGACATATCTCTTTGGCCCCTATGGTCGTGCCTAGATTATCTTCTTCAAGAATTTTTGCCACTACCTGAATCACTATTTCATGCTTACACTCAATCAGCTTGTCTGATGACATTGATATATTATGAGCCAAAGAGGCACTATCATGTTGTTTTCTTAGTGCTTCTATAGCGTCTAGTATTTTTTGTTTATCTTGTTCGTTTATTTCTGGCTTGTCGGTCATTTGTCTGTCCATTTAATTTTTGGTTGTTTTTTGAGTCTTTTCATGCCTTTGGGAAGTTCCGTTTTGGGCTGTTCCTCTTTATATGCATTATGCTTATTATAAAGTTCTATTTTTTGATCATCCGTCATTTTGTCTCTGTTTCTATTAGCTAAATCACCAATAGTTTTTAATTCAGTATCAGACTTTCTAACAGAAGAACTTTGTGTAGATACGTCTTTTATATATTCTCTGTATGTTCGGCTTGATCCGCACTTGGCGCATTTTGGATTATCGATATAGTCTTTAATATAATAAAATAACTCAAAATGATTTGAGCATTTGTCACACGCATACGAGTAAGTTGGCATATTACTTCAAGTCTCTCTCAGCATCCTTTAACCAAGATATATTTTTGGTATTGAGAAATTTTATATATTTATCAAATGTTATTTTTGATACCTCTTTAAACATCCATTTGTTTTTACAAACGCCGTCTATAAAATCAAATTGTCGTTTATTTTTAATTGGAGATAATAATTCTATTGGATTAAATAGAGTAGAGTTTGGAGTGGTTCTAATATAGTAACTATATTGATACTGATTATTATTAAAGCTTTTTGGCTTTTTGTTTTGTCTGCATTTGGCAGCCACATTTTCTGATTCCAATGAATTCAGCCTAGCATTACCTTCGCTGTCTACAAAGTCTTCTTTTCCACTAAGACAATAAAACATTTCAATATCTTCGATAGGCTTGGAATTAAAAATAAAATTAGACATATTTATTGACAATAAAGGGTTTCCATAGTTCGTAAGAAGGTCCATCGCTTATAGTAGAGATTTCTTGAAACCAAGGCAAGTACTCCAACGAGTAATTGGGTTCTATTGGCGAATTTATTAATTTCATTCCCGCTTCTTTTGGAGTCCTGTTTCCTTTTTTATGATTACATGGTCTACAGGCTGTTACTATATTATTCCAATTTGTTGATAATCTTTTGTTTTCATTAAATCGACATTTGGGAATGATATGATCATAAGTTAATTGAGTAGAACACAATTGCATACCACAATATTGGCATGTATGATTATCTCTAATAAATAAATTATGTCTAGAAAAATTAATCTTTCTATTATAGAGATTAAAATATCTAAGAGTTTTAGCTACTGCTGGAACTGGATATTGTTTGCCAGCAGATCCTTGGATATATTTATCTTTATAATATGATAATATTTCAATACCATAACTTTTGTTGTCTTCGTATCTAATAGACCAAACTATAGCCCTCTGCCAAGATATTATTCTTAGAGGGGCATAGTCTGCATTTAACAACAAGCATTTACTATTTTCGGCTTTGCTGCTCATAATCATCAAGTCTATATAAGATTTTAGAGATAATTGGATTTCTTACAATATCTGAGGCTTCTAATTTAGAATAACCTATACCTTCAACTCCATTAAGGGCTGATATCATATCGCTAAAACCACCTTGTAAATGTCTGCTTAAGTCAGACTGAGCAACGTCACCAGTTAAAACCATTTTACTAGATTGTCCTGTTCTTGTTATTAACATTTTTAATTGTTCATACGATGCATTCTGGCACTCGTCAGCAACAATAAAAGCATTATGAAAATTACGACCTCTCATGAGTCCCAATGGTACAACTTCAACTTTGTTGTTAAGTCTTAGTGAAGCATAATGTGCTGAACTTATGAAATGTCCAATTTCATCTAGTATTGGCAATAGATAAGGATGTAATTTTTCTTCTGCTGATCCTGGGAGATATCCCATTTTTTCTCCAGCCTCTAATATTGGTCTTGTGATAATAATCTTTTTTACTTTTTCGTCTAAAAGATATTCAAGAGCCATACCGATAGCGATGTGTGTTTTACCACTACCAGCTAAGCCCTGACAAAACGTTATAGTATTTTCTGCAACAGTCCTTATGTATTCTTTTTGATTTTCGGTTCTTGGTTTTAATCGATTTCTATAAGCAGCTCCTTTGGGTTCCAAACTATTTGTCGCATCAATAACCTTAGCTTTTTTCTTTGAGTTTTTATTAGCTTTTCTCAATGTGTGCCCTTTTCTTATATAAGGAGTATTAAAATACTGTGCTTAATAATACACCTTTATAAGAATAACGAGTAATATTGTTCTATAGTAAACAAGCCCCACCAGCACAACTTATTTCCTCAATCCCCACAGTATTATCTTCATTTTCCAGAAGTTGTGTATAGTCTACTTTTTTAAATCCATTATATAGATCGCAATAGATTTTCCAATTATAAACATCTTTCATACAATATGTTAATCTCTTAAGGTCACTATCAAAATATTTACCAGCAAAATTTTTCATTTTAGTAATAAATAATAATTTATCTTGACTATCATTTTCTTTTGCTTGGTTCATACTAACATAATCACAAGCCGCCCATAGATTATTATTAAAAGCATTCAGGCCTAATTGGATTAGTCCAGAGCACCATAATGCAGCATCTCCATATTCTTTAACTATTTCACGACTAGTATAAACTGTTGTGAATGGGGCTTGGGTATAATCTTTATCTCCGCTCTGTGGAATTAAACTTATACCAGCAAAGTATTTACGGTTATCATAGATGTATTTAGTAACATCGTCCCATTCGTCTGGTTTCACAGTTACGGTATTACTAACATTATGACTTAGATATTCTTGAGTGCATAATGATCTATTTTTTCCACTTTGAACCCAGTTTTTTTGAGTATCTTTAACAATAGATAACATTTCTACTGCTGGTAATTGGTTCTTTAATTTGGCTCCATCTGGAACCTCTATTGGAAACTTAATTACCTCATCCGTATTATTTGCTGACCAACTAGACTTTTCACAGGCTTGCGGGTTTAGTTTTTTGAAGTGCTGGTACGGTGCTTCTAAAATATTGGCCTGTACGTGTCTTATATAGCGTTTAGCGTGATGCGGATGAATACCAGAGCTTGTTCCAAGCATACTAGAACTTGTTCCTTCTGGTTTTAAGCACGTTACTCTTGCTGCTTGGTTAATTTTTATCTTCTTGGAAAGATCTTTATTTGTTTCAACTGCAATTTTAGCTCCAGCACGAAGAACCTTTTCTGAAAGAATAAGATCATGCTTTTCCATTGTTCCAGTTAAGGAAACTCCAAGTAGGGCCTCTCTTTCAAAGATTCTGCAAGTGATCTCTCCAAGATAGTCTAGTTTAGTGAATCCTGCTTGTAGAGTTCCTATAATAGCAGCAGCCTTGCATCTTTCATAAAAATCATCTTCGTCTTCAATAGACGAACAATTGATAGTAGACAGATTGCATCCCTGCCATCCGCTTTTGCCTGTCTCTTCATCGACTGGCCACATACCAACTTCTACGCAAGGATTGAATGTCATTTCTGTTGAGTCGCTCCAAATAAATCCAGGTTCTCCAAATTCTTTAACACTATTCATAAGAGTTTGAAATTCCTCAAGTGTTGTATCGTCTTTCAACAACAATGCGGAATTATTACTTCGTGCTCTTTGAGGATTATCAATGTACCAATTGCCTGTTTTAGCTTTTGCCATTTCTTCATCATCATGGCTAAATAAAGCAAGACTAGCAGAACGTCTAACTCCGCCGCTCAATACAGCATCACTGCTATGCATAACAATATCATAAGCGTCAATTGGTCGTAGTTTCTTTTGGTTATTAGAAATACAACGATCTAGTAAGGTTCTAATTTTTTCTAGACCGTTTTGTAGTGGCTCAAATCCTGGGGCCTTACCAACTCCGCTGGCTAGTGATGACCCTTTGGGTCTAATATTCGAATAGTCAAAAACAACATAAGTATTTTTGTACATCTTGAATTCTTCGATTGGCTTACTAAAGTATGAGCTAAGAAGAACACCTAAAGCATCTGCCCAACCTTCAATACTGTCTTCGATTACGTATTTGATACCTTCATTATTATCTGGAATATCATGTTCTAGTGTTGGTAGTTTTGCAACGTGATGTTTTTGAACACTGAATCCTGTGCCGCTGCCGCAAAGCAACAACCAAAAACACTCTTGGAAGAATCGTAGTCTGTCACAATACGAACTTGTGCAATTATATATTTTAGCATGTCTTTTTAGAATTGGCTCCCCACCAAATTGGAGTGCTCTTTGGCTACCTAGAACCTTCTTCTTATACATCATATCATATGCCCAATCAATATCTTCTTTTACTTCCGGATACTGGGTATGCATCATGTTTTTTACACGATCAACAGCTTCCTTCCATGTTTCTCTGCGATTCTTGTCTTCTATCCAACGAGCATATTTACTAACAAACGTATAATTCTGAAGTTCTTGAAGGGCCGACATATTATCTCCTATTTAAAATGGCAATTATGCCTATGATGATTGCGGTTTGGAAAGAAAAATTTGTGATATCTGAATTACCATTAAACACCTGATGGTAAAAATATATACCGCACGATATATAATATATTATTAAACTCATAATACACCACTCAAATCCTTGAGCCAAGAAAGATTTGGTTTTATGTAAGAAATTTCTATACCACTCATATTTACAAATGTATCAAATCTTTTTTTTGCATCTTGATCAAATAATTTTGTTCCATGATCGTCGGCCATAAAAACCTTGGTTACTCCTTCTTGCCATAAGGCCATAATACAATCATTACAGCATTGGCCGGTAACATATGCTATTCCATTATCTGGCCTAACCACACAATTAGATAAAGCATTTCTTTCAGCATGAATCATCCACGGATACTTTTCGGGTCTGGTATTTGGTAATAATGAATCATCTAATCCTCTAGCAAATCCATTATATCCAACACCCAAAATACGATTATTGTTATCTGTAATTATGCACCCGTGTTGAGTTTGCAGATCATGACTTCGTTGAGAAACAACTTTTGCCAAGCCTAAAAAATAATCTGTCCACGACGGTCTCATAATTGTAATAATTCGCTGATTGGTTGTATGTTGTATAGTACCAGAAACATAGACTTGAGTCAAGAGAAATTTATCCTTCATTGGTACAATCTTTAAAATCAATCTCTCCTATCATCCTAGCCACCCCTGAAAAAGTACTTCCCATATTTCCAATAATCATCGAGCACTTTGATAATAATATTAGATTAATGAAAGCATCTTGTAGTCCAAGTTCACTGATTCGGTCATAAGTACAGTTTTCTAAATATATAATTTTATTATTTGAATATCTATTTTTGAATAGCATCTGATCCTCGCTATCTTCACAACTAATAAAAAAAGAATTATTACTATTATCGATTATAGTAAATATATTTGTTGGAAAAACATATCTTCTTTTATCATTTGGATCAAGATTCTGAGGATTTTTTATATCTCCACCACGGATATGTATACCAATAGTATTTTTAGGTATATGTATATTATTGATTTTATTTAATAATTTAGAAGATATCGATATATGTTCAAAAACATTTTTATAACTACTGGTAGTATAAGTTAAATCATTTTCTATCCTTGGATGGCCAGGAGATAGCCATAAAATTTTACTGTGTAAATCTTGAACAGTTAAAATTTCAGATTTTTTATGTGTACGATCACTCTCATTAAATAATTTATTTCTTACAATATTAGAATTTGATGTTTTTTCAATCAAAGGTAAATCATAGTCAAATAAACTATTAAATTTCCATTCATATCCAAAATCAGAATCCCAAAAATATTTAAATTTAAATCCGTACTTTAATGTTAGGGCATAAGTAGAGTATAGAGTAGTTAGTCTGTTGCCCAAGCCACCACTACAATGTATAATAATATCTGTATTCATTGTTAAATCCATTTCGTTGGTTGTTTAGTTTCATCAGTAAAACATTGTATTATACCATCAGATTTGCCCCTATATAAAGAAGCCCAATATCCACAATTTCCAGAATGAGTAATTAAAAACTTGCATTTAGCCACTATATTCGTTGCTGCAAGAAATTTTACTCCATGCTCTATTCTTTGTTCTGTCGGTAAAGTATATACAACAGCAGATGACGAGTCATGTATAGTTGGTATTTCTCTAATATAAAAAATATTTTTAAGATTATCAATACAAAATTTAATAAATAATGAATCGTCTGTTTGAATAAAAAAGTTAATATTTGGATTATCAGATTGTACCTTTAGTGCTTGTTTGATGTAATCCTCATAGTTGGCTATGGTGCATTCATAATGTTTATCGTTTCCTCTATAAAAAATAGCACAGGTATTTTCATAGTTTAGATTATATTGTTTTTCAAAATATTTTATAGTATTTACAACGTGTTTACTGGGTTGAAAATATGTGGTAATGATAGGATTTAATAAATCAAAATTTAGTTTTTTATAGTCTGTAAACTGATCTGTAAAATTAACAACATTTGTATATTTAGGAATCAACAAATTTATATTTAAAAATTCATAAGAAATATCTAAAAAGCTATTGTTTGATTTAAATATACTAAATTGTTTGGAACTATCAATATAAGGTGGGAATTCTCTATTTAGGTTAGCGTATTTTATAATTTGTCCAAGTCTTTGGCTAAAACAAGAAAAGAATCCACAGTCGTGAATCACACATATTCCATTTTGACTATTATACATTAATAATAACCTAGTGTTTGCGGTTAATAATTTTGTTAGCAAAAAGAATTCTTAGTTCGTCCTGAGAGTAGTCAGCATACTCTGGATATGTTTTTTTTATACGTATCATATTATCATGTGGTAAATGTATTATTTTGCATAAATTCTCTCCGTCTGGATCATATTCTGCTCCAGCTATTTCTAAGTTACGATACATCTTATATATATTATTTTTTAATCCTAATTCTCTTACTGCAACTAAAAAATCTTGATCATGAAAATGCATCCTATTTGTTTCATAATTTATTTTTTTGCAGTGATCTATGACGATTTGTTTGTGATTAAATAAAAATTGAATATATTTTTCCCAACCATCACAATCGCCAGAAGCGAAACAAGAACAAGCGTCATTTCTCCAGTGTACTAGGCCTTCTACCGTTTCTCCTAATTTAAATCCGTTGTTAATCATATCATAATCAGAAATATATGATGGATCAGATATAGTATGAAAAGCCACTATTTCTAACTGTGCCGCAAGGCAGTATTCGCCTTCTGGCAATTGCTTACCAACACTAAGTTCATGAACGCTTTGAACAAAATCATAGTATTCATTGTATAAGGGGGATTTTTTGGCATCTTCTCTAGATAGAATGATAGGATCGAAGCCATGTCTTTTCCAACTTGTTGTCCATAACTCTAAAAGATTGTGTTGTAATTCAAAGTTTACATCTTCATAATAAGTATATATATTCATTGATTAGTCTTTCTTAACAGATTGTATTGTTTTTTGTAAAAATAATCATACTCTAATGCCATATCTTCTGTTAGTATGTCTGTATTTTTTTGTTTTAAAAACTGACCATAAATATCATTATTATTATGAGAACATAACTGTTGATGTTGAAGAACATTATATTTTGGATAAACTATATCGATATTATTAATAACACAAAACACAAAAAAAGCACGCTCATGAACATAAGATCCCAACGGCTCAGAACGAATGTATTTTGATATGGGATCAAACCATTCAACGAACTTTAATAATATGCTTTGTGGTGCTGTAATATTGGTTGTAGTGGGCCAAAAAGGATGTTTCTGTTTGTTGCTTTCTACGAATGCTCGCAAGTCTATGTTGTAGATTTTTTTTAGAGTTAGTTCTAACCATGGAGTACTTTTATAAAAAACATAGTGATCTGTTAATGTTTTACTATATGCTATAACGAAATTATTATCTTGTTTTTGATTGCTAATTATTTCTAAATTAACACTATGAAATTTGCTACTAATTTTAGTATCATATTCTATCATAGAAACAAAAGGATTATTGAATAAATTATTTTTTGCAATAGCAAACCAAGCAGTATATGAACATAAGAAGGGATAATCTTCCAAGTTATTCTTCAAGGCTTTGCAGTCTATATGTTTGGTATTTGCAGAAGTTTGAGGCCCAACTAATAAATATTTAGCCGACTCTAAATTATGAGCATTAAAACATTCTGAATTGTGTCCAATTATAAAATAATCAATCATATTAAAAACAAGTCATATTTTTAATGTCTTTATAGGTATTTATACAATCAATTTGCATATTTTGTATTACAGACTTATCGTATGACGATAAAATCTTGATTGTTTTATCTATTTCTGTTCTTGATATAAAGACACAGCATTTTTCTAAAGCAGCTTGATACTGGGTGGGTGGGATCCAATCATCAGAATATATTACTGGGATAGTTCCCACAGACATACTTTCCCATAGTCTAATTGTATTTGGTCCAGATCCTTCTGGACACAGAGAGAAAACGGAATCACTCAATACTTCATTGTATTGTATAGTTTTTTGATCAAAGTCATCTATAATTTTTGTATCTAGTATCTCTTTATTTATTTGATTTCGATTTACCACATCATGATAAAACCAACTATCATATAGCTTAAAATATATTTTATCAATATTAGAGAATACTTGTTGTAACTTTAAACGAGTGTCATTTCTATAATTATAATTTTCATATGAACCAATAAAAGAGGCTAAATATTTTTTATTATCATAATACTTAAAATTCAAACCAGTCGATCTGCCTGAGTTTTCTAGATTAGCAGATGTTATTGGCCACGAATGGAACGTTAAATTATTGGTGTTATAAATATTTTTTTCATAATGAGACAGGTGAACGTCTGTCAGTCCTATTGCCTCCCACAGATAAGCCAACCTTTTCCACCAAATATGCTGACATACTGTGTGTTTTCTTCCATTTAGTTTTGATAAAAAAGTTTTTAATTCTTGTATAACATTAATATCGAATGACATATTAGAATTAATTAATGATGCCCATGGGAAACCTATGTACCAATTATCTGTTGATTTTAATAATGAATTATTGTGGTTATTAAAATAGTGCTTTTCGGTATTTGCGGGATATTGCCACTGAGCCTTGGGTGTCTCCAGTAATATTGAACAATTGTCTGTTGTAATTGTTAAATCTGATATTATTTTGTAGTCTGGAGATAAATTTGCAGCATCATACTCATTAGCATAGCAGCCTAATTTTGCACCATAATTAATATAATGATTATATAATTTTTCTTTTAGAGACAAAGAATTGATTTCTGCCATGTACTCAGAGACTACAGGATAATTTGTTAAGTAAAAATTTTCATCAAAATTATTTATACTTTTATTATTTTGTATCATATTGTTTTTATTTTTTATGTAATATAGCATAATTATGTATCTTTTTAAGATACGTTTTGCTTAGTTGATTGTCATTGATGGTGCTGCAATTAATAATTAATTTATTTGGTAAATAGTTTCGTTTAATAAATCTCCATATTTTTTTAATTTGTGGAGATACCTCTTTTCTGTCGTTATTATTGTCTATCATAGCTTTCAGGGCATAATCATAGGCTAAGCCTATCATATCTTTTGATACTTCTTCTTTCATGAGTTCTTCTAGGGTTTTTATAAGAGATTGTAGTATTTTGTTCCCGGTAGCATAAATTCCTGTGCCTCCATTAATATGGGTAGCCATAACAGAGCTGCTTTTATGGTCAGATTCACCATCATACACTGCCCCAGAGATTAAAAATCCATTAGTATATCGTGTGTAATTCATAATTTTTTCTATCCAATCGACTCCTAATACACAGTCTGTTTCTAATAGTAGTGTTGTGTTATAATTTGCACAATGCTGAATAGTTTTAAAAAAACATAAGTTGGGGCCAGATTTTAAGCCGTGGACTGGCATAGTTTTATTGTAAGGTAAACGAGGAAGATAAATATCATCATCTGGAGATAAGTTTAAATTAACAATCTCCACGGTTTTAAAGATTTTTTTTAAATTGTTAATCTTAGGAATGTGCTGATCGTTATTGAGAATAATTTTAAAATGCAGTTTTTTAGCATGTTTACTTAACTGGGTCATGCTACATAAATGTCTTATAAATTTGTCGTATGTTTTTTTTTGTATTTCTTTTGAAGTAGTAAGCAAACATATGCACTCTAAACTATTACATGGACATAATATATTTTTATTTTTAATGTTTTTAATTATATCATTTGACTCGTCTATTAAAATATTGGACAGGTGTGGGTGGTTTTTACATCGTCCTTCGTTTTTACCATATCTCATATAATGATCCAGCATCCTTTGCCTAACAGACGTTTTTGAATACTGATCATACGTTATTACATCTGGATATTCTGATATATAAAACTTTTCATCAAAATCTTTTAGGTTATCTAAAGACGAGGTTATATTTATAATTGTGTCATTTGTGATATGGGAATAAATTTGTGGTTTAGTTGGTAAATTATACCATTGTATTGCAATTTGGGTATTGTTTTCTAATATTTTTCCGTAAGTATGTATGTCTTCTAGGATATAGCATTCGTTATTATACATTCTTATTAATTTTAGATATCCGTTTGTGGCTAAATCGTTTTTGATCTGAATAGTAGGATATTGAGTATATTGTATTTTTAATTTTTTATTATTTATTGCATACCCAAATATCCTCTCTATGGCATGAGAGTACTTGCCCGATGTCCAATCGTTTACTTTTCCGTGCTCATTTTTTAGTTTTGTAGTTATCTTTTTAACAAGCCGATTATTAAATATTGTTTGGAAGAGATCTGTTCTGGACATGAACATAGACCCTGCTGGAAAAGCTCCGTTTTTTACAGACCCGTAGTCGATATTCAATAGCGAACATACTTGCTTAATATTCTCTACATTAGTTCCTTCTAATTCTTCTAACATTAGAGGCCCATTACATACCATACCAACAGATTTGTCTTTAAATATAGAAATATTTGACTTTACTATATCTGTACCACCAATAAAATCATGCAAAAGAACTGCTCGCCAATTTATATATTCATAATTTGGCAAACTAGTTTTTTTGGAATGTAGTTTGATAAATAAAGGTTCTGTTATGGAAGATAATTGAGAAAGAAAAGGGGCTATATCAGCCCCATAATTATCATGATAACTTATATTTACACTGTTGCCATTAAGATTTTTTAAATCGTCAACAATGAAAGAATTATTATTGTCCTTACACAAACCGATATATAAAGTATAGTCTATATCTAGGTTTATTAATAGATTTTTAAACTCTGGCCATAAGTCAATATGGTAAAGATATAAGACTATAGCTACTTTAGGTTTTTTGTTGTAGTTTGTTATAAAGCACCAATGCTAAAACAGCACCGGCGACCCCCATGAACAATCCAGCAGGAGACACCGATTCATACTTGCCCAGTAAGTATAATAGTGCGCCACCCATATAGGAGCCACATACTCCTAGTGCTACTGTTTTTACAAAACCAAAATTTTCTTCCCCTGGGACTATAGCTTTTGCTATGCCGCCAACAAAAATACCATATACACACCAGATTAATATACTAAACATTTGCTGCCTCCATTAGAGTTGCTACTTCATCATCCTTGAGGGTTTCTCCTATATCTAACAATGCTTCTGTTAATTTGATACCGTATTTATTATATTCTTCTGAGGTGAGTTCTCTTTTAAGAATTCTTTTTATTCTTAGTCTAGTAAACCAACCTCGTTTTTTACTATAAGATTTAATATTTTCAGCATAGAGTGATTGTTTATTTTCTGATGTCATACCTTGCGTTTTATTTTTATTACATTCTTGTAATACTCTAATTACGGTTAGTATAATACTAATCATCATCAGTATAGCAATAACACTACCAAATTTTTCATCATTTGGTACGTTTGCTTGTTTTAATACTTTTTCTGCTATAGCCTTTAATTTTTCTCTAAGATTATCGTCCATTTTTATACCTTTATTTTTTAGGGATTGGACAAACGCCATTTGGGCAATTTTGTTGAACAGTTACCGGAGGATGAACAATAACTTTTGGATATGTACTTGGTGATTGATTTTTTGGAGTCTCACCCTTATCAGGAATACAATATCCACAATTAACTTTTTCGATACCGTCACCACTAATATAGTATCCTTTACCTTTGCATATTAAACAGTCTTTTCTTTTGTATTTTTTCACACTTTCAGTATGTTGAGCTTTAACAATACCACCCACAAGAGTTACTGCAGAAGTTGTTGACCCATGATATCCATATGACCCAAATATCATAGCAACTGCTAAAATTGGTAATAGTATTTTATTCATCTTTTGTTCTCCATGGAACAGGTATCAGGTCTATAATATTTTTCAAAGGGCGAGGTCTATTGGGATTTGGTTTTGGTACTGGTTTGACTGTTTTTTTTTGCTTTTCAAAAAAGTCAACCATTCGTATAATAAGTTCTCTTATTATTCGTAATAAATTATTTAAAGCGATTCTATCTAAAAGTTTCATAATATAACCCTAAAGGTATAAATATAATACACCAAACTTAAGGTTAGCTTTTAGACCACTATATTATAGATAGTCTTCGAAACCGTAAGATGGTAGCTTTTGTACAGGGAATCCGTCAAAATTACTAAACGCATAACTTCCATTTTGTGAAAGCATCCCTGCTGCTACGTCGGCTCGTATTAAAAAACTACCGTCTGGTATAGGCCCCCATTCTGGATGACCTCCATCATTCCATTTGCCCCAACTATTTTGAACTAAGAATAATGGCTCACTACCAGTATCGTCACATGCTATCCAAGCCATGCAATGAGCCCAGCTTCCACTAGTATTTGCAATGCCCTTCTTGTCTCTTTTATTAGAAAATCCATAACTAGAACATACTGCTAAGCCATAACCATTAGCTAAAGCGTCTCTTGCTTCTTCTACTGTTTTTATTAAACTGGTTGTTTTAATTTGATGGTCATTAGCTGCATCAATAACCTTATCTGGTAATCCTCTTCCTCCCCAACCGGCTCCTAGATTACCATTATATTTAGTAAAGTCGGCTACTCCCTTATAATTTTGTCTTAGTAGTATGCCACCATTCTTACTAACAAACTCAGCAGCCCTAGAGCAACTCATTCCTTCTCCACCATGACCACGAGCACCATAAATAGCTTCTGTTGCTCCTCTTGCTATCCAAGCTTCTTTTTGTCCATGAACATCTATTTCTACTGCTCGACTAACATCACAAGCATTTCGTGTTCCATGACTCACACAATCTCCAGTAGTTTGTCTTTCATTATAAGGACTTTTGTCAAACTTTAACACACTCTTATATGGGGTTGATAATTTGCCCTTACCACTACTCTTAATTTTTTTGCTAGCAGCTCCAAATAATGGATATTTGCTATTTTGCATTAATTCATCAAATATGTGCTGCTCCCACAAACATCCACTAAAACCTTTGCGATAATTATCATATAACTCTTGTGGTGAAAGTCTTGGCATTATTTGCTTCCTTGTAAACAGGCCCAGGACAAAGCTTTGAAACCCTCAACAGCTTTATCTCTAAGGTCTTTATTTAATAGAACATTATCGTCACCAATTGCTGTTAATACTAAAGCCTGAGCAGCTTCTGGTAGATCTTCATACTTACCCTTAATATCTAATCTTAACATTAAACCAGCTAGTCTATTAGCTTGTCTAATTTCTTCAGTATTCTTAATAACTTCACTGTCTCCATCAAGACCTACTAAAGTTGCCATATCATTATATAAATAAGCTAATCTCAAACCGTCAGTTTTACGATCAGAGTCAACAGATAGCGCCTTAATCACAGCATCTGCTTTTTCTTTGAGTTCTACTGATTCTGGTTCCTTAACGTCCAATTCAATAACGGCCGAAGGAGATACTGGATTATTAAAGGAGCCAAAGTCTGGTTTTAGTATACCAATTCCTAATAATGCAAGAGCGAGTATTAAAAGTCCTGTTTTAAGTTTGGGATTCATACACTTTTTTCCTTTGAGCAAACGGTTGGGCTTAAGAATGGAAACATTTGATCAGCAACCTTAACGGCCTCATCACATCCGCTCTTAACTGCTAAATCTCTAGTTTGTTTCCAAGAAACTACTAATTTGAAAAAGTTGTCCTCTTTTGTCTCTTTAGTTACTGCAACAGGAGCAACGTCTGGAACAACAACAGGAACAACTGATGATCCATTGTTAAGTTTTGATTTTAATCCACCAACCAAGTCTCCTAGGAATTTTTGTACTGGACTTAGTTTATCCTTGAATAGGATCCATAGGATAATTCCTGCCCCAGCATATAGGGCTAGATCTGTTGGTGTTACTCTGCTAGCAAATTGCTCAAAACTTTCTGTGTAATTCATTTCTTTTTCCTCACTCTTTTAACTTTGGGGTTGGACTTGATAGATTGTGAAACTAATGGTTGTGTTTTAAAGACTCCAACTTGTCTGAATGTGGTGACCATAGCATCAATACTGGAACTTACTAGTGCCATTAAAAATACTTTTACATATTTACTAATAATTGGTTGAATGAAGTTTGGAATCATAGGAACGTCAATGATGGTAAAAACACTATCATAAAATTTTGATAAATAGTCCATAGCCATAGCTTTTTTATCTGGACCAGCTAAATTAGCTGAATTCTGCTCTAATATTTGTACGGTTTGAGCAACAGCAAGTTGCAGAATTTTCCAAGCTTGAGATATGGCAACAGACTTAACCTCCCCTAAAGAGATTTTAACCTGAGTCATGAATTCGTTCATTTTAATTTTTATTGAGTCTATTGAAGCTGTTTCTACCATAAAAATATCCTTTTTGAAAAAACGCCCTATATATTATAATACACCGACCAAGACTGTCTACTCAACTTTGGGCTGAATTGGTTTTTTAACTTTCTTTTTAGCTTTAGACTTAGTAGAGTTCCTTTTAACGACCGTTTTTCTCTCTTCTGGAGTTGCTGTATCCCACCAAGTCTTTTTAAGATCTGTTCTTCCTTTTATGTATCTAAATAATAATGTTAATTGACCAATAATTAATATAACTGCCTCTACTCCTTTGCTTGTTTCTTGTATTAAATCTTCTTTTTGATTGAAGTCATCTAATACTCCAAATAAATAAGCTCCACTAAAAATGAAACTTACTAAAGTAAACCAAAATTCACTTGTTCTATAACCAGGTTTAATCATTATATTTCTCCATAATTATTATTACACCAATATTAATATGTTGAAAATGAACTAAGATCAATCTCTGTGAGCTGATAGTTTCCTCCTAGTTGAGACATGAGACTATTAATTTCCGATTTATAGTACGAAACAAAAGGCCCTGATCCAGGATTATACCACGTGTTTGTTAATACTAATATATTATTAATTATTAAAAATGCTGGATTTCCACTATCTCCACCAATAATATCTTCATAAAATGCACTATCTGTAAGTTTTAATGATTTATAATAAGTGGTACTACGGAGGGAAGAAGATATTCTAGCAAGGTCGAGTCTCAATGCTTTTTCTTCTTGGTCTAAACATAACGCAGGCAATGCAAAGTCACGATTAATATTAAGACTTTGATTAGAGTATAAAGAAGGTAAATAGTTATACCAATTTTCTGGTAAAATTTGAGCAAAAGATATTCCTGGTCCAACATCAGAGTCTAATAGTGCTATTTGTATGTCTGTATTATATATATCCCCTATGGCCGTTATGGTTTTGGTAACAACAGTATTATCTAAACGAACGAATCTAATGGTGGTGCCGACAGCTAAAGGATAGTGTTCGGCGCAAATTATATGCCTAGGACTTATAAGAGTTCCGGCTCTTTGTGGTCCGCCTAATGAATTCCACGGACTAAAACAAGTCAAGTCTAAGCCGTGTGCCCAGCATTGTGTATTCCGAGTATAAATTCCATTAGCATGATTTTGTAATGAAAAAATATTTTTGCTTGTTGACGGATCTTTACCAGATATTCTTGAATCCATTGTGCTAATAATAGATTTTGCTAAAGAAGAAGAGGCGTAATCGCTAAATATCGTATTTACAGCATTAATTACTAAGAATGTTAGATTTTTAGATAATGTTTTTCCACCTATAGAAGCAGTTATGTTGGAGTTTCCATCAGATACGTGCGAAACATAACCATTAGAGTTGATCGTTGCTACGGATGTGTTGCTCGATGACCAAACAACATTTTCATTTGAGTTTTGTTTTTGACCTATGGTAATAAGATTCATTTGATAGTCACGAACACAAGTTATGCTCGGATAAGAAGCATAAATTCTGTCTTGAATTGTCGAATAAGTAACAGAACCTTGGGTATCAATAGCTCTGATAGAACCTATAGCGTCTAAAGACAATAAATCAAAAGCTTTAGTTACTGAAACTTTAGGACTGTTAGTATTAGCTATTATTTTCATTATTATAATACAGATTTAAAGAAGATATTTGATCTAAACAGTCTTGTTTATTTTTTGAAACAAATAAATTATATATAGTAGACGTAATGCCTTCGCTTTCAAATAAATCTAAAACCATATTATTTGTATAAATTAATCTCCAACTATTTTCTGATTCACTATTATTCATATATTCTCCTAGTCATTGAGTGTTACTGTAACGCCTCTGGCTAGTAACGTTGCCCTAGCATTGCTGGCATTTGTTGTAAGGGCTGATAACCCAGAACTTGTTCCGCCACTAAGATTAACTGTGCGACCAGTTTCGTAAGATATGGTGCTGCTTGTTCCGTCTAAAGCCGCTAATCTAACTAATATATTTTCTATAGATGCTGCTGTTAACTTTTGACCAGTAATCGTAACATTTCCTCCTATGTGTTTTAAGCCAGAGCCTATGCTAAAATTAGTAAGATTCGATCCTGTTGCTGACGAGGTGATGTTTATGAGTCCATTAACTGTTACTAATGATGGAAAACTCACTGTTGTTAAAGAAGACATTGCCCCAAGAGATATTGATCCTACAAATTCTAAGGAACTAGCATTTATAGTAATTAAACTATTCATATTATTAAAAGAAATGCTAGATCCTCCAGGAGAGAATGATCCTATAACATATTTTAATGATGAAATATTAAAATTAACAAGATTGGTCATTCCAGATGGACCAAAAGTTGATCCAACACTCTTAAGTAATGGAATATTCAATGTTGTAATATTATTACCATTTGGAAGAAAAGCACCTCCAACTACTACTAAAGACGGTAAATCTAGAATTGTTTGGTTTGCCGATGATGAGTTATTTCTAAAATCGCCAGTACAAATCTTTAAAGATGGCATAGAAACAGATACTAAATTAGAATAACTAGCAAAAGAAACAGAGGTTGCTCCAATAACGTTATTAACTGTAATAGATACGATAGTACTAAATCCGTCACTAAAATTGAGGGCTCCTGTCCATAATCCATCGTATTTAAATAATTCTCCACTATTGTTAACCTGAAAATAAAAGTTCTGACTTGGAATAACAGAAATAGAAGAAAAAGAAGCGAGCCCACTACCATTTGTAGTAAAACCAATAATTGACGGCGAAGACGGTACGTTGTTCTCTATATAAGTATTTCCATTTGCTAATATTGTTCCCCCTGAGGTAATACCGTCACCTCTGCGTAAATAATTTTTGTCTGTTGGGGCTGCTAGTTCTCCATTATATAATAATTGTTGAGATAGCACAGAATCTGTATCATTGAGTACGCAAAGTCTTGCTTCTACTGTTTCTGGAAGTTGAGCGTTAGTCAGTCTTCCGTCCAGAGTGCCACTTAATCTATATGTGGATCTGGTAGATTTCATTAAATAACGAGACGGTATATCAATAACCATAATTAGTTTCCTAATGTATAGTATGTAACATCATCAAATAATTCATCATATTTTGATTCTATATCTGTTATAACTGGTTTATTATTAACATATGTATTCATAGTATTAAAATTACCAGAGAATGAACAAGTAGTTACGGTTGTTCCGTTTTTAATTGGATTATTAGTATTTGCTAATTCAATATCAATTGCCATATTTTACCTCAAGTTCTTTCTATTCTTTCTTCTAGTGCTTCTAATGTTTTACCAAGTGTTGCTATTTGAATTTTTAGTTCGTTCATAACTTCAGTATTTCTCTGAAGCATGTTTGTTAAAGCGGCCTGGGTCTCTTTGTTTACCGCTAGTCTTTCCATGATAAATTGTCTATCATGCAGATATGGGGATTTTGTTTCTATCATTTCTGCAACTTCTGATTTGGTGGCCATATTTTTGCCTATTGCAACCCAAAAACCAATCATAGTAATAATGATACCAATACTGGTAGTTGCTATGCTTTCCCAAAAGTGAACTATGGTATCACTCATAATTAAAACCCTTTTATTGTGGTGGTATTATTAGATACACTAAAAAGCAAAAAGCCAACAATATAATTGCTGGCTTTGCTCTTTTAACTTAAATTTTATTCTATTACTATCAGCCGTTCTTGGCAGAATAGTCTCTGTCTCTAACGGGTAGCTTAGCACCAGTTCTGAAAACAAGTTCACCAGGAGCACTTCTGGTTGGTGTGGCAGCATCGTCAGTGCCAACCCATGCTTGGTTAGTTGTTGGAACTCCAGTTGGATAAACTGTTACTGGTGTTGGATTGGTCGAGAACCTACCAGTATAGATATTAAAGTAACCAGCTCTAATAGCTGTGGCCACTCCATTGCTCTTGACACTTTCAACCTTATTGATGGCTCTTAATTGAGCTGGATTATTAGCACTGCTAGATAGAACTGAGCTGGCTAATCCTGCGATCTCTGTTGTGACTTTGGCAGAGATTGGCTTAACGTGATTGTGGGCGATTGTTCCGCCGTCAACTGCTCTGTCTGTGTCTGCTCCGTCAACAACAACTGAGCCAACAACTCCGGTTGTATCTTTGCTGACTGCAACATTGTTTAACTTTACAGATGTTCCGACTCTGGTAGCAGAACCACCGTTGTTCTTTGATCCGCTGCCATTGATGTTTGGTTGTGTTGTGTAATTAGCGCCTGCCGATGTAGCTATAGCCATTGTATATCTCCGTTTTGTTCTGTGAAGATTGTTTAAAATCTATAATTTAGTACACCTAAAAGGTTAATTTTCTAAAATGTTTTCTTTTGACAACAATTCAAGAGCATTTAATGAGTTAACCCTAAGACCATATAAAATGCTATTTTTGACCAGTTTAATATGACTATCATTCCAAAGATTTCCGTTAGAAATTATATTAATTTGTGGTACTCTTTTGTTGATTAGTGCAGCAGCCAGGATATTATCAGATATATCGTCTAATGAATATCCACTAGCAGGATAGATTGTTTTAATATTAAAGTCAAATAATATTTGAGCTATTTTGTATAATAGTTCGTATGTAAATTGACGATATTCTAATATGTATCGAACCTCAGTTGATTCTGAGCAAAGAGATTGAATATTTTTAATATCTTCACGAAATTTTTCGTATTTTCTATTGCATAAATAATAAGTTGGGCACACAACGTCTATAATTTGCGCCCCATTTTTTATAGCATACTCAACAATAGACATCCTTGACTGAGTATCTAAAATCCCAAAGGGATAATCTATGGGTGTGGATAACTTGATATTATCTGGCAATATTGACCTTATTGGTTTTATTTGTGATGGTAGCACCGACAATGAGCTAATATTATATTTTATAGCCTTATTAATATTTTCTACTAGCTCAAGATCTTTGGATGCTGTATCATAATAACAATATTCAATTATCATTTTATTTTTTAAGTGAGTCTATGGTTGGATATTTTTTATCTCCAAGAATGCTATCTGCAAAACCATAATACACCGATTCTTCTGCTGTTAGTATCCAATCGCTCTTAGTGGCTAATTGACTTTGGATATGTTTTTTAGCAAATTGTCTTTTCCAATTTTTTTCTTTTGACATTGGAGAAGTCATCCACTTATCAACAAAAATATCAATCATTTTTGATGATTCTTTTTCGCTCCATTGCAGACTACTTATTGCTGCTTTGTGTTCATCGTCAATACTTATAGATCCATAATGTATTAAAATATTTACATTAGGCATTAACACCCTAGTATCTGCTGCTTGAAAAATTATACTACTTGCAGATTGTACTTTAGAATAAGCGAGTATAATAGTTTTTGATCTTGAATGTTTAATAGTGTCATATATTCCCAAACAATCCTCCCAATCACCACCAGGAAGATGCATATGAATGAATATTGGATCATTTGAGATAAGATTTAAGTATCTAATATTTTTTTCAAAAACTATCGCAGACCTATAATCAACACCACCTTCATCTTCATCACCCAAGTATGAATGTAAATAAATTTCTCTATTTTTAACATCCAAACCATAAGAATGTATTATTTGGATTTCGTCTGTGGTGGTATTTGGTCTAGGCATGATTTATTTCACCGTAAACCCTTTTATTAATTGTTCTCATAACAGACGAATCATCAAATGCTTTGCCTACTCCGATTCGAAATCTATATCTGGTAAAAATGTCTAAAGTTTCTACGCCGTCGGTTTGTTCAATAATGTCTGCAATTTTTTTTGTAATATTAAAGTTGGTATGACCCATCCAAAAATTAAATATTTTTCCACTCATGGTATTTTCATTCATTGGTATTATTCCCATGGGAGTGGCTATAACTTTAACTTGTTTATTTTTTGTAAGATTTTTCTTAAGTATTTCGTCTTCATCCTCTTCTTCTTCGGTATCGTTATAGTGTTCTTCGTCATAATAGTTACCAGTATACGGATCATGCTCCGTATCGTCAGACTCATTCCCAAAAGGATCAAGCCACTTCTGCCATATTATTTTATTAGTTAATTCCATATTTATAGCCTAGTTTGATAATTGGACTAGATTTCTATATATTCATAGTAAGAAAGAAAATCCGGCCCACAACGAATTATCGGGGATTAAACACAGATATTGGTCTAATTATTGGAGTATAATTAACGGCCGATGCGTTTTGTATTTCTTTTTTGATCAAATCTTGAAATGATATAATATTGTCTAATAATAATTGTTCATTAATATTAGTGCTTAATTTTATTTTTTCTTCTAAAATCTCACCAAGTCTTTTTTTAAACGCATTAGTACTAATATAGACTAATAATTCTGCATATTTTTCTGCGGTACCAATAACGTTGCTAATATTAACTATAGACGGATCATAATACAATTTAACATCTATGTCTAAATCAGAACGCATGTCTATTTTAATAGAACAAACATTATCTGGCTCTCTTTGTTTTGAAGAAGGCCATTTGAATAAGCTCTTAAAGTAGTTCAATAATTTTTTTAGCATTATTTGGTATGTCTAATTTTTCTTCTATATTTAGTAATATAGCATTATTTTTTAAATTAGTTTCATAGTTGATGAATAGAATATAGTATATGTCTAACTGATCTTCTGTAATAACAACATCCGTTAATTTGAAATTATTTAATTTAATTTCTGAATCTATATACAAAGAAATAATATGGTTTAGTGCTGCATTTATATCCAAAGAGGGTTCAACAATTATTTGGGGAAATTTTGAGTCTTTAGAAGTTAATATTTTAGATTTGATTTCTTTATGATCAAAAAATATTGGTATTATATTTAATTTAACACTTATCATAAGATTTTATAATCTCTATAGCTCTTTTTATATTCTGACGAATGGCTTCTCTGGACACTCCAAATTTTTTACCTATAGCAGATAGGGTTAGATTGTCTAAATAATACATTCTAATTTGTTCTTTTTGCTTAGATGATAAAATATCACTACTTAATAGAACATTAATATAACTAGTTATATTTTCTGATTCTTCTCTATCGATCAGAATATCCACAGGACTTAAGCACTTTTTATCCTGAATTGTTGATGATATCTCAGAAGCATCTTCACTATTGAAGTTTAAACTAATAGTATCATAATTATCGTTTTGTTTTTTATATTTGTTAGTAATATAGGTTTTTATCGCCCAAATAGCACACTGATTTCTATAAGAATATAGAGTTTTCTTTTGTCCTTCTTTTCCTGTTCTTGTTGGGTCAAATCGCCAATCAGCATACATTATAGCAGTTGCAACATCAGATATTGCATCACTATTTTTTAGCATCTCAGCAGATAAACCATTATAAAATTTAGGGCCAAATTTTGATATAGTTTTTTTAGCTAAATTAATATACGTATCCAGACTGTCATACTGTCTTTCCATGATCAAGATGTCCTTTATTGAGTTTATAAATTAAGCAGTTAGTCCTATTAACTTCGTACTACGTCAGCTTTTTCCATTGTTTTGGATCTGGCCTATCTTTGTCTCCTGGCTTTGCTGGTCTATACTTCTTTCCTTCTCTCTCTTTCTTTTTTCGTATGTTATCCCAAAGACCTTGCTTGTCAGCAGCAGATATAGTATCGTCAGAGTCTGAGACATACATGACAAAATCATGAATTGTTCTCATGTAGTCCTCAGTTATGGCGATCTTACCCTGCAACCAGCTCTCTGTCAAGTTTTCTTTTACGGATGGATTGTCCAAAGAATTCATTATTTCTTGAGCATGTGTGGCTATTGCTCTAAGTGAGCCAACACTCATTTCAAAAAAATCTTCTTTATATTCATTTAATTCTTCTTCTGGCGATTCCATTTCTTCTTCGGCCAGCCCATAATCATCGAGAGAATCTATTAGACTTAATTGATCCTCCGTTTTTCTCAAATATTGATCTACTGTCCACGATGGTCCAGAATTCGTGGTTCGATAACCAATAACATATCCTATATTTTCTGGCATCTCTTCTATGGTTTCAACAATGCCTTCACTACCATATTCCATACAAGCAGGATTAGTATTTTTAATTTTATCTCCAGCCATTAGCTTACAACCAGCGACTGAACTATCTCCATTTGGTAAGGAAACTTGTTCGTTTGGATTTTTGATTTTTAGTTGATTAATTTTTTCTCTTTGAGAATTAAGAGAATCCTCATTAGTGTCTGTATCTACTAATTCTGGTTTAATTGGTGGCTTAGAGTTTGGATCAACCTCTGGTTGAACTTCTACGGTTGGAACAGGTAGCATTGTTCCTTCGGTTTTTTTAATAAGCTTTTCTACATTATTTAATAGATCGTAAATTCTGTCCATAATTATTATCTCTTATATAGTTTGTGAAAAATAAAATCAGTAAAAATAATTGAAGCCGTATTGTCTGAGGGATAATGAACGCCTTGCAAAACCCTAGCATAAGCGCTCCTGTTCACAATTTGATCCAATTCGTATTTGAACTCTGGATGAGAAATTGTTACAAGATTGCCTGCTAGTCTAGCATACACCGTGTGTCCAGATGGGTAGGATGGAGTTTGATGAGTATCTGTTTCAATAACGTCAATTGTTAATCCGTATAATTTGGCCAATTGATAGGGTCTTGCTCTATTAAAATAGTATTTGACATTAAGAATAAGAGGTTTAATAATATCATATAGGTTATCAAAATCCTTTTGTGGAAAAGTAATTTTTTTATTTTTACAAAAGTCTATAACCAAAGATGCCGGATTTTTGTCTATTTTATTGAGAAATTCGATATCTTTATTGTCTCTATTATTGGTAATCTTAGATATGTAAATTAATTCTTTTAGTGTAGAACCACTACTATTTATAGGAGGATTATCAAGAATAGACTTATAGTCAAAATCAATAAGTTTTGAAACCTTTTGATCTTCTACTGTCTTGGCTGTATACTTAATATTATCTATGTTGATAGAAGGTATTACTGAACTAAATTCAGATAGTAATTTATTCCTTGTCATTTATTTAGACCTGGATACTTAGGAAATTGTCCAGACCCATCTGTTCGATAAGCTTTAAATATCCTTCATATAATTCAATACCATTTTCGCTACCTTGTAGTAGTGGTATCATCATATTTGCAGTTATTTCATCGCCCACCGCTCTGGCAGCAACTATTGTTGCTCTTTCAGTAACAGAGGCTTCTCTAACAGAATTAAGATTATACTGAATCATTGCTAACATATCGTGTCTTTTCCAGACCGGTGGGTTTATCATTAATGGCTGATAGTCAGTATCAAAAAATTCTAATCTTTTTAGATTAATCATAGAGTGCTGATGTTCTTCTTCTGCATCTTGTCTAATTATATCAGCTAGTTTTTTATATCCCCAACGCTCTAAATGTACCGCTTGGGCAGAAAGGCTGGTTGTTTGTTGCCAGTGAATGTTGAGTGATTTTTTTAGTAATTCAATAACACTATCAGAAGTATAGCCGGGAACTTCTTGTGCTTGTATTTCAGCTTCTGGAAGAGTTGCTTCTTCATTTGGCGATAGAGTTTCTTCTGATTGGCTGTCCATTATTACCTCTTGATTTTTGATTAGTTCTTCAATACTTTTCATGATTTTAAAATCCATTTTTTATAGTTGATATAAAATTGTTCTAAATGTTGTTCGTCTCGTATCATTCCTTCTATTATATTACACCTATTACATAGTATACCTCTAACTATACCTGTTTTATGACAATGATCAATTACAGCCCTATCATTCGAATTTCCTGGTTTATGATGTAATGTAATTCCACATATTTGACAAAATTTAATAGAACTAAGTCGTTTAACAGTATCTTTATCAAGATTATATTTTATGGTATATTTATAGCACCCTTGACATAAGCCTGTTGACCAATATAGTTTTTTGTTCTGTTCACATCCATAACAATTTCCTGTTTTTCCTTGTGAGCCTCTACATTTTTTACAAAAATCCCATTTATTTGACTTAAAAACCATACCACATGGACAAGTCTTCTTTTTTAGTTTACATTTCTCACAATATTTTTTGGATTCTAAAACTAAAGTTATTTTACATTTTCTGCATTTTCTCATATCACCATGCCTTGCAACTCCAATATCGACTTTTCCACTTGGGACCAGGATTATCACAGTTATGACGAGCCCTAAAGCTCTTGCGTCTTTCGGGAATATATTTTTTAATTTTCATATTGGGATCGCCAAAATTAACCTTAACAACATTACCGCTTCCGTTCTTTACATAGACACTAAACTTTTTAGGCCCATCGGGTGTTCTAAAGGGTTTGTTCAAAGTTACTTTGCGTCCATTTTTTTCAGCGGCAATAATCTTGCCGTCTTCGTCAAAAATTTCTGTTGCTTCTACTTCCCAGACAAACTCATTCCATTCGTCATCCCATGTGCAATTATTGGCTAATAGTTCATCATGAACATCTTCTATTAATGATGATTTATTTTTTTTGCTTTGTCCTATGCAGATAGCAACACGTTGCTTACTGTCAGGATAGTCCTTTTTCATAGTCTCATCACCCATGCAACGAGCTACAAACTTTTGCTTATCTTCATTTTCTTTTTTAGATGGTATTGGCATATAGTATCTCCTACTTAGAAATACACCTCACAAGTTGTTGAGCAGCATTCTCCCAAGAATACTTTTTGGCCGTTTCTATTCCATATGGATTAGCCATTATTCTGTTCTTATAAACATACCTCATATGCTCAATAATATTTTCTATCTGGTTCTTTCCCAGTTTGGCCCAATTCCCTTGGCCTTGAAATGCTTTTCCATCAAAAGCTTTTTCTGTCTCGTCAATATTGACCAAATAACAGTTATCTGATGTGCAGAATTCTGTGTGTGCAGAATAGTTGGTTGCTATGGTGGGCTTTCCCATGCTCATGGTTTCTAATAGTTCCAAATTCCATCCTTCTGCTCTTGATGGATATAATCCACAATCAGCATCTGCTATTAATTGAGCTATTTCTTCTTGAGTATCAAATCCGTTAAATAATTTTATTCTATCTGAACCATACATATTTTTCCATTGTTTTAACTCATCAGGAGATGAATATGAATTAGTTTTTTCTGATGCTAATATCCATAGCTCAACATCCTTTTGATCTGGAAAAGCCTCATTGAATAAAGAAAATAGAATATCGTGTCCTTTACGAACTTCCCATTTCCCTATATTTAGAAAAACATATTTGTCATCTGATCTAGTTCTTTTGATGGTATTATTAAAAATATTTCTATTAACACCCAGTGGAACGACGAATGATTCAGAATCTATACCATTCTTTAATAAAACTTCCTGACCCCATTTACTGCTGACACATATGCTGTCTGGGACTTTTAAATTATTTTTTTCATAGTCATTAAATGTGTCTAACTCAAAAAATGGGTAAGCAATATATTTACCTCGTCCAATATGTTCTAGCAAATCGAACTGATGCCATATCTTAAAGTTAATAGCATTAATATCAACTTCCATCCTTTTTCTTAATAAGGACATTATTAGATCATGATCATTTTGATTATTAACAGATGGCTGACCTATAGGGTAATAAGTTACGTCTGCTATTTGTGCTAGTTCTCGTAAAATATTGATTGATGCTAAGCCATAGCCAGTATTATTAATTGGACTTGAATAATTTATTTTCATTTTTCGTATATCTTATTATGAGTATTGTTAACTTGTATAAATGTTGTTTTTTTACCAAAATCTTTTATTTTACTAGCGCCTATATAGGTACAAGCACTTCGTATTCCGCCATAAATATCTTGAACAATTTCTTCTGCCATACCTTTATATGGAACAGTAACGCACTTACCCTCTGCTGTTCTGTAGTCAGCAACTCCATTATGGTGCTTATCCATCGCTTCCGAACTACTCATTCCATAATATTGTAAAGATACTTTTCTTTTTATATTATTGTTTTCTGGATCTATAGATTGCCAAAACCCAGGAGCAGATGATCCTGCTTCTACTAAATATTCGTATTTCCATTCTCCTTCACATTCGTCTGTGCCTGCGAATATGCTTCCTAGCATTACAAAATCGCTATTAGCACCAAACGCTTTGCAAATATCTCCAACCACTTTGCACCCGCCGTCTGAACAAACGTGTCCACCAAGGCCGTGGGCAGCATCCGTACATTCCATCACAGCACTCAATTGAGGATATCCTACGCCAGTTTTTAAACGAGTGGTACAAACACTACCTGATCCTATACCAACCTTGACTATATCAACCTGACCATGAATAATTAATTCTTCTGTCATTTCAGGAGTTACTACATTTCCGGCCATTATAACTGATTCTGGATATAAATTTCTTATTTTACGAGCAGCTTTAACAAACTGTTCTGTATATCCATTTGCTACATCTAAACAGATATTAGGAGTAGGATAGTTATATTTTTTAATTTGATTGAATACTTCAGTTAATTTTTCCAGATCTGTCTGGCTTGTGCCGATTGAATAAAATGCAAGATTTTTATTTACAATACTAGGATCAGTATAAAAAGCAACGTATTCATTAATTTTATAATGCTTATGTAAACATACTATGGTTTGATTTTTTGTTAAGGATTCCGCCATTTTAAATGTGCCAACAGTATCCATATTAGCTACCATAATAGGCACAGCTAATAATTTTCGTGGAGAATACTTAAATTTAAATTCTCGCTGGATACAAACCTCTGATCGACTATTTAATGTTGATCTTTTTGGGCGAATAAGGACATCATCAAAGTCCAACTTGATTTCATTTATAATTTTTTGCATTATATTCCTTTTAGATACTTATCTGTATCGTAACATTTCCATTTTTTAAAATCTTCAAATCCCTGTTCACCAACACATATTTTTGGTCCCGTAACTATTCCTTTGCCTTTGTAATGAGTAAGTGCTGCTAATATCGCACATAAATGATCTGTACAGTCTACTATAAATCTAATCTGTCCAGACTTAACATAGTATTTAGGCATAGCATTAGCAGCTCATTAAATAGAAAAGAAATACCATCTTTTATATGATTCTATATTTGCAGTATTATTTATATGTAAAAGATATTCTTTTACTTCGTCCCATGTGGAAAAAATCATCTGGTGAGGTATTGTGCCAAATAACCAATCTGGAGTATTACTTTTCCCTTGTTCCATATGTATTATAATAGGTTTTTTCTGCCTATTTGCCCAGAAAATCTCTTCAAGAGTGCCACAAGGATGGGTATCTATATCCAGATTAACAATTAAAAAATCGCTAATATCAACTAGTCTAAGATCAACTCCACGAATCGTTTTCATCATGCTGGATAATTCGTCATAATTCTCTCGTTCTTTTAGTTTTTTCTTAACTAAATGAACCTCTGTATCTTCCATCCCAATATTACTGGGCTTATTCAGAGGGTTGAAAACTATTACTCCGAGAGACTCAAGGAATGGAGTTATATTATCTCTCCATGTGCTACCTCTATCCTTTACTCTGTCCATAGCACCGGCCAGATACACTCTTTGATTTTTTAATCTATTCATTATTCTCTAAAAAAAACTTCTTGAAGACTTCATCATATCTCTTATTCCTGATAAAATACCTAGAATCAAAGAAATAGATAAACACAATAGGATAAAATTATTCATTGGTACTCAAATACTCTTTATATTTTTGTCTCATAGTTTGAACTTCCGCAACCATTTCCACAATAGTTTTAGGATCGGTTGATCGACCTTGTGGGTTGTGGTAGTACAAGCCAACCGGATGGTTGACCATAGATATCTTAGCACCTCCGACGCAAGAACGCAACCACATATCTCCATCTGATGCCGTTTTGTATGATTCGTCAAAGAAACCAAATCTATCGTGCAAACTCTTTTTCCATAACGGCATACAGTGTGGACTGTTATTTACCAGTAGATTATTTAAAGAATGAGGTAAGCACGGATATATATGTTGATAATTATTATTTTCATATTTTTCATTAGCTTCTGTTGAAACATAAGTAATTCCGTATACTAAATCTAGCCCAGGGTCTCTTTCAAAAGCTTTTAATAATATCTCAAAACTATTAGCATTTTTTCTATCATCAATATTCCAATTCCCAATTATATCAGCAGAACATTTTTTAATAGCGATATTCCAAGCCGGATATAGACCAGGATCAGAGTCTAATTTAAAATATTTAATATTTTCATATTTTTGAGCTAATGGTTCTATAATATCTTTTTCATTCTCTGGCGAATTACAATCCAAAAAAACGAATTCAATATCAGTAAATACTGATTGCTTGAGCATATCCTCCACATAGCCTTGAATAAATTTTTGTCCTTTGTATAGTGAGCAGAAAGATGAACATTTATATTTTTTATCAGGCATTATTATTCCTCAAAACCTTTATATATTTTTACACTATCTTCAATAAGTGATTTTTCATGTTTAATTGATGATTCTACTAATCTATTTATAGCTTGAACAAATTTGGGTCTTTTTTGTTTAAAGCAAATATCGAGTTTTCTTTTTAAATCAGCAATCTTAATATCATCTTCATATACCGCCTCCATTGAATCTTCTATCATCCACATTCTAATATGAAGTATTATTAATTTTTCTATAACCTCTCCTAGATTGTCTGTGGCTATAAAATCTGTGGTGTCAGGAAGTTCCGAACCATCATTCTGAGAAAGTACTTCTTGAACTTTATTTTTTATAAAACTATCAATAGTTTCCATTGTTAAATCCTTATTTATGATTAATATTTAATAAACTAGAATATAATTATTTGAATCTCTACAAACTGAAAAATGGCTTTGAGGATAATTTCTAACATAGAGATGTATGTATATAGGACACTTTATGTCCATGCTATGACATAAATCGAGGAATCCTGTTTGCATAGTATGTATTTCTGTTGCATTTTCCATAATTTTTCCCATCTCAAACATACCATAATTCATATCATTATAAATTACTTTAAGATCATTTCTATGTTTTTTGTTATCAATTACATAATTTAATGTTTTATCATCATGCACATAAATATATGGATCACTATTTGGATTTAAAGCCTTATAGACTTTATCTTCTGTCTCTTGATCTCTTTGAAGAAAAAATTTGTTGAATCTAATATTAAAATCTATATTTGCCATAGCATAAAAAGCCCTGTCATAAGACATCATATTAGCATACGACGGATTGAATATAAATCCTAATCTTTTAACATTGGTATGAAATGCGACTATTCCACTGGCTTCACCATCGCTATCAACGCCAATAAAGTCAATCATAGAATTATCTCTATACATATAAGATACATTACGTATATTTTTCTTATAGCATATTAGCTTTACTGGTGCAGACTCGGCGAAGTGTCTTACTAATCCATTGCAAGCAATATGGTCGCCAAGACCCAAGTGATGATATATTGTAATATTACTCATGATTTATTTTCTAAGATATGACGGAGTATAATTGACAAGTTTTATAGGACAATAAACTCCAGAATATCCATTTATTATTAAGTCTTGACAAAATTTACCATCCTCTCTTCTGTAGTATTCCATAGATTCATTAAAGTTTATTTTTTCAAATATTGATCTTTTCACAGAGATATGGGCATGATGGATGTAGTGATCTCCGCATACCACATTAGTAGAATTTTTATCTATTTCATTTAAAGGGTATAAATCAACATCAAGTGGTATCTGCTCAAATATATTAGATGATTCATTAATTTCATGATAATTATGAAGCATAAAATCTGCTTGTGTTTTATTTAAAATATCTGTTGTAATCTTTATTTTCATAGGATGCGGAATATCATCGACATCAAAAAACATTACATATTCAGAACTTGATATTTTAGCAGATATATTTCTAGCGGTGGCTTGATTGGTTCTTTTAGAGCTATATATTGTATGTATAGGAATATTGCATGATTTTATTGATAAAAACTTTGGCATTTCAACACTTATGACATCACTGCAATAGAAAATTATTTCTGATGGTGGTAATATTTGTTTCTTAAATTCTTCTAATAGACCATAAACTAAAGAGTAGTCTTGACTATAAGATGTTATGCATAAGCTGATTGACATTTATTCTCTATCTATATTGAGAGGTTAAATTGACATAAGGCATACCAGATGTATAATCACCAAAATTATTATACATTAATTTATGTATAACTTGACCAAGTATTTCGTTCCAACATAACGGGTATTGGGAATCTTTATATAGATTATCTATCTCTGGATGATGAACTCCTCCAAAGATTGCTCTAGGATGGTATGTTCCAGGAAATTTTTTTAAAAGATGAATTTTCTTATCTAGAATTGTATTAACACTACTGAGCCACTGTGCTGCAAAACTGCTCTTAGGTTTAAATATAAAGTGACAGCATCCACACAAGCGACTATAAGATGATTGTATTTCTTTGATATCTGATGCTATGTGTAGGGGACTTAGTTCTGAGTATCCTATAAAATCAAAGAAACTATTCTCTAGAATATCAAAATATGGTTGCCAACTAAAAAATATGGGTTTAATATCGCAATATCCTGAACCATAGTGATACATCAAGTAGCATCGTAAATAATCTGCTTTGTGTGTTAAACTGAGATAATCATAAGAGTCATGTAGTGGATCCTTTATCCAATCTGATAAATTAGCAGGAGTTACTAGATCAACAACAGTCTGTGAATTTTGTCTTATTAGTTCCAAACATTTTTTTCTATTATCAGACATCTCATTATCCCCAGACCATATACAAAAAATTCTACGAGGTGTTGTGGTCATGATTTAATAATAAAATAAGTTGCATATTCTTCACTTGTTAAGTGAAAATTATTATCTGTAATATTATTCAGTTCACGGAACTCTTTTACGGCTTCTATAACTCCAAATTCAACTGTATGTCCATATATTATAGTTTTTTCTTTTGATATGTAGTCATGACCGGAAATTATACCACCCTTTTTAACTTTTGGATACCAGCAAGTCAGGTCTTTATAGCATCCTTCTTTGCTATGATCAGCATCTATGTATATAAAATCAAAAAAATTATCTGGAAAAAAAGTACTAGCAATATGACTAAATTCTCTAATTATTTTAATATTGTGCTGGTTTAAAAATTTAGTAAAGACATATCTATATTGTTCATTCAAATCTATTTGAGTATAAGTATTGTCATTCTGATATAGATTTCCAGTATCCGTCCATATATCAACCATTACTCCTAATGAGCAATTTGATGTAAATAGTTTATCAAAAAATTCACCTTTTCTTGTTCCAACTTCGCAAATGATTGGGTCTTTCAGTGTGTTTATGTATTGACATATATTGTCTCTTTTTGAAATATTGTAAATATTCATATTATATAATTATGGTATTCTGGATGTCTAATATTATTTTCGTCAAATACATCGCCTACAAATTCTGTTCCATCTCTTGGTTGTGGAAAATCTATTTTATCAAAAAAGGGATCATGAACCACTTTGTCATCATTTATTAATGGATACAGTGAATTATAAAAAAATTCATAGTCTGTGCCATATCTATCATTTTTATTGAATGAACCTAATAGTTCTTTAATTGGATATTTATTATTGGATTTATATCCCCACATACCTCCTAAAATAGGAAATCCATGATGGGGATGATCTCTCATAATATGAAAAGTTTTGTCCGACTGTATCCATTCGTCTACAGCATATTTTTCTCTTAAGCTTAATCTGGAATCTGTATCTCTAAAAATAGAAATGTCAACCTCTAAATCATAAGAGGTTTCGAATCTCCAAAACATACCACTCCAATCTCCAGGATGGTCCTTATAAAATAAAACAACATTAGGAATAGACAATAGTCTATCTTGTATGTTATCAGTAACAGATGATCCTAAGAAAAAATAACAATCCCACCCTGGATATATTTCTTGTGCTAATTTAGCATTCTCTATAGCACCTATTGTATATTTAGGATTATCACCCCACAAACTAAAACTAATAACTTTTTTCATATTATTTTTTAGGAGGATAATTATATACTGTTACAAAAAATTTGCCCCAGATATCTTCTATTAGATTTGTTATGAAATCCCAATCTCCACCAGCGAGCCCGCTACCGAACTTGGGGCAATGGATTTCTATTTTCTCATTTTTATTTAAGAATCCAGTATTAGTATGTATGTGCTGAGAGAGTGCGTTCATGGATCTTACAAGAGCTAAATAGTTTAATGGTCTATTATTAGTGCTGCTTTTTACTCCATTTTGCCCTATCATATTCACAAAACATAGCTTATGTTTATATTTATCATTTTCATATACTTTGACTATCTGGCAATATCCAAGATTTGTTTTAAGAAAACTCTTACCCAATAAGTGGTAATTTTCTTTGACCACAGGATACTTTAATGCTACCTGAGCAGCAAACCCCGCACCAAAAAGATCTATATTATTGCATACATGAGGAACAAATACTGTTGCTCCTTCGTTTCCTGAAGAAACTCTGGTTCTTACCATCTCAAATAGATCATAATTTGAATATACTATATTATTTGAATTTTTTTTGTTTATTGTTTTGATTGCCATTAGATCACCTGATTATTTTTAACCATTTGCCAGCGGGGCATTCTTGATCAGCCCATGCTAATTTGTTAAGGAATTTGCTCTTTTTACTAATAGAACATCCGCATATTTTACATTCTGATTTCTCTTTATTAAAATCAGGACAATCTAGGCATATAGAATATCTGTCTAAAATTTCTGATTGGGTGGTCTTTGGAAATCCGTGCCAAACATGAAAGAATAAAGACTTAAGAAATGTTTGAATTCGTATTAGCAGCATCTTTCTTTCTCTCTTTCATAGCTATGATGTTATTTTCTGTATCAAGAGTAAATATGTCAATTGGGTCAATAATACAACTTAAACCTACCCACTGAGATAATCCATTAGATAAACATACTGCTAATTTATCACCATTTTTTTTAAAGTCTGCTGTTAATATAAAATGATTACCAGAAAATGAAAAGCAATCACCAATATCTAATTCTTCTAAATATTTCATAGTTATTAACGATTGTAATATTTATCCCAATCTTCCCATTCTTCGTCGCTAAAGCTTTCTTTTATTTTTTTTATATGCTTCTTTTCATAATTTCTACTAATAATTTCATCATCAAGCATATCTTTTTTGTTATGCTTTTTTTTACTAGTAAACTTTTGTCTTCTGCCCGAATTTTTCTTGTCTTCGTCGAAATCTTCTATATTTGTCATTTTTCCTCAAAACTCCAATGTGACTAATCTCATAATAGTAGAAAAAGTTTGGGTGTCAACAGAGGTTTAAATTTTTCCAACTTGACCAAACTACGAAATGGAACTATGATTATGCAGCTCCGGTGGATATAATACTTATAAGTAATAATACTAACTAACCCATGATAAACTCAACAATAGTCACCGGCATATGGGATTTGGGAAGAGATTCTCTTTCTGAGGGTTGGGGCAGAGGATTTGATCATTATATCGCCCACTTCAGCAGTCTGCTAGAATCATTAGGCGATGACGTTCCTTTAATAGTATTTATAGATAAACAGCACGAACATATAGTATGGAAATACAGGAATAAAGAAAACACTGTAGTATATAATCATTCAAAAGATCAATTTTCTGGTTCTTTTTTCCCATTTTTCAACGATGTTCAAAGAATAAGGAACGATAAGAAATGGGTAAATCAAGTTGGATGGTTAGCTGAAAGTACTCAAGCCAAAATGGAATACTATAATCCTATGGTTATGAGTAAAATGTTCTTATTGCATAATGCTAAGTGTTATAATCCTTTTAATACAGAATACATGTTTTGGCTAGATGGTGGAATAACAAATACTGTTCACCCAGGCTACTTTAGCCATGACAAAGTATTACACAAGCTTGAAGATTTAGTTAAAAAATTTATGTTTATTTGTTTTCCTTATGAAACTTCTACAGAGATTCATGGATTTGAAATTAATAAACTAAAAGAATTCGCAGGAAATAGTGAAGTTAACAGGGTCGCTAGGGGAGGATTTTTTGGAGGACACATAGAAACAATCTCACAAGCGAATAATCTATACTACTCACTACTAAATGACTCCTTAAAGTCCGGATATATGGGCACAGAAGAGAGTATATTTACAATAATGACCTATTTGGATGAAGATACATATAATTTTTCACCAATAGAAGACAATGGATTAATCTCAACCTTTTTTGAGAATTTAAAAAATAATACCAAATTAAAAATACAACAAACAAATGCTCCAGAAAGAAAAAAACACAAGAACAAAGAAATAGCATTATATATTAATGCTTTCAATTTTCCTGCTCAACTTAAAATGGTTCTTGATAGTTTTGAAAAATACGACAAATTATTCCTAGAAAAAACTACTAAAATATTAATTAATAATTCTACAGAAAATAATGTATTTGCCGAGTATGACAATATCTGTGACAAATATAATTTCAAAGAACATATCAAGAAAGGAAATCTTGGAATATGCAGAGCAAGACAATTGGCTGCTGAACATTTTAATGATAATGGATATAAATATATGTTCTTCTTTGAAGACGATATGTTATTAGATTTTGATGGTAGGTGTAATTTTGGATTTAATAAAAAAGTTGATAATTTATTTAATAACTGTATTAGGATTATGGATCTGGAAAATTTCGACTTTTTGAAATTAAGTTTTAGTGAATTCTATGGACATAACGGAGATCAATGGAGTTGGCATAATGTTCCATCAGAAAATAGGGTTAAATATTTTGGTAAATCATCAAAAAGACCACCAATGAAATATAAAAACATTAAAACATTTAATGGTGTTCCGTATGCTAATGGTGAGATTTACTATTGTAATTGGCCCCATATTATAGATCAAGAAGGAAATCAAAAGCTCTTCTTGGATACGACATGGAATAATCCATTCGAACAAACCTGGATGAGTCATATATATTCTCTTACTGTTGAGAATAAAATCAATCCGGCAATTTTATTAGCAAGTCCCATAACACATAATAGGGTGCATTTTTATGAAGCGTCAGAAAGAAGAGAAAATTAAAAAAGATAAAAAAAACACTATCTTTATTCAGATTGCATCTTATCGAGATCCTCAACTGTTACCAACATTAGAGGACATGTTTGACAAAGCTGAACACCCAGAGAATTTAAGACTAGGAATATGTTGGCAGCATTCTGCCGATGACCCATGGGATACCTTGGACAAATATAAAGACGATCCTAGGTTCAGAATAATAGATGTAAATTATTTGGAATCTAAAGGCGTATGCTGGGCCAGGAACTCTGTACAACAATTATATAACGGAGAAAAATATACTCTTCAATTAGATAGTCATCATAGATTTGTAAAAAATTGGGATACCGAACTTATAGATATGTTAAAGGGATTACAAAAAAATGGACATAAAAAACCATTGATAACATCATATATTCCAAGTTTTGATCCCGATAACGATCCTTCTGGAAGAGTTAATGAACCATGGAAAATGAACTTTGACAGATTTATACCAGAAGGTGCAGTATTCTTTTTGCCAGCCTCTTTTGATTCATGGGATAATAAAGATCAACCATTACCAGGAAGATTTTATAGCGCACACTTTGCATTTAGTGTTGGTGATTTTTGTAACGAGGTTCAACATGATCCAGAGTATTATTTTCACGGAGAAGAAATAAGCATAGCCGTTAGAGCTTATACCTGGGGATATGATATATTTCATCCTAATAAGGTTGTTTGTTGGCATGAGTATACCCGAAAAGGAAGAACAAAACAGTGGGATGATGATAAAGAATGGGTAAAAAGAAATGATTACTGCCATTTAAAGAACAGAAAATTATTCGAAATGGACGGTGAAAAAAGAGATGTTGATTTTGGTAAATATGGATTTGGATCTGTAAGATCTCTAAATGACTATGAAAAATATTCTGGATTATGTTTTAAGAAAAGAGGAATAACAAAGCAAGTTCAGGAACATAAACCACCACCAGATATTATGCAAAATGCTTCTGATGAAGAGTTTGATAAAGCCTTGATGAGTATTTTTAAACACTGTATTGATGTTGCATATGACCAAGTTCCTGAGAAAGATTATGATTTCTGGGCGGTAGCATTTAAAGACAAAGACGGAAATGATATACATAGACAAGATGCTGATGCTAATGAAATTAATAATATGAAAAATGATCCAGATGGATATTGTAAGGTTTGGAGAGAATTTCAAACCGATATAAAACCCACAACCTGGATAGTGTGGCCACATAGTATTAGTAAAGGATGGGCAGATCCAATAACTGGAACACTATGAAAAAAACAATACTAATAACAGGAGGCAACGGATTTTTAGGCAGTTACGTTAAGAACCTTGCCGGTAACAGCCTATCAAAATCCCATACCGTCATAGCCCCATCGTCAAAAGAATACGATTTAACTTCTGAAAAAGATGTTCAGAATTTATATGAAAGTACACGTCCTAATATTGTTATTCATTTAGCTGCTAATGTCGGAGGCATAGATACTATATGCAATAATGCTGGAGATATTTTTTTTGATAACATGATTATGGGATTGTATATAGTCAAATATGCACATAAATTTGGTGTTGATAAATTATCATTTGTATCATCTGGGTGCTCCTACCCAAAACACTGTCCTATTCCGTTCAACGAAAACGATTTATGGAATGGATTTCCAGAAGAATTAATATCTTATTATGCGATACCTAAAAAAAGTCTTATTGTTATGCTACAGGCATACAAAAAACAGTTCAATTTAAATAGTTCTGTAGTAATTCCAAGTAATTTGTATGGTCCAAATGATCATTTTTTTGACAAAAGAAGCCACGTTATTCCTGCTATAGTTACTAAAATATTTTTAGCGAAACAAAAAAACCAAGAATATCTTCAATGCTGGGGAAGCGGAGAAGCCACTAGAGATTTCCTATATGTAGAAGACGCAGCAAGGGCTATTTTATTAGCAGCATTAAATATTAATGACCCAGATCCTATAAATATTGGAGGAGGTTCAGAAACTAGCATAAAAGATATTACACACAAGATCAAAAATTTATTATCTTATAATGGTAATATTATTTGGGACACAACAAAGCCAGAGGGTCAGCCAAAAAGATTATTAAATATTAACAAAGCTAAATCATTACTAGGATGGGAGCCAACTATCGGAATAGATGAAGGCTTAAAAAAAACTATAGATTCATTTATGGAAACCTATAAATGATAGACAATATTAATGATTTTAGCTTATGGGGAGGCAATAATTCTTATGATATTGCTTCTGAAACCCTAACTATTAATAGACCATATGGATTATATTCTAATATTATTATGTCATTATTTGGTGTTTGCATGTTAAAACAAACTTCCTATAGAGTATCTAATATTAGATTGTGTCTTAATGAGTACGAACACAATTATGATTTTTATAATGATTTTTTTCAAACACAACAAAACTCATTTGAGATTAGCGAAGAAGAAGCAAACCTAGTTGTAAACAATTTGCATCCTACTAATTATGGACTGTCTGATTTAAGTCATAGATTCAATAAACAAAAACTAACAGAACTCTTGCCTATACTTATAAAATTATATAACAAATTTTTTACCATTAATAATGACATAAAATATGAGATAGAAAATATTTTGAATACTTATAATATAAACTATAGTATGTCTGCTTTCATATGGGCAAGAAAGACAGACAAAGTAACAGAATCACGTATTCCTAATACTATTGATTACATTAAACAATTAGATAATACTAATATTAAAAAAATATATTTTCAAACTGATGATGTTTCTATATTAGAAGAAATTGCTATAATAAAAACTATTGATGACCGAATAATAGTCTTAAATGAGTTGCCGACATCTAACGACACCAATAAAGGATTCCATAGTCATTTATATAATGTTTCTAATGCTGATTTTATGAATCGGCACAATATGTCCAAAATAGATTATCTTAAAAAATTTTTAGCAATTACTCATATAGCATCTCAATGTAATTATTTCGTATCGTACCCTGGCAATATGCTAACTATTGTTCCGCTAATGAGACAAAGTTTTAATAATTGCATATTATTTATAGACAATCAAAATATTGCTTAAATTATGAAAGCTATAATACAACACAATTTCACATCGGGTTTAGGAGACTGCATTGTTGCTTGTACAGAGTATATTAGTACGGCACAAAAATTAAAGTCATTAGGTTTTTCAATAGATTTAAAAATATATACAGAAAATAATCTCTATTACAATAATTTAAATTTATTTGATATATTAAATGAACATAACTTTATAAATTTATTTGATAACATAGATCATATAAGTTCTACTTATAAAACAATAAATAATTTTGAAATTTCTCATTTATCATACGGAGCTAGAGAAGCGGGGCTGCATTGGTGGGATCTGTTTACTGATTATCCTATCGATCCTTCTATAATAGATACTTTTCCTAATGTCGGACACGATTTTAATAATATTCCAAATTTTAATTTAATTGATTTTTCTTCTGAGGTTTATGACATTTATAATAACTTAAAACTTAAAAATGATTATATTTGTTTACATGTTCGCACACAAGACTTAAATGACGAAATGTATTTATATGAAAATAATTTAGATAAAATTAATAATTTATATGATCAATATAATACAATTTTTGTTTGCTCTAATAGCTTTTCTATTAAAAAAGAATTGTTAAAATTATCTAAAACAATATCAATACAACATCCCCTAGAAGACAGTATGGGAAGTCACCATTGTTATAGAAACAAAATACCAAATGATATAGCCAAACAAAAAACCTTATTGTCTGCCGCAGAAATATTGGCTATAAACTATGCTAAAGAAATTTTTTTATTAACCTCCTGGCATAGAATATCGAATTTTCTATTTTATCCAATAGTTAATAAAACAAAAGTTACATCATGGCTATAATTATATCATATAATAAATATCAACACAATTGGTATGTTGGAGAGTTGTACGAAGCATTTGCAATTCATATGCAAAATCAATTTAGTGATATTAATATTATTCCTATTAACGAATTAGCAAAGACCTATAATGAACCATATGATAATCGAGAAAATTCTTTACCTTCTTTATTTAATATTTATAATTTAATAGTATATAATACCATAACCCAAAAGGGGTTCGTCCACTCCTTATCTGATTATGCTCCAGTATTCTTAGAGCATGACGCAGCATTGCAAAAACTTAATATAACTACTTTTTGTTTTTCTTCTAATTTTACTAATGATGTTTTTGATAGATACAAACATGTAAAAGTTAAAATATTACCATCGTTTTATATTTTAGAGAATTGGAATGATCACGAACATATAGAGTTAGCACGGCATAATAGTGATAAAAAAAATAATTGTTATTTTAATGGACTGTGTTATGGACATCGCCAGCCAGTAACGGATTGCTTAAAAACTAATGATTTTTTCATAATGAAAAATAAATCAATAGGTGATGAGTTTCTAAATAAAACAGATTATTACAAAAATATCACTAAGTATGAATATGGATTATCTTTAAATGGAGCAGCACAAATTTGCTATCGTGATCTAGAATATTTTGGCACAAGAACCTTATGCTTAAGAGAAAAACTAAATATTATTACGCATGATCCAATTATTGAAAATATGCATTATAAAACCATCATAGATAACGACACCATTAATAAAATATACAACACAAAAAATTATAAAATAATAAGTAATGAAATAATTGATAAAATTATGAATATATCTCAAGAAGAAAAACAATATATTCTATTTAATGCATATGAATGGTTTAATAAAAATGCTAACCCAATAAAACAAATTGATTTCTTAAAACAAATTATCATAGAAAATGATATATTATAAGTTATTAAAACTGGTTCATGACCATTTCTGCAAAAAGTATGAGCGTGCTCTTGACAAGTTTGTTGAAAGTGATATTATGTATAAATGGCCATATAACTCGCCTTGGAGATTACTTACTCTCATGAGATACTTTATTCTTGTCCTATTTTTGATGCAAAATGTTTCTATGGGCCAGGTTGTTTATTCTGATTATGCCTCTTCTCCGTATCAGGCATATGATTATGGACAAGCCGCCATAGCTTATTCAGACGGTCGGGCATCAGTTGATTACTCAATCGCCTCTATGAATCAACAAACAGCATATTCTATGTATCTACAGAATAGGGTCACTGCTGTTGATTCTTATTTTCAGCGAAGACAAATGAATACTTACTATAGAGAACTGGAGCAACTACAAAAAGAAGCTATCAGAGAGGCTAAGTATTCTGGATCATGGAATGTTCAAGAACTAAATAATTTATATCACAATAACCAATACCCTTTGAGAACATACAGTTACTAACATGAAATACTATATTACATTTTTATTAGTTGTAATTGCAACACAATGCTCCGCCCAATATCCGAATGTTGAGAATCGAATGTTGTCAGACTCTATGACCAGTTTCATATATTTCTTCACCAAAGATCCTGTTCCATTTTCTGATCCTAGATCATTAATAGATACTGAACGAAGATCAGCAGCTTGTGATAAATATCACCAAGAATCTGAAAATATGATCAATAGAAATATGATCAATAGACAACAGCCTCAACAAATGCAGCAGCAAAATCAAATACAGCCAAATATTAACCCATATCCATATTACAGAAGACCGACAGGGTTTATGACCCCGTATCCTTGATACTTCCTTTTGCCTCTGTACCTTTCATTAGCAAGCTCCAGAGCCGTTGTTTTAAATACTTGTATGTAATCTTGATAAGTGTTTAAACTGTATTTATGATGCTTTTTATTATGGCTTAAAAGTAAACACGCACATCCTACAGCAAATGGATTACTCATACTAGTTCCACTCATAATAGCATACCTCCCACCCTGCACACAACCCAATATATTATGTCCAGGAGCTAAAAAGTCTAAAGACTCTCCGCTACAAGTAAAACTAGTTCTATCTAAATTCTCATCAACAGCCCCAATGCTTATTGTTTTCTCATATTTAGCAGGATACATGATCTCTGAATTTTCTCCACTATTTCCAGCCGCACAGAATATTACACAACCCTTACTATTTGCATAGTTTATTGCTTCTTCTAGTCTTGGGATACCATTTGGAGAACCTAAACTCATAGTTATAAAATCAACTCCACCATAATCTGCAGCATAAATAATAGAGTTAATTATATTGTCCATAACTCCTGATCCTTGGTCATCCAGAGCTTTTACTGGTAATATTTTTGTTTTTGGGGCCAAACCTACCATTCCTATTCCGTTATTAATGGCCGCAATAGTTGACGAAACATGACTTCCGTGACCGTTATCGTCTTGTGGAGGTTTTGTGCCGTCAACAAAGTTTTTACCAGAGAGCAGATTGTCTTTTAAGTCTGGATGATTCAAATCACACCCTGTATCAATTACTGCCACAACAACATTTTCTCCTTGCGCTTTTGGCCATAATGATTGAATATTAAATTTATCTAATTCCCAACCATTCTGTTGCGGAGATGAAGTTGAGTATCCGCTCAGTTCTTCTGATATGTATGGTAATAGGCTTACTTTATTTTTATTTCTTTTCATTTTCATTGATTGTGCTTTCTATCCATTCTATGTGTTGACTAATTCTAGTATGACCACTTTCATCATTATGATTAGAATCTGTACGACCATCAGATGTTATTACACAAGAATTTATTCCTGCTAGTTTTTTATCAATAAATAATCCACCGCCACTATCTCCACTAGCTATTAAAAACTCTAAGGCCGTATATTTATCTTTAAGATCACACATTAATAATTGTCTATCAATATTATTAATCCTATTAGATCCTGCTCTTCGTTTACGATCACCAATCTTTGCCCCAGTATTGAATGTTCCCGCTATACCATATCCCGATATTGCACAAGTTTTTCCAAGTTCATCTTCTTGATTATATAATTCTGGATAAAAATCTAATAAAACATCTTCATCACAATAAACCAATCCAATATCATAATATCCAAAATTATCACTATCAAACTTTTTATGAGGAAATAATATTGACACATTTATTTTTTTATCATCAACTGTTATATGGCAAGTTTTTGCTTTTTTAATAACATGTGCAGCAGTTAGTATCCATCTGGGTTTTATAACTACTCCAGAAGCGCAATATAACTGATCATCTTGCTCCGTTCCACATAATCCAACAACACACTTAAATTTTGATCCGTATGATAAATATTCACTATCAGCAATTTTAGGATCAATTGTTCCTGCTATAGTTATTGTGGTTAACATTATTAGATAAGCAACTACTAAATATAATAAAATTTTCATTGCTTGTTCTCCACTCACATATGAGGTAGCGTTGCAAAAGGAACATAGTATAAAGATTCATTAGTTATTCTTAAAGCGTCTAATTGATCTACATATGTCATAACGCGTGGTCTAATTGCTGTCGATTTAATAAAAATATTAAATTTGAATGCTATTTGTTTACCATTTATAAAATATCTAAAATCTCCTTTATCAAAACTTACAGCAAAATGATACCATCCTGTTTGTAGCTTTGTATTAAGTTCAATATTGCCCTGATTTTGTTCTGATACTAAACCACTCAAAGGACTATATTTTAACTTCCATTTTGCGTCTATATTCGTTTTTGCAGCAGAGTCATAGTAACTAGCATTACTAGAATATATTGTAGTATCTTTATTACTATTTAAATAAAAATAATATTCTATTGTAAAATTAGGGACTATATCTTCAGTAGTTCCTGCAGTTATTGTGGGATACGGCGAGTCATTAGTAGGGTTTGGAACTCGTGGCACCAAACAATTTCCCATAATTTTACTTGTACTAGCGTTTGCATACACTTTAGGATCATTAATTTGATTTCTTATATAATCTGATCCATCGGGCTCGTTAAATATGCAAACAGCCCCGGAGGTTTTATACGGAGTATAGATACTGGTGCTACCAGGAACGTAATTTGATATTGGGGCTATAATAGTTTTTGCGGCTGATGTTGGTGTTTGTGATGGCGTTTTTGTTGGCGTCGGCGTTTTTGTGTTTGTTGGAGATACAATAGGATTTGGGGCTATTGAACTAATTGTAAGTGTTTTGTCTGGGCCGGATAGATTGTAAAAATTTTTCCAAAATTGTGAGGAACTGTTAATTCCATCTATCCCTTGTAATGATACTGAAAACTCTCCTGTAGCATTAGTTTTAACTCTTACTGTAGCATATGGATTTGGAATTGGTGTATTTCCTTCGCTATATTTAAGAGGATAATCATCATTTGGAAGAATAGTATCTATTACTGAGGGGGTGGTACCACTGGTAGTTCCAATCCTTAATCGTACTGAATTATTCTTATATGTTGTAACTTTTGCTGTTATATAATCTTGTATATTACTAACCTCTAAATTTCCAGAATATTCGTTTAATTGGCTAATTGCTGTAGTTTTTGACGGATCTGTTTTATACCAACCCAAAGGTGTAAATTTAATATTCACACTATTATAACCGTAATCTGCTGTTGTTCTATTTAAATATTCATTAACTAATGTATCTAAATTATATTCTTCTGATACGTTGTAACCATATAACACAATATAGTTTGGTTGGCCAGCTCTCGGCAAATTTACATCTTGAATAGGAAACTCTAATATTTGAGTTGTTCTTTCACTTACTTCAACCGTGCGGGGCAACAAGGACACTGTACTTGGATTATAATAAGAGGTTCCACTACCAGTGTCATAACTATATATATTAGATGTATTAACAATTTTACCATTGCCACCAGCATAACCCAATGAATAGGTTTGTGAGTTATCGGAATTTCTTGTATATGATAATAATTCATTTGCATTAAAATATTTAAAAATATTCCAATCCTGATCATATATTATAAGTAATAAATTTTTATCGTCTGTAATAGAAGTACTAGCCCCTAGACCCGGCACATATCCTCCAACTCGACTTAGTTGATCTTGAGAAGTTCTAGCATATCTATTGCCATAATCATATGTTGTGTAAAGAGCTCCCGTACGTGGGTCCTCATACACAGTTCCTGTGTTATATCTATAACTGATAGGTTGGCCGGTATATGATACCAAATAAGACCTATTTCTTCCAACAATATTAAATTTCGGTTGGAATACGCTTTGATCCAATATAATACCTGGAACTTTGCTTGATGTTGGCGTTCTTGTTGGAGTAACACTATTTGTTGGTGTTGGTGTTGCTGTTGATCCTGGGGGTCTTTTTGTTGGAGTAGGGGTTGGAGTATTGCTACGAGTTGGAGTTGGTGGTAAGTATATTGTAGATCCTTCGTCTATAAATATTAGAGAATGTGTTGATCCTTGTTTATTAGCTAATTTTCTAACAATACTATTATCTCCTATCTGAGTGAGAATATTATTATTAGATGTATTATTTTTTATTCCTAACTGACCTTTACTATTATCTCCGCAACCATATAAAAGATTATTATTTTTTAGTATTAAAGTATGATTATATCCACAAGAGATTTCTGTACCATAAGATGTTATAGACCTCCAACCAACAACCGACGGAGATGGTTGATAATTATTAGAAACATTAGATATTTGATTAAATGAATTTTCTCCACATCCATAAACCTCTGTTGGAGATGAGTTGTTTAAGCAAACAGAGTGATATAGTCCTGCGGATATTTTTGTAATATTACCATTACTTAATCCTAGAACATTAGTATTAACTCCTACTGTTCCTGCTCCCAACTGACCCTTAGAGTTATTTCCACAAGAATATAGCTGTCCAGCAGAGTTTATTGCTAACGTATGATATCCTCCACCAACAGCACTAACCCAATTTCCATCAACAGTAACTTTTCTTAATTTTAGCCTATCTCTATTGTCTCCTAATCCTAGTTGACCATCAGTATTTAATCCGCAAGCATATAATTCTCCATTAACATTAATCGCCAAAGTATGAAACGAACCACAGGCCACATATTTCCAAACTCCAGGATTAGATGGGGCCCCATTAATCATGCCACTGACTAGAACCGGCGTTGCTCTATCAATATTATCTCCTAAGCTTAATTGTCCGTTAGTATTATTTCCCCAAGAATATAATTCCCCCTTAGAGTTTAACGCAAATGTGTGAGATGCTCCACAAGAAACTTGTGTAAATGGAGACGAATCACCTCCAGGGAATAGAACAACTCCATGTTGTAAACTATTTATGGAAGAACTTGCTCTTCCTAGTTGTCCTTGAGCATTACGTCCAACACTATAAACATTTCCATCGTTGGCTACAAAACATGTATGATAATTTCCGCACGAAATTTCTTTACTACTCATAAATAATGAATCATAAGTTTTAGAGAACTCTGAAGAAAAACTTACGAACGGATTAGATAATTGTCCATAAAGATTATCTCCAGCAGAATATACTTCAAGACTTGGAGCAGCCGACGTTGACGGAGTTACTGTTGGCGTTGCTGTAATTGTAGGAGTTGCTGTATTTGTCGAAGTTATTGTATTAGTAGGGGTTGGTGTTCTAGTTACGCTAGTATCAATATTAGTTGGGGTTGGAGTAACTGTTGCTGATGGTGTGCTAGTATTTGTTGGAGTATTTGTTTGAGTATTTGTGGGAGTTAATGATATTGTTGGAGTAACTGTTGGCGTCACTGTTGGCGTTACAGGTATTGATGTAGCATCTACGTTAATATCAAAATCTATTAAAAATTGTGACGGATCATAAGAATATTCCCAAACACTATATGGGTAAGGAGCATTTGCTCGTGCGCTAAGAAAAGTAGCACTTGTTTTTTTGCCTTGACTATAATCTAACAATATTTCAAAAGTTAATACTGTACCAGCAGCATACATTGGCGTTGATAAATTAAAACTATTTTTATCGTATTGTGTTTTTACTATCCATAAATATTTATTGTTTCCTTTAGGTTCTATGACCAGAGTTGTATTTTTTAACTGATGAAGACCTAATACATTAGAGGTGTTTGTTTTAAAGAATGCTTCTGTTGTTGTATATGTTCTATGTGTTTTGGGTAAATTTTCATTATCATATAGAGCTTTTATATAATTACCATTAAAATTTAAGAATACTTGTTCCCAATTTTGTCCACCGTAACTTATTGGTTGATTAAATGATATGTTGCAGTCTAGTGAGTATCCTGCTCCCGGAGTGCTACTATCTCTTACCGCGATCTGAGCTGTTGTATAATCAAGTTCATTTATGGGTCTTGGTACAAATGGTGTTCTAGTGGGTGTTTGACTAGGAGTACTAGTTGGTATAGCTGTTAATCCAGGAATTTGTTTTGTTGGAGTTCTAGTAGGAGTTGGATTAATTTGTGGAGTTACCGATGGCGTATTTGTTACTGTCGGCGTATTTGTTGCTGTAGGAGTGACTGTTGGTGTTGGAGGCACTTCTATAATATCAAAAGATCTAAAGAACGATTGAATATTAGAATATGTATTAGATACTATTCGTTTGATTCTAACATAATATATTCCCAAAACTTCTGGAGTTATGTAGATTTTATCCGATATCGCATTTGCTGTTCTTGTTTCTGTTTTTCTCCAAGGTTGGGTAATAATTTCTTCGCTAGCCTCATTCGACTGTATTGCTGCAACATGAAGAATATCATCAAATGGATAAGGCCCATTGATTTCTATATCATAACTATCAGATACTAATACTGGATAATTAGATGATATGTTTGATATATCTATATTAAAATAGTTATTAGATTTATTAAAGCTATTTTCTTGTAAGAAAATATTAACAAATTCAGGTAAAATTATTGGAGTTGTTGTTGGGGTTACTGTGGGAGTTACAGTGTTGGTTGGAGTAGGAGTTGAGGTTGCTATTACAGCATTTAAAGTTTTAGTTACTCTATTAGATTTAACATATATCAAAGAAGAATTGGTAAAATCATTTACATATCTTGCTGATATTTCAAAAGAATAATTTCCATTTTTATTAGTAATAGTATATGAATAAAAATTAGATAAATAATCAGATTGAAATTCTAGTACGTCATTATTATAAATTAATAGAGATAATTGAGTTGTCCATGTAAAGCGACCAATCCTTTGAACTATCGGAGGAGTCCATGTTAAATTTGCTGTAGAGCTAGTTGATGGATTTGTTAAAGTTAATATAGAGGAATTTAGAACAGATTTTGTTTTGTCTGTAAACTGCATAATTTCTGCTGGATATGTTTTTCCATTAGAATATACAGTTTCAATTCTAATTTGAACTTGATATCCGGTATCATTTGGAACATTTGTTATTGTGGCACTCGTTATATTAGGAGTGAGAGTGTCGCCATATGTTGGATCAAATGCTGGCACAAATTGAAAGTTCGTTGTAGAATAAGAATAATATAATTTATATCCAAGAAGATTACTGGTATCTTCTGGCATATCCCATGTTAAGCGAACACATTCATTTCCGCCAGTTGCTACAATATTCCTAACAGTTTTTCCTGGTATCGTTGATGATGGTGTTCTTGTTGGAACTATTGCTGCTTTTGTTCTGGTGGGAGTTCTTGTTGGGGTTATTGCTGCTTTTGTTCTGGTTGGTGTCCTTGTAATGCCTAAGTTTGTTGCCTTTTTTGTGGGGGTTGGAGTTACTGGTAGTGACGTACTTGACCCCGTTAAAAAAATACGACTTTTGTATAGATAACCAGATCTACCTGGTCCTTGAAAAGCATAGTTTACAACAACAGTATTATTATTCAACCATTTTGCACCAATATAGGTTCCCCAAACTCCAAAATACTGATTTTTAATTGGGTCATTATCTTCATTTAATGATATTTCTGTAATAAGTTTTTGTCCATAATTTTCAAAATATGTTAAAGATAAATTATCTTTGTACCCAGCCCAAAGAAAATCGTTTCTAACAATAGAGAAATACTTATCTCCGTCTGGATTGCAAATTGTCACATCGTTCCTTAGTGAAATTCCGTTGCCATATTCTCTCGTTCCGTTGGGGGCATATGATTCTACAAACGTTGCTCCACCGTCTTTTGATAACAGTCCTTTTTCTGTGTATGTAGATGCTGAAGATGTCGATGTTTCTGTAGGATTAGTATTAGATATATAAATAGTCTTTAAATCATCAGATGCTGATTTAAATTTATTTTCCCAATTTGAGTAATTTATTATATTTGAACCATTATCTATTATATTTGAACCATTTATTTTACCTTTATATAATGTTAAAGGACTGGTTCTCAACAAAGCATTATCTGTTTCCGTATCATACCAAATAAAAAATAAAAATTCAGTATTATCTTTAGATATTTTAAAATCAATATTTGCATAGGAAATCTTAAGTATATTTTGTAAAAATGGTACAGCGACAAAACTTTTACCATAATCAGTAGAAATACTTGTTCTGTAAGCAAATTGCTTTTCACTCGTTTTGCCTGCCCCACTAATATAAATAACATTTTTTTGTTGAGATCGAACAAGAATCATTACTTTTCCATCATCAGACATGGAAAAATTAGAATAAGGAGGGGAATCATATTCGCTTGGTGCTCCAAATCTTGAAAATAAATCAATATCTCCAGAAATATTATTTGTAAATATTGCTACCCCCGTGGAAATATCGTAGATAAGTAGATTGCGGATTCGTGGTTGAGCAGAATTTTTCCAATAATTAGAGGATGTTTCTCCTAATATTCCTATTATTTTTTTATTCTTAGATATATATACATCGCGTATGTCTGTAAGTGCTATTCTAAGGTTATAATTATTTTTTAAATTCCAGGTATTATATTCATTTCTAATATACGAACATAATTGGTTGTCGTTTCTTTCAATAGCAATAATTTCATTAAGATCTTCGCTTATATGAAAAATTCTTTCAAATCTATTTTCTGGATCAAGATCATATAATTTTAAAGGAATAAATGATTGATTTGCTTTTTTTGTTGGGGTTGGAGTTATTGCTATAGGATTGTTTGGATTAGTGGGCGCAGAAGTTGAAGACAAATATAAAACATAATAGTAATATTCTGGTGATCCGTATCCTGATTGATTTGTTGTATATAAATATATGGTATTATTTATAAATTTAATATCAATACTCATACCTATTGCTGCATTATTTATTGTTAATAATGGCAGATCATAGACTGTTTTTCCATAATTTTCATATATTACAGAATTCACAACAAGTGGTAAATTCGATATTGTTTTATTAGAAAATTCATAGGCTAACAAATACCTATCACCAGCATCATTGGCGAATGTTCCCACTCTAGTATATCCCGGCCTTGAAGCTGCTTCGCCACCACTAAAATCCCAAGTCAATCCACCATCTTTGCTAACTATGTTATATTCTGAGTCACTAATATTAAAATTTACATCAGAAATTGAGGTTGCAACCATGCGCCCATATATGGTATTATTTTTAGATATACTATAAATATCATACATTCGACGATTTTGTATTCTTACTGGTGGTTGTACTGATATTATTGGAAATGTTACTGGTATATTGTTAAATTTTTGTGTTGATGTATTAAATTTAAAAATTTCATTTTTTATAACTGTTGAACCATTTTGAGAACTTATATATTTATTATTAAAACATACTATACTGCCATCTGCAGATAATAAAATTTTTGGACTAAAATTAAAATTAACAATATATTCATCTTCTGTTATTTTAGTAAAAGTTTTTCCATAGTCTTTAGAGCAATATACATAAGCAACAGATACCCCCATATTAGTTGGTTTCTTAGCAGCATAACATATTGTAGAACCATTATCTGAAACTAATATTTTAAAAATTTCTATATTATATAAATTATATCCAATACTTTCTCTTGGGGTTGTGTACTGACTCAATAAACTAGCCTGTCCTGACACAATATCGAATTTATATATTGTAATATTTACATTAGCATAATCTTTATATATAATAGTATTATTATATACTTCAATAGATCCTGTTGTGGGTATTGGTAAAGCTATATATTTATCAGTATTCCAAACTATCGTTCCATTATTTATAGATTTTTTAAAAGTATATAGTCTATTGTACTGATCATTTTTTGGTATTCCAACAGCAGTATTTCCATCATCGCTAATATAATAAATGCGCTTAAAGACCTTTTGACTATCTAAATTATACCATGTTAGCGGCTGAAAATCAGCAAGGGCTGTAAAACTAATATCAGATTCGGCCATATTTATATCCTAATGTTAATATAATTTTTGATTTTTTGAATAAAACTTAAGTTTTGAGAGGTTAACTTATATGGTCTGTTACTCACTTTATTTAGATACACCCTACAGTCACTCACAACATCAATATTCCAACTGCTCCAATCCATTAAATGACCAATTGTGAAATGGCAACTTTTGCACAATGTGACCAGATTTGACGGATCTAATTCTCTATTCGAATTAACATGAACGGGCTCAATATGATGAACTTCCAATTTGTCTTTCTTGCCACATCCACAACAACTGTTATTTTCTGTTAAGTGTTGTTTTCTAACATTGGTCCATTTTGATGATCTACTAGTGTAAAAATTAAATATCTTTTTCATAATTTAGCAATAGATGACGGTACTGGACTAAGACCGTAGGTTGTTGGAGGATTATTCGACCATAAATGATATTGTTGAGTATTCAATAACGGAGAAACTCCGGGTGAAAGATTAGGTAAAAAATATAAAGATTTAAATGAGTATGGTATTTTATCATTACAATTAGCAAAAGATCCAGAACCTAGCACATAGTTGTATGTATTGCTTAAATATGATTCATTAACTTTTTTAATAATTAAAGAATTAATAATCTGAGAGCCACCGGCATCGTAAACATACTTAATAAATGACTGATGATTATCAGCCCAAGAGTAGTCGCCATTTAATACGCTAATATTTGCCCCCGTTACAGATATTCTTGGATATTTTATTCTTATGTCTGTTGGTTTAATAATTATGCTTCCACTAGTAGCATTAGACTGAAAATTCCAAGAAACATCAATAACAGGATATTGATTATAACATAAATTATTTATATTTGAAAGATTTTTTAATAATCCAATCCCGGCATAAGGCTTAATAATCGCAAAATCATCCTTTATCCAAGACAGAAGACTGTTATACTGTAATGATCCGGCATATGGTATCTTAACCTTTAAAGTCTCTTGGTTTACAGACTCATATATGATATAGTCCTGAGGCGAGGATGATGGTCTTTTTATGCAAGGACAGAATCCAGATGGTCCAATAAAAAAAACATCAACAGTATTTAAATTAGTGTTAGAGTTGTAATTATTTATATAAGAATTATCTATTTCACTCCCGTTACATTCTGAGTTTGCAAAAATTTGAGAGCTAGTAACACACAAAACTCCAGTAACACTATGGGGAGCATCAGGTATGATTGCTTCACAGGCAACTCCTACTCTGCAAGAACTGTAAAATTTTACAGATGCGTCTACACTAACTTTATCATAAAAAGCTCCGTTAAAATATCTACCATTACCATCATATGTATCTGTAGCATATGAATCTGACGCAACATAAAAGTTATTTCTAAAGTCTCCCCAACCGTCTATTATATTAGTTTCAATATTAGATGGACTAGCATACCCTAATCCGCTTCCACTGGACCTAAAAGCAAATCCAATATCTTTAATTCCGGTACATACCAGTTGTAAATCTGAAGTAGGAGCAGATACAGACAGATCAAATAAGCTATTGGGATTGGGATCAAACAGTGGATTATTTGTTGTTTTAAAGTCTTTTATCTGACAGAAATCCCCATTTGAGTTACTTATTATTGGGGGCACTCCTGTTATATAATTAAATGTATTAACATTACTATTATTAATACCGCTTAATGCATGATATCTGTTTGGTTCTGTTTGAGCAGGGTAGTCTACAACTATCCAATTTTGAGTTATTTCTCTATATCTTAAAGGAAGAGAAAAACCAACAACAAGTCTGTGTCCCGATCCTGATGGTCTGTTGGCCCCATCTCCATATCCGCTTTGATAATCAGAGCAACTGGAACACGGTGGTTTTATGGCTGTCATAATAAAATGTGCTGGCCAAGCAAATCCACTTGTATAAGTGAATCCTGCTTCCGGACTTAGGTCGTTATATTTTGCCAATGTTTCAAGATATCCTGGATAATAAGGCGATGCGCCAGCGTCAAAAACTGAATTTAATTTAATAAGATATGTATTATTAAGGGGATTACCAGCATGCGAATACTTTGGCAGAGAAGTGTCAAATAAAAGGGTGTTAACATTAGGATCTGGCCACCCTGGGCCGTACAATGGAAGACTTGCCCCGGTCATTAATTCCCATTTGTTAGTAGACTGATTTCTACTAAAAGTATATGTGCCACTAAATATTGGATCATTTGGTATTTTAATTGTTATTTTAGTTGATAAGTACAGATCTTGAGTCATAAATTTCCTTTTATTCACATATTTTTGGAGTGTAATATCTTGTATATAAGCTTGCTACCATATTAATTAATGTGTCTGGTTGTATTTGACTATAGGTTGCTAAGAAAACAATAGTATCATCAATTCCATAAATATAATTATTGACAGGTAATGTTATATTAAACACTAGGCCATTATCGATTGCTGCATCGCAGGAATTAGCAGGATCCCATGGATTATCTATTATATTATTTATATTATCACAAGCAACAAAAGTTGGCAATACGGGAGTAGTATCTGTTGACGTTGGAGTTAGGGTTGGAGTAGGAGTTTTTGTTTGAGTTGCTGTTAGTGTTGTTGATGGAGTTAGCGTATTTGTGGCCGTTATTGTAACTGTTGGTGTTGCTGTGACTGTTGGCGTTGGTGTGAGTGTTGGCGTTGCTGTGGTTGTTGGCGTTGCTGTGACTGTTGGCGTTGCTGTGACTGTTGGCGTTGCTGTGACTGTTGGCGTTGCTGTGACTGTTGGAGTTACTGTGGTTGTTGGCGTTGCTGTGACTGTTGGCGTTGCTGTGGTTGTTGGCGTTGCTGTGACTGTTGGCGTTGCTGTGACTGTTGGCGTTGCTGTGACTGTTGGAGTTACTGTGGTTGTTGGCGTTGCTGTTTTAGTTGGCGTGATACTATTGGTTGGCGTTGTTGTCTTAGTTGGTGTGATGCTTTTTGTTGGCGTTGCTGTTTTAGTTGGCGTTGCTGTTTTAGTTGGCGTAATACTATTGGTGGGCGTTGTTGTCTTAGTTGGTGTGATGCTTTTTGTTGGCGTTGCTGTTTTAGTTGACGTTACTGTGACCGTTGGTGTTACCGTGGCTGTTGGCGTTACTGTGATTGTTGGTGTTGCTGTTTTAGTTGGTGTCGTTGTTTTAGTTGGCGTAATGCTATTGGTTGGCGTTGTTGTCTTAGTTGGTGTGATGCTTTTTGTTGGCGTTGCTGTTTTAGTTGGTGTTCTGGTTGGAGATGTTGTTGGTTTCGGGGTTTTTGTGGGAGTAATTGTTGGCCGCGGTGTTCTACTTGGACGAATAAAAGGATCAGAACATTCACAACAATTAGAAAATAACCTTGGTTCACATTCAGTTTTTATATTCCAATCTGTATTTTTTATTACAACATTAATTTTTTGTTTATCATCTTTTGCTAGTTTTTTAATTATTGGTTTATACTCACAAGAGCAATTCATTTTAATGGTTGATAAATTATTTTCTATAGACATCAACCCGAATGGATTAAAAGCAGAAGATATTACTGTTGGTTTTCCCTCGCTAGACCCTGGAAATACTTCTTCATAACCAAAATCAACTAAAGTTTTAATACTTAAAGATGAAATTATTCTAGTTGCTCCAGGAGACACTTCTCCTACCATTAATTCATTTGATAAACCATAATATACTTGTTCTCCATTTAATGGAAATCTGTAAGAATTTTCCCAATGTCCATCGACGCCGCCGTCTTCGCTACTGTTTTCTAGTGGTATTTTTGTTCTAGTTAATGATGTTATAGAATTATAAGCATTTTTAGCGTTAGTGTATACACTTCCATCTAATAAATTATTTATTGGTGGTACGCCATCTGTATAAGATATTACTTCTTTTCTCCAAAATATGCCAATACCTAAAGCATGTCCTAGCTCATGCGTTATAATGTTTATCCAATCTTTATCATTAAAAATATACGTCTTACCATCTACTACCCATGGTCCACTATAATAACTATTTATTTTTAATTGAAATGTTGATGAATTAAATTTAATTCCTTTTCCATCGTCTAAATCATATCCATCAAGCGGCCCACATGATGCTATCGTCGTAACTGATACGTCATTATAAAAAGTAAATTTAGTTAAATCTAAGGCTAGTCCATTCCATATCTTGTTACTTTTAGCATAATCATTTTTTATAAGTTGGTATGTTGTTGAATTATATTTTATATACCTAGACCATCGATCTGCTGCTTCATTTAAATAGCTTAAATATGGTTCTGGCACAGATGACCAAGAGGATTTGTCAAAAAGAGGTTGAGATGAAATAATTATTGGTTTTTTTGTGGGCGTTCGTGTTACTGTTTTGGTAGGAGTGATACTTTTGGTTGGGGTTGTACTCTTTGTTGGCGTTGCTGTTTTTGTTGGGGTTGGGGTTGCTTGAGATGTTGATGTTGGTGATATACTCTTTGTGGGCGTTGCTGTTTTTGTTGGTGTAGAAGGTATTTTAAATGTTGAGGTTGGTGTTGCCGTTATTATCAATTTCGAGGTTGGTGTTGGACTAGAAGGAATTAATGATGATGATGGGCTGGGAGTAATACTCGTTGTTGGAGTTTGAGTTGGTATATTTTTTGCGGTTGGCGTTGGAGTTAGTATTCCTTTTGAGGTGGCAGTAATAGCAACACTTGAAGTTGGGGTTGGCGAAATTACTGGTTCTTCTTTTTCATCCGTGACACATGAACAGCAGTTAGAAAATAACTTTGATTTTTTAGGAATAATTTTATCTGGTTCTGATTTATCAAAAACATTTATTTTGGCCATCAGATCGTCCTAATTTAAAAATATATTTTATGGATCAAGTATATTTGACTCTTGGACGAATGACTGTCCTTTAGCGTTGGTTGCTCCAACTCTAAATATGTACTTATGTAGGTGGTTTATTGGTATTCTGACTGAAGACTCACTTGAACTTGAAATACCAACATTAGTTGATTTTGGAATATTGCTTGAATATCTTGTCCAATTAGATTGGAGTGTTATATTTTTATATTCTACAAAATAACTTTTTACGTCATTAAAGTTATCAGTTGACCATAACACCTCTGCTGATAAGGGTGCTGTTGATGGTTTATAGCATCTTACATTTATTGGAATTATCGGCTTAGCAGGAACCGGACCCATTACAGGAGGAGGATAATCCGTAGCATAGTTTGCGGCTGTTGCAGGAATGTGGCTATTGGGATCAAATGGATATAATGGATCAACTGCTGTAGCCCTAATTATAGGTATTAACGGAGGCACAGGCTGTGGTCTTCCTTTGGGAAAATCGACCGTCCCGCTGAGCACACCGTTGTACGGTAAATATCCTGATGGAGAAAATGCATATGGTCCTCTCCATTTTTGTGAATAAAAATAATTTTTTGATAACTCTCCTGTATCGTCGGATAATGTACTCCATCTCAATAGTTCTATTTGCAAATTTCCATTAAGCAGAGGAGCCAGAGTTAGTAAAGGTATTCCATTTTCGTCTAATGGACCATCATTAACTTGTATACCTTTGTCGTTCTGAATATAGAGTCTGCGTCTAACAGTATCTAAATATACACGACGAATATTATTTGAAGAGAGACTATAATCATTAGGGTTACTACTATCAGATAAAATATTATCAAATGTCAAACCATTATTTATTGAAAAGCTTAAGCCGTTACTAGTAGCGGCATAAATAGTATTACCGGATGCATATACGTCTCGTACTAGATTAGAACCCAAACCATCACTCATTGTCTTAGTGCTAAAGCTAACCCCGTTATCTGTTGAAATATGCAATCCGTTTAAAGATGATATACAAATTTTTGTTTTATCAACAAATAAATTGCTATTTAAAATTCCTGGCGTAGAATAACTATTAAAACTTTCTCCACCATCATTTGAAAGTAATAAATTCTTATCGGTAATTGCAAAAATTGAATTGTCAATCACTTTAAAAGTTTGGATATCAGTTAGTACTGTTGATTTCCAAGTTGCTCCTGTATCATAAGAGATTTCGACCTGACCTCTGTAGTTCGTTGAAATACCTCTATAAACTGTGAGTCTGGGAATTTCTTTGGTTTCTGTACTTATTACTTTAAAATCTTTAATTTTAGAATTATATATTGAATTATAGCTTAACCCAAATCCTTCATATCTCCAATTATTACCTAAGTCACTGGAATCATAAAAACCCTTATCAGTTAATGCATAAACCTTATTATTTTTAGTATAAACATTTATAACTTTATTTCCGGCTAATCCATCATATTCATTACGGTTAACCCAAGTTGAACCATCGTTAGTAGAAATACTTAGTCCATTGTCCGTAGCTGCATATATAGTATTCTGTACGCAATATATTTTTTGAATACTATTGCTTCCTAAACCATTAGAAGTAGTCGAATTAGTCCATGTTAATCCATCGTTACTAGATATACTGACCCCAGCGGTGGTTGCTGCATAAATTTTATTATTTATAATTTGAATATCTCTTATTTCATTGCTACCCAAACCATTTGCTGTAGTAAAATTAGTCCAATTTAATCCATTATTGTTAGAGATGCTTATCCCATTAGCTGTTGCAACATAAATTTTATTATTATCAACAAAAACTTTTTTCACAACAGAACTAGATAAACCATTTTCTGTAGTAAAATTAGTCCAATTTAATCCATTATCATTTGAGATACTCAAACCTCCATTGGTTGCCGCATAGATAGTAGTATCAATAACATAAACGTCTCTAACTACATTATTTCCTAAACCATTAACTGTAGTGAAAGTATTCCAACCAAGTCCATCTAACGTAGATATTTTTAAACCAGTGTTCGTTCCGGCATATACCGTTGTGTCAGTTGCATAAATACTCTGATAAAAATTACTTTCGGCTTCTGGTAGAGTAATTATTACCGGACTAGGATCTCCGCCACCGGTGAGTATCAAATTAGGTGATCCTGTACGAAGCTCTTTGCTAAGAGTAATTCTGTTATTATAAATATCAACAGCTTTAACGGTCGTGCCGAACGGAATACCTGCTGCGCTAACTCCCATTCCAACCTTAATATCATTAATACTAAAAAATCTATTTACAGTCTTCCCATCTGTTAATCTCCAAAGAGATCTAAGTGGGGGATTTCCAAGAGTTATTTTATCTGTGTAAAACCAACGGTCGGGTCGCTCCATGGCATCAAAAGGGGTTGCATTACTAAATACTTGTTGTAAACTCTGTTGCTCATCAAATCCTACCGTATCATCGTCTAAATATAGGTCGTTAGTTTTGCCTAGTAAAAGCATAAAAATCTTTGTTACGGGATTAAGTCTTGTGGTTGGAATAATAACTTTGCTGGGCTTAGCATGACCATCAGAAGTTGTCGAATACTGCCCACGTCCCGCTTTATTTACCGCTGCTACTCTAAAAAAGTAGACAGCGTTTCCTAAATTAATATCAGCTTTTGTGCTTGTTCCAGCTGGACGACTTGCGGTTGTCCATGAGGCTTTATTATTACTACTGTATTCCAGTATATAGTCTGTTATTTCAGAACTCCCGGCGCTAACTGGAACCGTCCACGAAACCATAACGGATGATCGTGATGTATCAGTAACAATAATTGAATCTATATTACTAGGAGTACCGTTAATGGGCGATGATCCTCCGCCACCTCCGCTACGAGGCGTAGCAAAGATTGACAACGACCATACAGCATTATCAAATGGTCCGCCACTAGTTGTTCCAACTTTTATCTCATACTCTGTATCGTTAATTAGTCCTGTGATAATTTTTCTTCTTTCGTTTAAAGTGTTATAACCATAGTATATCCAATTAGCTGCTCCTTTAACTCTGTGTGCGAATGCATATCCTGTATCTCCTGGCCTAATGCTTGCCGGAGCATCCCAACTGAGGTCAATTGCTTGGTTGCCTTCAAGAGCGATTAGATTAAGCGGAGTTGGCGGAATATTTTGTGCTGTTGGCGTAGCAAATATTGGCACTGACCATACAGCATTATCAAATGGTCCGCCACTAGTTGTTCCAACTTTTATCTCATACTCTGTATCGTTAATTAGTCCTGTGATAATTTTTCTTCTTTCGTTTAAAGTGTTATAACCATAGTATATCCAATTAGCTGCTCCTTTAACTCTGTGTGCGAATGCATATCCTGTATCTCCTGGTCTAATACTGACCGGAGCATCCCAACTAAGGTCAATTGCTAGGTTACCCTCCAGAGCAACAAGATTAGAAGGAGCTGCTGGAAATGCTCCTCCTGACTGTGATCTTTTAGTTGGGGTTGGTGTTTGCTGTAGCGTGGCTGTTGGAGTTGCTGTTTGCTGTAGCGTGGCTGTTGGAGTTGGTGTTTGCTGTAGCGTGGCTGTTGGAGTTGGTGTTAAAGTCGTTTGACTTAATTGACTACAAGATACCGTTATCTCTCCCAATTGACCATCTGGCGAATCAATAATTCTATAGTTATGTAAATAGTATGTTCCGTTATGATTCTGTATATTTAGAGCCATAGTATATACTGTTATGCGTTCTCCAATAATGAACGGAATATTATTACTGCCAGCATCATTAACAAATAATTCTGCGGAAGTAATTGTTCCTTGTTGTGGATTAGGTCCTAAAGCCTTGATAAATGTCCATTGATATTGTCCTTCTGTTCTTGTTGTGCTCGATGTTCTTATTGCTCCAGATGTTAAACCAACAATGGACATACCAGCCTCTCTTTGATAGCCAACCATACCCATAGGCCATGAATCTATAGGTGGACATGTCAATGATTCGGTTGTTTTTGTTGGTGTGACCGTAAGAGTTGGAGTTGCTGTTCTTTGCAATGTTGATGTTGGCGTTGTTGTTGCTCCTAGCGTGGTTGTCGGCGTTGTTGTTGCTCTTAGCGTAGTTGTTGGCGTTACTGTTGCTCTTAGCGTGGTTGTTGGTGTTGTTGTTGCTCCTAGCGTGGCTGTTGGCGTTACTGTTGCTCTTAGCGTGGTTGTTGGTGTTGTTGTTGCTCCTAGCGTGGCTGTTGGCGTTACTGTTGCTCTCAGCGAAGTGGTTGGCGTTGGAGTTGGAACTTTAAGTTTTCGACTTGAAGTTACTGTTGGTTTTGGGGTTTTTGTTGGTGTTGCTGTTGGTCTTGGTGTGCGTGTTGGTGTTGGAGAAATTATTACACAGTCACAACAATTTGATTTAATTTTGTTATTCATACCAGCCCTTATATTACTGAATAAATAAAAACATTAGAAGCTATGGTAGATGTTATTGAAAATGGATCAATATTATCACCAAACGCACCATCATCCACGCTATAGTCTGCAAAGACATACACCTTATAAAGTCCGTTAAGAATGTTGTCAAATTCATAGCTATAAATCTGATTTAATACTGTTTTTCTAATTTTAACAGCTTTATAAAAATCATATTCCATAGTACTTGCATTATATTTATACATTCCAATTCTATAATAATTAAAATCATTATCTAAACATACTCCATTTATGTTTATCATTTGAGCAACTCTGTATGATGATCCATTCCACACCATCCTAATCCTGCCATCGTACGATGTAAGTGGGGCCGTTGTCAATTTTGGGGCAATCGTTGATACAGTATCATAAGGTGAACTATCGCCCCATATAATAGCATAAGACCCCGCAGGCCAAATTTTGCCATTATTATTATTCATATCCCAAGGATCTTGTATGTTTAAATCAACAGGCCTATTATAGTCTGCAAACACAGTTATAAAAGACGCTTTAGGATTATAATCAGGCCTTTTACAAAAAACAGTAAACGATGTAAGAACGCTCAAACCTCCACCACCCGGTTTAATAATAAAACTATTTTCTAGATCAAAATCTCCAGTTAGCCACGAGTCGATTTGTTTTATCTTTGAAAGATCATTTGTGCTAGACATATTCAGCCTATACAAGTTAGGTGTATCAAATCGACTAGGTGCTTCAATTGGATAGGACCAATCTACAACACACATAGAACCATATACTAAAACATTAAAATTAGCAGGAGCATATTTAGAATTAAATTTATCTGATTTTTCAATTTGTGTTTTATTTTTATCTATACAATCTAAAACTAATATGTTTTTATTATTTTTATTAATTGTTTTTTGTTTTAATATGTAATTATCAGTTATGCCATCAGAAGAACTTGTGGTCTGTGCGACAAATATCATTAATGGTTCATTTATTTCAAAATCAATTGAGTTTTTTATGGTTGTTTCTGTTTGAACTATTGAATAAGGATATTCTTCAGAAGCTATGTTTCTCCATTGTGCTCCAGAATCTAGCCCATACACAACAGAATAATCTCTTACATTATAGGTTATTCCCCACTGCTTGCCCATATCGGTTATGCATTTTATGTTTATTGGTTGCGCAAAATTCGATGTTATGGTTGGAGTTACTGTTGGGGTGTTTGTTACCGTAGTAGTGACCGTTGGAGTTACGCTTGGAGTAGTACTCTTTGTTGGACTAATACTAACCGTTATAGTGGGCGTGTTTGTTATAGTGGGAGTAACAGTAGGGCTTAAACTAATGCTTGGCGTGACACTTGGTGTTGGCGTTTTTGTGTTTATGATTGTTTTGGTGGGTGTGTTAGTGTTGGTTGTTGTTCTGGTTGGTGTTTGAGTACTGCCTATCGTTGGCGTTGGAGTAGGAGTGTCACCGCTTGTTGATGATGGCGTTGCTGTGGCTGTTATGCTTGGCGTTGGAGTAGGAGTGTCGCCGCTTGTTGACGATGGCGTTGCTGTGACTGTTATGCTTGGCGTTGGAGTAGGAGTGTCGCCGCTTGTTGATGATGGCGTTGCTGTAACTGTTATGCTTGGCGTTGGAGTAGGAGTGTCACCGCTTATTGACGATGGCGTTGCTGTAACTGTTATGCTTGGTGTTACTGTTTGTTTGGGTGTTTGGGTTGGTGTTGGTGTTTTATTGACTACCCATTTTCCACCACAACAATCTGATTTTATTTTCATAACATTAAAATCTCAAAGATTATTGTAGTATCATACATATCCTATGGTATGAAATTTAAAGTTTTTATTTTTATATTATAGCTAGAACTTGGTGTTGGAGTAATAAGCCTATTTGTTCTACTAGGAGTAATTGTTGGTTTTGGCGTTCTGCTAGGAGTAATTGTTGGTCTAGGAGTTCTTGTTGGTGTTGGTGTTGGTCCTTGTGTACATTTAAAACAATCTGATTTTATTTTTTTATTCGGAATCATTTTAAATAATCCTTAAAGAACTTTTGCTGCTATTAAACAACCTTTAGAAACCGCATGTAAGGGGTCTGAGGCGTGCTTGACTACCTTAACCTGTAAAGGAAAATTATTTTCTGATAGTTTTTTAGTAAAATTCTCAACATAACCCTTTGCTTGAGAAGTTCCACCAGCAACAACAACGGTTAATGGGCTTTTAAATTTTGGTAGTGCTTTATGATCAGATAATGCTGCTGTTAATTGTTTAGTAGTATAATCAATTAATCTTTCATAATATGAAGATACAGCAGATAAAACAGGATTATCACTATGTTCGCCAATTGTAAATCCACCACCTTCTTTTTCGGCTTGAACAACACTATCCTTTTCTCCTGTTGCAACAGCACTCATACGATCTACCCAATCGCCCGACTTTGTTGTACTAAATACCACCGTTGGTTCACCATTCAACATAACACAAACATTAGTCATTCCTGCACCACATGATACGGCAATACCAGTATAATCTTCATCACCCAATTCAGCATAGCATAAAGCTTCAGCCTCATTAATGGCTTTAGCATCATATCCACATTCACCCAAAATGGCCTTGACTACATCTTCATGATATCCAACGTCAAAATCCTCATCTTCTTGATCAACAGGCTGTGCGGGTACGCAGAATACCAGTTTTTCATTTAGTTCTGATGCCTGACCAGCCACTTCTTTTAAAATGAAAGCCAGCACACGCTTTGCGTCCTTCTCTTTAGCAGACACAACGCCTTTGCTCATGGGTCTTTTAGCGTTGTCGTTACGTTCAATGGCTTTTTCTATGGCATCCTTACCTAAAATTAAAAATGATCCGTCTGCATCCTTAACAAAAACTTTTCCCGATAGTCCTTTTTCAATCATTTTGGTTGCAACAGGAGTAGTTGGTTTTATAATATAGAAAGCATCCCTAAAATCTTTATAGACGATGCCATCTTTAGAATCTTGAGATAAAACAATATAACTAGTTCCAACATCTAAACCTTTACTCATAATTTACCTCTTTATATTTTTTAGTTTATTGATTGAAGATTCTATATTTTCAGTAGAAATTTTAGTTTCACCAAGATTTTCGTATTTTTTCTCCATGCCAGACGTTTTAATATCTGTTACAAATTTGCTCTCATCAATAGTAACTTTATTTGTTATTTTGTCATCAGATACTAACTTTTGTTTGCCAAAAAAAGAAACTGGCTGACTCTCAATATTGGCCTGACTATTATTTAATCGGCCAATAGAGTATCCCAAAAAGAAAAATACTATATTTAATAGTATTAATACGATCAATAGTATGCGTATAGTATCTACCATAGTTTCCTCTAAAGTAGATTTACACCACCATGCCAATAAAAAAGGGGCCAAAAAGGCCCCTTTAGTATCTTGACATTATATATTTATTGATATTAAATTATTATGGTTGAGATCCTAAGACTCTTCCCTTTTGGGTTCTGATTACATATCCTCGTCTAACAAGAAAAGGCTCAATACTATTCTCAATGGTTTCAATGGCGATGCCTGTCATTGATGATATTGCTTTTAATCCAAGTGGGGATCCTTTACTCTTTTTCAAGATATCAATATATAACCTGTCATAAATATCAAGACCATTATGATCAATACCTTGAACATTAAATATCTCATCTATAGAAATAACCTTATCAGGATTACAAGACATATAGTTCTTATACCACTGCAATCTAGCATTTAGAATTCGTGGAGTTCCTTTGCTTCGTTTAGCAATCTCCAAGAGGTCGCAATCCTCTATGACTACCCCTAATTTAGACGAGTTCAACCTTGCTAGTTTAGCTAGATCATCAGTATTATAAAAAGATAAATGTTCTTTAATGCAGAAACGATCATAAAAGGGTTGACTTAAACTTCCGCCACTAGTTGTGGCCCCAACCACAGTAAATACTGGCAGATCAATAGTTTCTGGAACATCTTTATCTTCGTCATTCTTAACAGTAATATTAAGAACAAAATCTTCCATGATCGGATATAGAAATTCTTCCACAATCTTAGGCAATCTGTGGATTTCATCAATGAACAAAACTGATCTTGGCTCAATACCCATAATATACGGAAGTATATTTTTGATGCTGCGTATGTTTGCCGCATTGGTGGTATAAAGGTTCACCCCCAACTCGTTGGCTATGGCACTCGCTATGGTGGTCTTTCCAAGGCCAGGAGGGCCGTCTATTAAAACGTGAGGCATCACCGTGCCTGTGTTTTTACAACCCCTCACAGAGACTCGTAGACGCTCTTTGACATTATCCTGTCCAATGATCTCGTCAAAAGTTGATGGTCGAATACCTTTAGCCATTTTTTTCTCCAAAAGATTTTAAAGCGTTTTTAATTAAAGATCCAATATCATTAGTCTTGCAAGAATTATATGATTGCTTAATTAATTCTTTAGACTCGTCCAAATCAAATCCATAGCCAGACAGAACTTTAGCACATTGATTCAAAAGGTCAACAGGAATACTATCAACAATATCTTCTGATGTCTTTCGTTTCCTTTTGGGCTTTTCGTAAATTATTTTAATATGTTTTATCTGTTTTGGCTTGAAAACCAAACCACACTCACAGACTATCTTAAAGTTTTTAACCTGAGCCTGTCTTATAAATAGCCAATGTTTATTATTACAATCTTCTGAAGGACACTGATATTTAAAAGAGGCATCAGTCTCAATCGGTTTCTGGCTTTTCAGATTTGTTTTTATCATTTTCTTTTATCCAAAATAGGAAATCATTAGTCTCATTATCAAATCCCGTTTCAAGAACTCCCTTATTTACCAAGTTATTCAACAGATTACTCACCATTCTGTCATTCAAAGAATCTAATACTTCTGAAAATATAATATCGTTTACAACATATCGTATACTATTTGTCTTTTTGTTTTTCTGTTTTTTAACGATTTGGGTTGTGATATTCAAAGATTCTTCAAAAGATAATATTTTATCTAATTCATCCTTATCTTCTGGCTTAACAGATATTAGATCATCAATTTCTGGATCATCTTTATCTTCCGATAAACCACTGCCAAAAGCATTATAAACTAATACTCTGGCGTGGTTAGTGAACGCATCCATGTCGTGAATTACATACCAGTTATCTTTCATAAGTCTTCCTAATTAAGTATTTCAAATAAACATTCGTAATATCTTGGCTGACTAACCACATGTTTAGCATGAGCCTGTAAATGTAATTCATATTCTTTTTGAAGTTTCTTATAAACAAAATATTTAATTTTCCATATTCCTTCGTTGTAATGATTATTCCCCAAATACAGGGAGGTTTTATCCCCCGCTGTATTGGAGAAGTAATCATTCACAGGTAACGAAACAAACGGAAATCCATCAACAGGTTCAACCTTATATTGAGGTAGTTTATTCAACACATCCTCTATAATATCCTTAGTTATCCATTTATATTCTATCTTATTAAGCAGACTATCCATATATTTCTTAACCCATTCAGTATCTATCTGAAAGTAGAATTTATAAGGATCATTATTTTCTGGATATTCTTGATTGTTCATAATTCAACCTACGCAAAACTTATCACTAATCTGGCTTGCCAAGTCTCTGGCAGCACCAGAAAGGAATCGGTTGTTACTGAAATACAACGCTGTAGATGCTTGGTTGAGGTACTCGACCACCGTTTTTAAAAGTTTGGCCTGCTCCCCACTCAAAACTAAACCACTGTCACCAGCATGAGAAGGCAACACTGGCGACGGATCACCATAAGCCTTCTCGTAATTATTAGTATAAAAGTTGTTGCACTTATAGTCACTATGCTTTTGTGGACTGTTAAGTTCCTTATTAAAGTCTACCCACACACTATCCTGAGTATTCTTTTGACCACAATAATCGGCACTGCTATTTGTATAGACTGCTCTTTGACTATTAAGTTCATTCAGAATCTTTGCAGCAGCATCAACCGTTACAGGAAGTCCAGTAGCATCAGACTTCTTATAGGTTTTTCTCCACTGGTCAAACCAAGCATCACTAGTAGCATTAGGAACAATGGTTACTGTTGCTGGCTGACCATTTAATGCAGAGATTAAATCTTGAACATTAATTCTATGACCAGTTGAGCCAGTCAGAATACTTGTAAAGTAAGATGCTTTCTTTTCCCAGCACTTACGCCACCAAGTATAAGGAACTCGATAAATCTGATTAATCTTGATGGCTCGTGCATCTCCACCAAAGTAATTTACCAGTTTCTTCTGAATACCATTCCATGTGGTTTGATTAACTAGAGTTCGACTCTGATCGTCCAGAATCCAATAAATCTGATAACCATTACGAGTATCAACTACCCAACTTGGCTTAACAGCAAAGTTATTGATCTTATCAAGAGCAGACTGCTTAAACTTCATAACCTCTTTACTGGGCAGATAGTTTCCAGCAGCGTCTCGTCCAGCATCAATATCTACAAAACAACAAGCAATGGTATTGATAGCATACTGCTTTCGTCCACCGTTAACATAGAAGTAAGCATCAGAGTTGCTATTCTCATTAGCATTACGAACCTCAACAAGATCATTAGTATGCTTCATACTACTAATCTTTCTACGAGGATCTCCATTATAGCAAAAGATATGACCAACCAGATTAAAAGAATTTAGAAACTGCTCTTGCAGTCCATTCCACGAATTAGCATAACGCTTTTCAGCACTGCTGTTAGCCTTGTCATACGGATTAAAACCAAGTTCCATCTTAAACATATTTCACCATTACCTGTAATTGTAAACAACCCAAACCAATATCGGGATAGCAACCTCTACTATCATTAGCGATATAAAATAGCGGGAGAGGAATTGAACCTCTCTCAAATAGCGTTTGTTGAGTTTCCCAACCAGAGGCTATTATCTTAGTCACCAGACTCCACTTTATTTTTATTAATCAGTTATAATCGTCGTAATCTTCCTCATCATCTTCAGCATAAGCCTCTTCGTCATCATCCTCATTCCATCCCCAATCATAATCATTATCATAATCTTCATCCTCATCCTCGTAATCATCCTCACTAAAGACAGATGAATAAAGAGGCTTGAGAAGTTCGCCTTGATACTCTCCGACAACTTCATATCGGCAAGTGCGAAGTTTCTCATAGTTACAATCACTAGGAACACTCACAACATCAGCAGGATTAATCTTAACGATAACGATCTTATCGCCATTTTCAAGACTGCCATAACCGGCCACATAATTCAATGCACCAGCATGAAGCCCATTAGAGCAACCTCGGCCACGATCATCATCAACCTTTGATCGGGTCATTTCACAAACATTACCAACATGATTATCAAATACTCCGCGATATTTGTCCATGTAATCTGCTCTGACTGCCTTATAAGCAAGGAAATAACCATCCTCAGTAATGGGCAGATGCTCATGCTCAAGGAAATCATAGAGTTCCTTTTGACTTTGCATACTAGGATTACCCATAAGATTATTCAGGAAATTAACAAGAGGCTGAAAAGGCAGACCCTTGCTCATAAACTCCAGAATTCTCTTGCTAATCGACCCATGAACAACCTCACCCTCATAAGTTACCTGACCATTCTTGATCTCAACAAGACCGTCACTAAAAGTAGCAACCGCCTTCTCAATATCAATCATTTCAATCAACTCGTCAGATGTTGCAGTAGGCAATGCCTCCAGAATCATCTTGTAGTTAAGGTGGTCAGGCAGAACTTGAAAACTCTTGTTGTTCAGCACAACTGTCAGATTACCATCGACAAACATAAACGGAACACTCATGATATAAACTCCTATTGTTTTTAGTTACCTTGTGAATTACTTGATCAAACTACTCAACTGAATCTTAAACAATTCAACCTTGTCGCTATCCATACTCTCAACCCATACAGCATTATTTCTCTTACCATAATAATTATCAGCAAATTGAGAGATAGGATTATACTTGCTGTCCAAATCTCTAAGATTGCCATTAATCTGGTTGCTTCCCATAATATACTTCAGCATCGGGTTCTTGTCAACCTCGACTTTAAGAATTTTCTTCAAGTCTGCCGCTTTGGTCAAATTATACTTGATTGCTTTAGCATCAGACTTAAACAATTTAGTATATCCCTCAATATCATCAGAATGGTCAAACATCTGATGTTGAATATTTATAAGAGTGTTATATTGTACATTTTTCTTCTTGAGTTCCTTACTATCAAGATGATCAATACCTCGATCCTTGAGCAAAGAGTTGATATGGTCAAAATATTCAGTCTGAGAGAATCGTTTCAGATCAAAAGTTGCTCTGTGCATAGTATCGGCAAAGAATTCCATTACAAGAAAACTATCAATAATATTGGATAGTTCAGTATTCTTGATATATTTCTTATATTCAAGACCAAAAATACTCAACATATGACAAGAGAACTGACTAACCAATGTTCCATGATTGTAATAATAATTATCGTTATCACCATCCTTACTGATAAATTCCTTTTTGTAGAATTCAACAATAGAGTTGTACTCATTGGTATTGTTAAAATAACTCTTAATCTTTGTTGAGAGAATCTTTTTAAACCAAGTATTAAAGTCAACAAGATTGTGTCCTTCACTGGTCATTTTTGCTACAAAATTGCTCTTGATAGCATAAACCTTCACATCTCCAAATAGTCCCTTGATATTCTCATTATCAAATAGCGATACAATATTATTAATCTTAGGAAACTCTGGTGTGCTTTGATAACGAAGAATAGGAACATAAATGATAGAATCACTATCACTCAATTCGTCTAGTTCGTCACTTGTAAGAGTTTTCAAACTAAGAGCATCGTTATATTCGACACTAAGTTTACCAGAATCCTTAGACTGACCATGAATAAAGAATATATCTTGATCGCTCACACTACCATTACTATTTCTGACTCCACTTTTACGAGGGCCAGAACTTTGAGTAAGATGTTTATAATCAGAAACCTTGAGCAGATTCTCACTACCGACATCATTAATCAGATCATCAAAACCCTTGTCGCTTTGAGTATGATCCTTTGTGTCCATAATCATGTAAGCAAAACAATCATTTTGATTACAATAACGTGTCACAATCTTCTTGGCAGTTTCTTCACCCTTAACGTCACAAACAAAAAAAGCAATTTTCCCATTCTTCTTCTGACTATTCCAGTAAGAATATCCCTTACCAGTAAGAGTATCATGATGGATTTTGTCTGTTAGAGAAATAAGGCGTCGTGAACGATACCCGCTGCTCTTGTAATTAAAAACGTACAGGTTCTTGCCAGCCTTGATTTTATATTCAAGGTCAGCACCACTATTAATATTGTGGCTCTTACCATTAGGGTCAGTCCAAGATGCACCAACACCCCATCCACCAGACAATTCATTCATCTGATAATATGTTGTGATAGCCTCAATCTTGGTCTTAGCAGCAGAAATCTTCTTACTAAATTCATCCTTCATCTCAAGATAAATCTCTTGAGTCTTTTGACGCAGAGTTTTAATAACGCTCTTAGTATACTGCAAACCTTCACGGGAAACGTCCATTTCCAGTTCGCCAATACCAAAATCAAGTTCCAGATAAAGACCAGAGTTAATGATCTCAGTAACGAAACTCTTCCACGAATCAATATCGGCTTTCTGGAAAGCCCTATTCCACTTGGCAATATGATCTGGTTGATCTTCCTTTTCCTGACCAATAATCTGAGCGGTCTGAACAGGATATGCAATATTTCCCATGATAGCAACAACACCACTATCAATACGATGATAATTATTAGGATAATACTGAGTATCGTTATTAAGTCTGCAAACTCTCCAGCCATTACCGCTGATCACAATATTAGTATTGCTATACTTATGATCTTGCAGATTATCTCCAAGTCCACCCTCAATAATAGGTTTCATTCGGAAATAATGGAAAATCCTGATAGCCTTATTGGTAAACTCACTAAAATCATGGTTCTTAACAGCAAAACTGATTTCAAGACCATTAGCCTCATCAGTTTCACAAGTATTAAAAAGATTCAGAGTAGGAACACCGCTGTCATCAATAGCGGCGATATAAGTATACTTAGTTCCATTAAAATAAGAACTGGTGGTAAAACTCTTGGTATAAGCAAACGGACTCTTGCTACCAAGACCAAGACAACCTACAAAATCGTTGCTATCATTCTTATTAGAAGCACCGTAAGTTGTATACAGGTTCTCCATATCTCCCTGACTAAGACCAGTGCCATAATCACGCACGGTAAAAGAAGGATTAGCAGATGTTGGCAAGATCACCTTGAAGGGATTCTTATTACCAGCACTAATATGACTATCATAAGCATTAGTAGACAGTTCACGAATAACTGCCATCACCTTATCGGAATAAAGAGAGTCCGAAAGGATTTTAAACATTTTGCTAGTCTGAGCGATTGTAAAACCAGACTCGCTACGAACACCAGCACTATGAGTCTCAATAACGCGATCTGCCAACTTCATCTTTATGTCTCCAAATGTCCTGTGAATCGTTCCTGTGATAGTCCAATCATACCACAGTGTTATCGGTTGTCAAGCCCCTCTATCTTTAGATTGTATCGCCATCCATCCTAAATATGCCGTAAGGAGTCCAAAAAATCTGAGTAAATTAACTGGTAAAAAACACCAATATATTCCTATTAAAATGCTCAAAAGTCCCATTATGTATATTACGAATTTTGGAATGAATCTTGATTTACTTAATAACCACGTTGCTGGCCCAAGTAGCACCACAAATAAAAACATTAGTGTTACTAGTAATGCCAAACTAGCCATTAACTTTCGTCCTCATGAATATTCCATTCGCTTTCCTCCTCATCATCATCATCTTCGTCATTGTTGTATGAAAAATTTCTTTCATCATAAGGAGTCCAGTCTTCTTCATCGTCTAAATCATCTCCATTCATGGATTCAGCGTCCTCAATAAAAACAGTTATAGTATTGAGTATGTCAAATAATTTAATCAGAGTGTCATCCATAGATCGTATTTTATTTTCTATGTTTTTGACACTTTTTTTAAGATCAGATATTTCTTTAACTACTTCTTTAGATATGCTATTATCTATACTATGTAGTTCTTTATTTTGCTTATTGATTTCTCTGATTATATCGTTAAATTCTTTAGACATAAATAATACTCCTTATACTAAAGAATACACCATCTAATCACACCAATAAGAATCGCTACAACGACATTGATACCTACTACAATAACCGCATTTTGGGCCAGGAGTTCCCATGCCCCAAGCATCAGCATCACGATTAAAACTCTCAGGCCCAGTATCAATACAGACCAGTTTAGCCTTATTATTTCGTTTCACATAACCAATATTCCAATAATGACAATCCCAAAATCTTAGACGAGTTTTGTTCTCAATAGTTTCCACAAGATTCTGAATATCTCGTAATCGTTTTTTCATCACCTTTTCGTCGAGAATTTTAGCTCTTTCTGTAACATATCCCCAATTTGTTTCATCTCCCCATTCATATTTTAATTTGGTGATTTTGCCAATAACTTTTGGGGCAAGATCAAATTTACTTAGTAGTTTTTGTTTGTTGTAAGTAACTGTGGCACTCTTTTTGCTGCCAAATTGTTTGAATCCAAGAGTTTTATCCTCTTTTATCCAATAGAATTCAGCACAACCACCTTCTTCAAAACAACCAAAACCATCATCGTGAATTGTATACTTCATCTTCTCTGATAATATTCCCTGTTAGTTGTTCAACAATATCAATGGCTATTTTTAGTTCACTTGTTTCCAGAATTTTAATAGGAGTTCGTGCAAAATCAAACTTGAATGTTCCAGTAACCATATAATATGGATCATCAATTCCTATACCATCAACATTAAAGTATTCTTCTAAAGAATTTACTTCTTCTGGTATAAGTCCGCCATTATAGTCACTAATATCTCGAATAGTGAGAATATGATAATGAAGAATATGAGATCGTGGATTACCTTCATTAGAACACCATCCCTTAAAATACCTATTTGGATAACTTACCACTTTTCCAATCCCCTTTTAGAAATTCTTCTCTGTTTGAATAGAGAGGTATTAGTTTATCATCCTTGTCATCAAACCTATTATAATGCAAAGTTAGATTGTATAGATCATGTCTGTCGTTAATTAAACCATAGGCAACAGGTTGACTAAAAATGGTTTTAATTTTTTCCTTCAGAGCGACCAATTCTTTTTCACAACTTAACCAACGATTATTATCTTCAACACTATTCTGATTAGCATTGAAAGCATTTTGTGCTAAATCTCTTTTGGCTTCTCGTAACTTTTCTAATTCATTCTTGGCATTTAATACTGTGAATCGTGTTAAATTCCAACGCCCAGTATTTATTGCTGTTTCACAGCACTGAATTAAATAGTCTAGTGGATTGGAGTTTTCATTCATGTGGAGAATCCTATCTTAAACTTTTCTGCTAATACAACTTCGATCTGGTTTGGTGAAAAATCATGAACATCGTATGAGCGACCATTCCACCAGCCACAAGAATAGGTAACTGTATTATCTCCAGTTATATTAATACCAATAATACTTCCATAAATAGATTCAGTGCCTTCTCCTGTCAACTTAACCTTACTACCAATCTTATATAGTTCTAGAACATTTTTGCTCATTGGTTTTCCTTTCGATAATTATCATTCTACAAATAGGAGCGGTGGGAGTCGAACCCACACTGGAAGGATTTTAAGTCCTTTGTCTGCTGCCAATTGGACTACGCTCCCATATAAGTGACCGACTACAACAATCAATGATTTGAGGTTGAAAACTTGTGTGCCTCAAGCATTTAAACCGTTGTAGCCGATCACCTTTTGGTTTTAATCAACCGTTCGCATGAGCCTTGAGGCGACGAACAACCTCTGCCATAGCCTCTACGTTGTCAACCGTCTTGGTTGGCTTCGCACGTTCCATAGCGGGCAGTTCAATACCCTTCTTGGTCAGAGCGGACTTTGTACGAGCATAACGAGCCATCGTACTAGCAACCTTCTGACCAGTCTTAACGGCAATCTCAGCATAAGTCTTGCTGGAGAAAACCGCCTCAAGGAACTGCTCGTCACTGCAACGAACACGACTCTGCTTATCAACCGTAGTAACTTCAGCCATAATCAACCTCCAAATCATTTCCAAGTCTTGTCTTGCGAGTCAGTCGCATGACTGATACTCTCGCTTGACTCCTTCATTCTAACATCCATTATCGGCTTGTCAACTGGGCGACCTTGAATTTTTTCTCTCTGTCGCCAAATAGTTTCTGAATCTCTTTAAAACTATACGGAGTGCCAAACCCAACACCTTCCCTTTTATTATCCACGCCCACATCAAGCGTAAAGCGTCCTAGTGATTCATCCTCATTGTGAAGTCTGCCGTGAACATGACCATAAAGCATCCAACTTTTACGATAACTTTTGTTCCATGCTCTCATAGGATAGTGAAACAGAATTATCTTTTGATTACAGTAGGTTATTTCTTTCATTAGTGCTATAGAAGAAAAATCTTTTTCACTAAATTTATCCTCATTGTCATGGTTGCCAAGAATCACATGAATATCTTCACAATTTATTTGTTTTCTATATTTCTTAGGATCACCACCCCTATGACAAAAATCTCCAAGAAAATAAAGAGTATCCTTTGGCTTAACAACACTATTGATATTATCAATAATGGTCTTATTCATTTCGTGAGTATCAGTAAATGGTCTTTTGCAATAACCCACAATATTCTTGTGTCCAAAGTGGGTATCGGAGATAAAATAAATCATTATTCGTCAATAGGTAGAACTATTCCAAGTAGAAGATAAATCCAAAATAAAATACTTCCTGTAAAAATTGCTCCAAATACAAATCCTAATCTTATTAGTGATGAATCTATGCCCGTGGCCTTGGCTAATCCTCCACAAACTCCGAATATCATTTTGTCGTGACTATTTTTGGCTAGGCGACCCATATTATACCTCTACTAAAAAGTCGTTGTTTACTGAATTTTCTCTATCATATATTAATGATAATGTTTCTTTAAGATTATCATTCTCTACTTCAAGAGTTTTAATAATCGACTCTGCCTGATTAAGAGCCTTAGTTAGATGATATACTTTATTTGCTAGTTCATCAGCAACATAATTTTTCATTATCATAGTAGCCTCCTTGATAGTATTAAGAGACAGTATTATATACACCCATTAATAAACATACCTAAATCTTTTAGTTGGTCTTTATTAAGAATAATTTGATCAGAGTATGGGCGATTATGAATTAAAACCTGATAAATATACCTTAATTTCTGCCAAAATGACATTTTATGACCATAAGATGACATATTCTCATATATTGACAGTTCTGTTATTTCATATTCAATATCGTGTTCTAATACCAGAACCTCACTCCTACAATCACACAATATGAATGTGGTTTTATTTTTTTCGAACTTTACCATGTTTAGTATTTTTGCTTTTTCTGAAGATTCTTTCATAGTTTTTGTCCCATGTTTCTTGACTTACTGATCGCGGTCTTTTTTTAGAACCTTTACCATTCTCGCTCATAATATCTTAAACCTTTTGAATTAACCAACTACAATCACAGAAAGTTTGTAAATGAAAATTATTGCTATTTATAAATTCGTCTATTGCTCTTTTGCAGTCGGGCCAAGATTCCTGATTATAATCATGACCGCATAAAAACCCACCCTTTTTAATTTTTGGATACCATACAGATATGTCTTGTTTTACAGAATTATACGAATGATCTCCATCGATATAAACAACGTCAATTTCGTAGTTGACTGTTTCTGCAAATTTTTTAGAAGAAGTGTGGTGAATTTTAACATGATTTTTACCCGATGTAGATATTCTAGTATCAAAAAGATTTTTAACATTTAAATCTGGCCATACATCTACACAATGCAGATTTTTTATCTGAGGAAATCCCAAAACCAAGGCTGTGGATTCTCCAATATAGCAGCCTATTTCTACATAATGTTCTATATTAGGATTAATAGATACAATATAGTTTAACATATTGAGAAGACCAACTACTTGGGTAGAGTTTTCTGTTTGCCAACTAGGAAAAAATCTTACAGACTTATAATTTATCATTCTAGAACAAAACTCCAATAGTCTTTTGGTGTACTACCTATTATAGTATGTTCAAAGACGATTAGCAAGGAGTCAATATGAATAATAAGATTCATGGAATATATTCAATATCAAATAAAATTAATGGAAAAAGTTATATCGGCTCTAGTTGTGATATAATTCGCAGATGGAGACATCACGAGCAAAATTTAAATAAAGGAATTCATCACTGTATTTATCTTCAAAGAGCGTGGAATAAATATGGCAAAAATAATTTTGTATTCCATATTGAAGCAAAATGTACAAAGGATAATTTAATTAGTCTTGAGCAATCATTTTTGGATAAGGCGAAACTGAATCGAAAACAATACTACAATTCTACATATCATGCTGGTGGACAAGAACCAAAAAATGTAACTAAAAAACAAAAACAAGATATAAAAAATTATTGGCTCAATAATAATACTGCTGCTACTTTCAAATATGCTAAACAAAAATATGGTTTTGGTTTGTTATTAATTCAATACTTATTAGTAGATATTCGAAATGAAATAAAAGAAAGACCTGAACAGACTCATTTAATTAATCCTACTATACATACATTCTATCATAAAAATGGAACTATTTTTGTTGGTAGAGCATATGATTTAAGACAAAAATATAATATGAGACATAGTAGTATTTGTTGTCTAATCAGCGGAAAATACAAATCCACAGAAGGTTGGAGTCTTTCTCCATATAATTTATTCAAGACAAAATGACCAATAACGAGAATCTTCTTTACCCTGCAACTTATCCCAATAAGCACATCTGGCAATATAAGATGGGATTTTATTTTTTCCACAATTCACCATCCAATGGCGTTCAGCCTTTTTATAGGTAGTTGATCCATTTTTACTCTTATTATACTTCAAATGTTCCATATCATACAGACGAAGCATATGAACATCCAAACACAATACCCTAGCCTCATTAGGATGAATCATTTCAAGAGCAAAACTAATCTTAGCAAGACCAATCCCACTAATCTTATTCAGAATACTGTCACGCTTCTTAACATGACCCTTCTTAGATGTAAAGTAAAAGTCTTTAGGATTAGCCCAAAACTTCTCACTAAAATCCCAAATATAGTTGGTGCGATTATTGTGAAGTCCAACGCCGCTCTTGTGGAGTTTATTTAGCAGAGTCTCTTTATTGTCAATCCACTCGTTAAAATTCTTGATAGCATTATATCCTGAGCAATTACCCTTCCAAGTGGTATGAACAGAGCAATAGGCAAAGAGATAGCGACGAAAAATATCCTCCGCATTCTGAGGACGAACACTCTCCCAGTATTCCTTGTATGAAACAACCTTATCTTTAGGGAAATTCTCAAAGAAAATATCGGCCTTAGTCTTATCCAAAGTATTATTCTGAACAGGAATAACAGAGTTCTCAACAATCATGGCTTTCTCCAAAAGTTTAATAGCACGATGCTACGATTCTACACTACAGGTATCGGTTTGTCAAGAGCCACTACTTGAATCTGATAGATGGGATTTTTAAATCGTGATCCCCTTTTTTACTATCATAATGCCACGCTTTCCTTCGTGTATTTTCTCAACAACATAATTACCAATTTCTTCAAACATTAATCTTAAACATAATGTATTAGGTGACCAAAAATTAGTTGGATCATTATTTAATGTTTTTTTTGGATGAAATTCCATCAATGGTTTATCAATTTCTAAATTTCGCATTGTAGTTTCTATAATTATTCTTCCATTATTATTTAATAGCTTATCCAATATTTCTAATGCACAATAAGGATTTTGAAGATGATAAAAAACTCCAGTAAATATGATAGAATCAAATGTTCCTAATATTTCAGGCGTCATATCTTCAATATATAAGACATGTTCTTTAACTTTAGAGTTCAAAATTTGTTTAGCAATATCAAATCCTAGTTTACATCTGCCCCTAGTTCCTTCCCATACAAATTTATCCACCGCTATAACCTCTGATGCCCCAGCCTGTTCTGCGTAAAACGCATAATATCCATCCCATGTTCCTACGTCTAAAACTCTTTTGTCTTTAAAAAAATCACTTGGAAACCATTGAGTTTTTTCTCTTTCGTGAACAATGGTGCTTTTTTCTCCTTGAGAAATTATACCATCACCAAAATCTATAGAGTGCCACCAATGGCGATATGAATCAACGAGTTGTTTTTTTTCTTGTTTATTCATAATTTTTTTCATCTATTTCAGCATTAAATTTACCAGTTTCATATCCTTTAGCATATTCTTTTATCATAATATCTATATCGTTTTCTTGTGTTACCTTTGTTAATAGACGATATGGATTATATTCTTTATTTGCGTAGCCATCAGTATATCCGTCAGTATAGAATTGGTAATTTGTAGTTTCGTCACTCATAAAGGTTCTCGCCTACTTAATATAGTATCCTAATTTATTGTCTATTTCCCAGTCTACTCCCTCATTGATACTTTTTTTAATTTCTTCTGGTATTGGATAGGCTTCTTTTTTAATTGGTGGCATGAATGTTGAATTTAATTCAAGATTATATTTTTTAGACCATTCAGTAAGTATACTCGTAGGATCCATTATAAAATCTTCATACTTGATTAGTTCATAATTAGTTACTAGTGTTGGCATTGTATATAATAAATATCTAAGTTTTTTACTTCTCATATCAAATATATTTTTGTAACGTTTTGGTAGATTAGAATAACCATATAAGTTATCAAGAAGATGCCCAGTTGTAAAATCTCTGTCATCCATGAATTCTCTACCATAGTCAACGTGTTTTGTGTTGTGTTGTATAGAATACCACTCATTTTTTACAAAACTTTCAATATTTTGATTGTCTGGAGGAATATGGTGTTTGGATTTATTTAAAGCCATAATCCAATCATAAGGATTTCTAACTATTCCAACGAATACAATATTACTGCTTGTGTTCTTAATTATTTTATCATAAAATCCAAAAAAATGTTTGTGTCCATATTTATCATTATAAATTTCTGCAATTGATGAATTAATTACAATAGTTTCAAAACAAGAAGACGTATATGATAAATGATAAGATTTTCCAGTCAGAACGGTTTCTAAATAATTAGTTCCACTGTTTCTTTCTCCGTATATTACAAAATATTTTTTTATCATTGATTTGTATATAGAAAAAATCGGCTACTAGGATTTAAGTACATATTATATCCTTCATCTCTGAGGCTTTTATGAAATGCAATATGTTCTGATCCTAAATTACCGTCGTATCTTCCTTTAAGAAATGCTTTTGTTTTATAAACAGCCAAACCCCCAAAACAAGAATAAATAGGCACAGGATTTGATCCAACCACAGGATGCCAGTGTTTAAACCAAGGATTATGAATATCTTTGTTATTGACTATGGGTTCCCAATCATTCATTCTAACAGCAAACGAATCATAGTGAACAAATACAATTTTACTATTTTCTATAGACAAAAGAGGCGAGTACGATCCTATGCCACCAGCATCGTCTAGTGAACTTAACCAACTAATACTATTATAAATTCCTTCTATAGAAAAACCAAGATCAGCATCCAAATCTAAAACAATAACATAATCACAATCTGAATAGTTTTTATCAATCCAGTCTATGCAGAAATTCCTATATCTTGCCAAATTGTTTGTTCTAGTTTGCGATCTGTCTATTAAATAGGAGCTATTATCGTCTATACTAATAGTATGTATTCTATTATCCTCAACGCTTTGTAAAAGATTTTTTGTATTATCTATAGAATCATTCTCATAAATTATCATTCTCCAATCTTTACATATTATTTTTTGTATATTTTTTATAGACTTAATAATATTTTTAGAACAATTTCTCGCCAAGGAAACTATGCCTATTTTACTTTTAGCAGCAATGTCCTTACCATTTTGTGTTTGTATCATATATTGCTCAACATAACCGGGGGATACTGGATAAATTTGATCCACATCCCCAGTATCTATTTTGGTCATATCTAATACAGAAAGATTTTGTTGAATAAAGTCTTTTAAATTTTTGAGATAGCCAGATTTTTTACCATATAAGACATAATGATGAAATAATCTTTGTTGTTCAGGTACGTTATTTTGTAAACAAAATGGCTGATAGTAGTTGATCGTTTCAGGATAATTTGTCTGATAAAATTTACTATCAAATTCTTGGTCTAATACATTGTATTTATAAAATTCTATAATATTTTGCATTTCTAATGGTTCTGTATGTTCTGTTTGCTCTATTATTTGCCAGTCAGATACTATATCCTTGGTATTATTATAAGTAATTCTTTCGGGCGTACTATGCAAATTAAAGTAGCACTTAAAATTTTTTATAATGTTTGGTGCTATTAGTTTATTATTAGAGATATTATAATTTGAAATTAATTGGTTAATTTTTTTACAATCGATCCATGAATATTGATGGTTGTTTTTAGTTTTATAGGTTATGCTCTTATTATTTTTCAAACACTTGGTTTTAATAGGTATATTAATATAGTTCATTTTTTTTGCTATTGCTCGTAATAGCAAGTCTGAATCTTGATACGCTATTGGCAAAAAACTTTCATTATAACCTCCAAGAGAAATAAAATCTTCTTTATGACAGCAAATTCTACCAAAACTTCCTTCGTATCCTTTTAGTTGTTTATGGGAATCGTGAAAATCTTTTTCCAAAACGGCTAGATGAAGAATAAAGTTATTTTTGAAGTTACCAATAGTGTAATCAATAGTTGCTCTAAATTCATCTATAAAATTATCGCCGTCTAAATTAACTACATATTCGCTATCTGCAAAATAATGAGCAATATTTTTAGCAATTGAGCAATTATAATAATTTTGATCACAAACATATATGTATTTTAATTTGTTGTTTACAATATTTTGTATATGATTAGTTTTTATAAACTCGTCTAGCCCATCGTTACTGCTATAATTAACTAAAACAATTTGTTCATCGTCTTTAAGACCTAGAATATTATGAGCAAGAGTTTGTTTTAACTGCCATGTTCTGTTGTGACAAGTTATACAATAACTGATCTTAAATATTGGATTATTATATATCTGATTATCTTTAACATCGTAATGTGTGTTGATATTAAAATTGTCTATAGATAATACCATACATTTTACCTAAAATTTTATGTGTCTCTGCGTTTGCCATGCAGAATTTTGAAAGTAGGGAATCTAAGAGAGATACCTCCATCTTGGTTATTGGTCTCTTCAAAATATTGTACAGTTATTTGTTTACCCAAAATCTTTTTAGGATTTTTGTAGAATTCTTGACGCTGTTCAATACTAAATCCACTACCAACCCTAACTGTATGATCCTTATGCTGAATCATAACGCAAGAAAGCATAGGCTCCTCATGTTCTGCACCATCTTTAACATAACGAAATGGCCCCATCTCAGTATCAACTACTTCATATTCGTCATCAAAAAATTTCTTAACTTTTAGCAAATCTTTGCTACGCTTACCTTTATATGGCTCATCTGCTCGTAGCATAATTCCTTCCCAGCCATAATCTGCTGCTTTTTTAACCCATTCTTGAAAATGTTCATCATCTTTAATTTTTTCTTGACCTAATACGCTAAGACAAACGCAAGTATTTTCTTTCATAACTTCTCTCAGATTATTGTATCTGTGGCTATAAGTCTTATTCTTCTCTCCCTTCTTACTATAAAACTCGTCATGGCTAATCATGTCGAACATCTTATATGATGGATTAGGAATAGTATGGTCTTTCTTTCTAATCTCTTTCATAATGCCCTGAAAATCTTCATTACCATCATCATCTACCAAACATAGTTCACCATCAAATACAACATTAGTAATACCCAAAGCCTTAATACCACCAGAAATAATATCTAGAGTATCAAATACTTTGCCTGTTCGTGAAAAGAAAGTGGAGTTACCATTCTCATCAACAACAGCAATCAATCTCAATCCGTCTAGTTTGCGTGAGACAAACCAAGAGTCTTTCCAGTCTACAAGTTTAGGCTCATACTTATCAGCAAGAGCAACACTAAACTCTGGAATATGATCGGGAATAGCCTTATTAATAATCTTATCCCCAGCACGGGTTTTTAAATCTTTGTCGATAATGCAGTAAACTAGTTCTTCTATGTTCGACTTATCAGAACAAGAATCGATAAAAGTATGTATTGCTCCGATAGCATCGTGACCAGTTATAACACGATTCTTTAGGTCATTCAGAAGATCAAAGAAATTCTTGTAAGATTTGCCCCTGAGAGAACTTTTCTTTTTAAGATTATCACTCGTAACAAAATACTGCCAAGCGGGATGATAAGTATAGAGTAGAATCTTTTTAGTAAAATTAGCAGCAGATGGATCAGATCGTCCACCAGCACAATAATCCTCAATAATACCCACCTTATCAATAGTGCTACTGGTCGCCCTAAGATCACGAACCATTCCCCAAACATAATTAAAATCGTGAATCATTCCCAATTTCTCCTTGTTGTGTCCTTCTACGATACCATACAATATCGTCGTTGTCAAGCAGAAACTTGACTCAATCGCTATTAAGTTTTACAAGCCAAGAGTCATCTTTATAAATTTTAATCTGTTTGTTAGAAAATATTTCATTAACTACTTGGTTTACTCCTGGCCAATAATAATCATGGCCAGAAATTATTCCATTTGGTTTAATCTTTGGCATCCATGAAAGAATATAATTTTTAGTAGCATGATAACTATGTTCCGCATCAATATATACTAGGTCTATAAAATGATTCTGAAAAATTTTTGCAGCATTGCTACTATTTAATTTTATTTTTACAATATTGTTGTATTTAATAATTAGCTCATCAAATGTTTTTTCTGCCGGTGCGGAGAAACCCTCCCAAATATCAACACAGTATAATTTGTTACAGAATAATGCAAATAATTCTGACGAAATTCCAGAATAACTACCTATCTCTACTATAGTGCTGTCTTTTGTTATATTATCACAAACCAAATCATATAATCCATGCAATAAATTACCGTCTACAGGATAGCCGTAATCCATTCTTTTACATTTTAAAAGTTCTTCAAGACGGCTCATATAATTTGACTTCCTTTTATGAAATTATTAACTTTATATTCTAGCATTTTTTTTGCAAAAAATTTAGGATATCTATGGTTCCAATAATGATTAACATATGCTTTAGGGTTAAATCCATATAAGCCTACTAACCAATTATATTCTGGGGGTAGTTTATGATAATATTTATCGATCCATATCTCAGATATAAGATCCTCACAAAGCCAAGGATAATTTAAATTGGTATTAATTACTTTATTTAAAAGTTCGGGCCCTAAATTAGTATTAATATATGTAAATCCAGCATTTAATTTTTTGCTGTACTCCCCATGATCACATCCTGCCATTGGTTTTGATACGATATCATCAGGAATATTTATTGTTTTTTCCACAATAGCGTCTAAATCAATAATTAATAAATTTTGAAACATTGCTGGCATTTTTCCAAACCGTAAAATATCTGATATTACCATATTGTGGTCATACCATTTATTGTTACATGATATATATTTTTTTTTAATTTCTTGATACTCTTTATCATAATCTAGATCGTATCTAATACAATCAATTTTTTTGTCTAAAAATGATAAGTCAGTTTTTGTGTCAGATAGAACTATTAAGTTTGCATCTGTATTAGATTTATTATATTTATATATCCAATATTTTAACATATTTATGTATTTATAATTATCTGTATGATCTATACAGGTTACTACTATATTTATTTTCATTCAATAAACTTTCTATTAGTTTTTTCTTTAATAAGATCACTTGTGTTTCCAAATAGAAATATTATTGTATTCATTACACCAAAATCTAGTATTTATATGAATGCCATAATCAATGTTCTCTTTAAAATATTTAAATAATACATAATTAAAAATTGGCATATCTAAAGATATCTTTATATTTTTTGAAACTTGAGAATGATATTGTGTTAATTTTTCTAATAATCTAATACATATGTTATAGTCTCCACCAACTACACCTGCATTTAGTAAAGTATGATCTCTATATTGATTTAATACTTCATCAAAATCTGATATGGTTATATATTTAAATTTTTTTTTCATATAAGTAGATAAAAGTTTGTCTTTATATTCACTACCACAATATAAAGTATTATTTTTTATATCATAATTTTTTAACATAAGCACGTCGGTACTATCAACCATAAATAAATTTGAAAATTTATGTTTTTTTAAATACTCATAATAAACAAACCATCTATATGTTGTTGGAGTATATTTTTCATTGTTTTCAATTCTTACCCATAAACAACCATCTATATTCGGAATATTATCAAAACAATCATGGAATACAACAATATTAGATCCATTTTTTAGAACACTATCAATTAGTGGAAGTATTAGAGTATAATCATTTTTCCAAAAATCTATCCTTTGATCATCTCTAACAACATGTTTTCTATAATCATTAAGGGATAAAGGATCAGGCGTTGAACAGAAATATGATGCTAAAACTGTATTTATCATGGGATATGTAATATGTCTTCGGTTGTTCCGTTAAGTGTTTGAAAAATACTACAATTATCGTCAATTAAAATTTTAGGGTACCATTTATAAAAATTTTGTTTAACAATTTTTTGTTCAGAGTAATCTTCGACCTTTACAAAAGATAGGCACTGGCTATAAAATTTAAGCATTGATTCTTTTTTGCCGATACACGCTCCAGCATTTAAATAACAAAAGGGTTCACGAAACCATTTTTTTTCATCGCTATAATCTTTAGGCCAACAATTTATTTCGGCATTAAACAGAATATCACAATTTTTCAATAAAAACTTTTCTATAATTTCGTCCAAACAAAAAACAACAACATCTGAGGAATCCATACTGAGAACATAATCGGTCTGATTCGACTTTAAGTAATCTATTATTAGTGATATTTTGTGAATATTATTCCATTTTTTTATATCGGCTCCCATAACTGTGCATCTATTTTGAATTGAGTTCTCTAAACTCCCGACATCTTTATTGCAGTGTGATGATCCATTATTAAATGTGACTATTTGTAGATTATGAGGTATAAAAACATCGTTGTTACATAAATCTTTAATTCTTTGCCACAAAGGGGATTTTTGTGGTATTCCATGAGCATGAAAAATAGTTGGATTTGTATTATAGATTAGATTACAAAATTGTTTCATAAATTATTTAATGCTTTTTATATATACTGATAAATTATTTTTTGGATTCCAATTTAAAATGGTTTTTGTTTCATTATTTTCTGCCAGAGTAGTTGGTGCTTCTCCAACCAAATCTGGTTTGTATATTATATTATTGTATTGAAACATATCTGCTACTTCAGATACGCTATAATTCTCACCTCTGCCTAATTCAAATTCAAATCCGTATTTGAGATTTATTATAATTTTAATTATTGCATCACATACATCATCAACATGAGTAAAGTCACGGCGTTTAGATCCATCACCATAAATGATAAAAGGTAAATTATTTTTATAATTATATTTCCATTTACCAATTAATGTTCCATTATCATCCATCAATTCATTCGGTCCATACACATTATATAATCTAGCAATAGATGCTAATAAACTAAAATTTTGTTGATATAGTCTTATTATGTCTTCTCCAACATCTTTCGTAAAAGTATATGGATTACTAAATTTGCCGCTATGATGAGAACTTGTTCCAATATAAACTATTGGAATACTATTTTGAGCAGCATACTTTGTAATATTATATGTCCCAAGAATGTTAGTATGGAAATATTCTTTATCGTCAATAAAAGATTGTTTTATCCTGGCCTTTGCTGCACAATGAACTATAGCATCAAACTTACCATATCTATGGTAATCTATGGTTGATATAATGTCATTCTTAATATATTCTATGCCTTCTGTGTGATTATTTTCTGATCCGGTAGAATAATTATCTATAGACACTACAGAACATCCTAAAGAATATAATCTTTTTCCAAGATTTGACCCCACAAATCCAGCACCTCCTGTGATAAGAATATTTTTATTCATATTTAATTATCAATAAATTTTCTATTTGAATTTCTGTATTCGTTACCAATATATGTTGTAGATTTTGGCCCAGTCCATTCGTGATGACATAATGCTTTGTTTACTATAATCACTCTTTGTTGACTAGAAAGTTGTCTCTGAGGATGGTCTGCTGGCATAGACATGGTTCTTAATAATAAATAAAGTTCTAATATTGCTAATTTTTTTGTATAAAATAATTGATTCCCCCATGGACTTTCATCACACATTGAAAATATCTCTTTTTTTATACTATAGACTTTTTTCTTATTTGCGTGTGGATATTCGTGTAAAAGCATCATATCTGCTGTAGGAAATTCTTTTTTTCCCTCAGATATTGTATTAAATAATTCGTCTTTGTTTTTTATTAATGGAGTTATATCATCCTCCATAATAATTACTTCTTCATAATTATTCTCTAATAAGTGCTCATAGAGAAGGCAAAAACTTGTAGCACATGCTATCTCTCCTTCGCTCAGTTGTCTGCCCATAAAACTTATTGCTAATTTTTTATCATATGGATATATAAATTTATTATTTGTTATATTTTTTCTATCATAACCTTTCCAAAAAACAATATCTAAATTTAGTTTATCTATCCATTCTTTCTGTATTAAAGATTTTCTTTCTGTTGCTCGTTCAAGATTAATACAAAATATTGGAATATTCATATGTTATAAATAATATTTGTTTATCATATCTAAAAATAAATTTAGTCCCATAAATTCTTCAAACGTATTCTTTAATCCCCACAAATGTAATATTTTATGTTTTTTAAGTCTGTGTCTGATTCCGATTTCACCTTTTGCTGTTATGGATTCTGGTACTAAAACTGGTAAATTCTGTACGTTCAATTTTTTCGCAATAATTGATGGCAATATATATTGCTCTAAAAACACTGATGTCTTCCAATTATATCCGTCTGTTTCTAGTGTTGATAAAAATTCAGTTATCTCATTATTATGAGTATTAACACCCGTTATTAGATGTTCTATGCTGTTTTTAATGGTAGTATGATCCATTCCGCCAAAAATACCAAAATTATAACATTGAGCAATGTCATTATCTATATTAAACCATTCGTCTATTTTATCTTTAGGCAACTTACTAAAAAAACAATCTTTGATCCATGGTTCATAATGCAAAGCTATAAAGGGTTCATTTTTATATTGTTGTATAATATCTTCTACTAAAAATAAATCTAAATCTACATGATAAAATGGCTCATTAACAGACAAACAAGAAACAAGTTTAGTAACAGACCAAAAGTCAAAAGTATTTGGTAATTGATAATCTTTTAAATCTAATATTCTTATATCATCATATGGTATATGTTTAAAATAAGATATGCTTTCTGCGTCAGTATATAATATTGTAGTATATTGATGCTTTTTTAAGAATTTATTTGACAATTCTGCTTGTTTACTTGCTGATAAAGTATTAGCCCTGATGCTAGAAATATCATTAGGGAAAAAACTATGGATTGTTATCATTTTGCTGTTTCCTATTTTTTGCCATAATTAAATAGTTTACAGCCTTAATTACACCGTTTAAATTGTCATCAAGTTTACCTATGCCAGTATTACACCTATCACAGAGCCATCCTCTAAAAGAATCATCAGAATGATCGTGATCCAAGCACCATTTTAATGGGGCTTTTTTACAGCACTCACATACCTCTGGGCGAGGAGGGGCTTTTTTGTGAAGTTTTCCACGAACTTTAGTTTGTTTCTTAACACAACTTCTACATCTACTATCCAGATTATCTTTATACATACTATGCTTGGGGAAACTTTTACAGTTTTTCCTTTTGCCACAGTATGAACAAATTTTTCTAATCATAATAAAGTGGAGGCGTTGGCATTGAAGCCATTGTCAAGTCTGTTCCACACGTTTTTACAAAAATCCATTACCTCATCATCTGAGAAAGTATTTCTTGCGTAATTGTATATTAAAGCGACAAATCTAATATTTCCCTCTATATATCCTTTAGTATTATCAATTCTATCTATAGATGCAGAATATGGATTTTTAAGACTATCTTTTGAATGTGTCCTTAAATCTAATTTTTTATGTGTAAATGGACATATACCATTTTGCTTTTCCCATAAATCTTTAAGATATTGACAATTGACATTATGTTTTTGATTTTTTCTTTTAGAACTTTTTCTTATAACTTTCATGTACCATCTAAAATTAGAATATTCATCTGTCTGTTTTATATATCTTATATTTTTGAAATTGTCTTTGAAGTTTTTTAAATGTTCAATATTATTTTTATTTTTTCCAGAACAACTTAAATTACAATAAAATTCTGTTCTCCCATTTTTTAACTGTCTATTTATTTCATTTTTGGGTTTGGAAATAGTTTTTCCACAAGTATGGCACATTAAACTTATTGTTTTCATAGCATTACCTCCATTACTATATACACCAAAAATAGCAATGGAGGCGATAAAAATATGGTGGAGGCGGCGATCTTTGAAAATCGCGTCCAGAGTAATTTCAATATAAACATCTACATCGTTAGTCTATTGTAATTTGGACATTAGACAAACCTAGAAGAATTATCTTCATCAGATCGATTACGATCATTGCCTATGTTTTCGGGTTAGACTTCCTTATCAGAATTATCTGAGTCAATATGATTGGGTAATAAGGCCCATATAGCCCCACTCGTACCTAATTAATTAGGCAGCGAGAGCGAGATTTACTTCGCCAATTAACATTTTTTGAATAACTTTTATACTGGCCTGTTATTCAACCAGTCGATGCCATCCATATCTCTATTTACCTGTCGATACCTTTCGCCCCCTTAGTTTTCCAGTTCAATCAATCTATCGTGTAGATTACTGACCATTTTTGTATGTATCATATCATTGATCTTATTAACTTCTTTAACAGCCTCCAAAGATTCTGAATGAATAACATTCATTGTTAAAGAAGCAAATAAAACTGATAATAGACATATAAACAGAAGTCTGTATTTCATGATAATCTTTCTTTTAGGCGGGTTAGTTACTTAACTAATATGAAGGAAGGTTATCATAAGTTACACCATTCCATTCTTAATCATATCCAGATAGTGTTCTTTACTTATCCAAATATCATCATTCTGATACCTTTTTGACAATAATGAACGAATCTTTTTTCTTCCAACATAACATGGTTGAAACCTTAAAGATTGTCCACTAAAATAACATTTTCTATTAAATAGAGAATATTTTAATGTCCATTCTCTATCGTATATAATTTCAGAAATCATTTTGTATCGGTTCTCTAGTTTTAATATCGTATTTAGTGCCTGAAGTATATGTTTGCTTTGATAGCCTTTTAACTTCTTCCATCAATTTCTTCAGTTCGTCATCATCTACTGGCGAAGTTGTACTATTAACGATATGATGTAGTTGATTGATTTTTTCAACGAATATAAAATTGAAACCAACCGATAAAACTAATAGACCAAATAAAAGAGTTACTATTGGCATACAGCATAATGAACGATGAGTCATAAAATTTCCTTGCTTGTTATAATGAATTTTACTCTATTCAAATAATAGATAATTTATTCTTTATAGCAAGTTATAAAATAAAAATAGGGCGAGTTGGAGTCGAACCAACCTATGAACACCTTATAAGAGTGTCGGATGCAACCGGCTTACCTTCCGCCCCGTATTGTTAAAGATCAATCACCGTCCTGCCACCATTATATCATCGACTAGCGGCTTGTCAACTCTTGAGAATATTTTTTTAGTCGTTGTGGTATAATTCCTTGAGAGATTTAATATCTGCTTCATACTTTTTAATATTTTCATACATCTCATTACAACTCACACAAAAATCAGATGAGATATATGCTTTACAATCATGAATCTTATCTTCTAGATCACGAATCTTTCTTCTTATTTCTTCGTTTGATGGATTGGTCATTTGATTTTCTCTTTTTCTTTGTTGTTTTTGTGATTTCTGGATTAGCCCAAAAAACCATCTCGTTGCTTTTTTCATCCCAAGCACATTCTACCAATCCTTTAGCAGCGAGTTTTGCCAATCCAACATTATGAATCCATGTTACAGTACGCTCATAGATTGTTTCATTTGCATCTTCATTGAGTAACGGACGATCTTTATTATCGAATCCAACACATTCGCTATTTACAAGATTAATCATTTGTCCGATGCTAATAAAATCATCAAGATTTTCTTCATAAGACTGTGATAGACTTTTAGCCGCAGCCTCACGCATTTCTGTGGCGTATCCTTCAAGATCAGTAATCGCATAAACGTCGCTCATGTTCATACTCTCCAAAAAGTAATTTATTAGATATACTTACTTACACCTTTATCCAAATCATTAATCACATGGTCAATTAAACTATTTAGAGTATAGTCCATTGAGTATTGTCCTCTAGGAAGCCATTTAGTATTATCTCTTAGGCCAGTTTTTATTTGTGGCAACCAATGCTGATAGGCTAGAGCATATTCTTTTGGAAAAGACATCTTTAAAATAGTGTCAATTTTATTGAGATGATCTTCTATATGATCTCTATGAGAATATAGATTTTCTAGTGCTTCTTTTTGTTGAGGACTTAAACTCATACGGCCTGCTCTCTCTGCTTCAATTTGATCAACTTGTGCTTGGTTTTCCAAACACCAGTTTCCTTATTCTGAATATCTCCAGCCATATAAATATGTGCAAATCCAGCGTTCTTGTCAATGCCCCAAGCAAGAATACCATTCTTATCTACTGATTCAACCACAAACTTACCCCTATAGCCCATAGGGATAAACTCCCCCTTGCTAAAAAAATAAGGCCCGCCACCAACCTTAATTCTATCTCCCTTTACCAGTTCACGCCAATTAACATTCTGGATAGCCCTTGTATTTTTATGTTCCTTACTCTTTGCCTTAAAGACGAAAGGAGTATTACACTTCTTACACGCATAAGCACGGGGGCCAGTAGTTTGACCACAATTCTCACAAGCCTTTTGTCCCTTACCCATTTTATTTATCTCCGGTGCGTTTGTTAAGCCTTATGCTCCAAGTATAACAAGATTATCGGCGTTGTCAAGTCGGTTTCTTTAAGATTTTCTACAGCCATCGCAAAGTGTGATAATCCAGCCACTTTTATTTGCTTTTCCTTTATTCCCACAAACTTCACAAATTTTATAACTCATCGTTTCAGCCATAGTAACCAAACCACGAATGTAATCATTTCCACCAGAATAATAAGCCCTAAGTCCGCCAAACTTTTCTTTAATCTGATCAAATTTGAAATCAATAATTGTTTCATTGTTACCAGCAATAAGTCTATTTCTATCTTTGATATTCTTATTAAGACTCTCTACTATCTGGCAAATTGAATTTATAAGATCATACCATCCATTTCCGCACTCTATACCCATACTCATACAACTTTCCATAGGACTTTTATCTTTATTACTGAAAAAGTCTGGATATTTATCAAATAGTTGTTGCTGTAATTCCTGATCCATTTGGACTATCCTTTATTTCTAGTTTACCGGAACTATAATGACAAAAATAACTAGCACTAATCTTACGCTTGGTTAGTTGAATGGTTTCATCAAAAATTTCAGTATAAACATTAATACGATAGCGATTCTCCCAGACATTAATAATCTTAGTCATAAGATGATTTTTAGGCTTTTCAACTTGCTTAAACAAGAGGCTTTCAATTTCTAAATCCATTTTAAACAGTCTCCATATTTGTGTTAGAAGTATCAATACTCAAAGAAATTTTATTATCCGGCATTTGAATAAAATCAGTAGGATAATATTCTAGAGTTTCAAAATCAAATACTTGCACATTTTCTTGCCAAGGAAAACTGCCGGGATTATTAATATCGTTTGCTCGTTCATAAAGAAAGTTATACAGTTGTAACCAAGTCATATTATTTTTCATCTTGCTCTCCTGTTGGCACGATCAAGTTTACGAATAGTTTGTGTAGCATTAGCGGGAACCATAACAAGACTAGGTGCAGTTTTATGTCCCCAATCCATAAATCCCACAGCACGATTTTCTACACTACAATCCTTGCAAATCATTTTGCGACCAGTTTCAACCAGAAACTCGTAGCGATCAAATCCAACATTTTCTTGACAATAAATACAATTCATAGGTAGCCTCCGTATAGCGGATTATACCATAACCATCGGCATTGTCAACTCGTTGCCTTCAATCAAATTTCCAACACTGTCAATAAAATTCCCATCGTCGGTACTATAATAGACACTATTCAATCCTACAGCATTAAGAAGTTTATCACAATTTTTACAAGGTTTACTTCCTAAAATAAGTCCCTTTCGGTTGATACGCAATACAACAATTGACCAATTAGAATCAATGGTATTATACTTATCCAAAAGTTTAGAAATAAGACGAGATTCAGAATGATAATATGGGAACTCCTTATATTTTTCCAGATTAAAATCTTCACCGATTCTATAAGCACCAGTATGAGTCTTAATCGGGTTGTTTTGGGTGAAACAAATTAGTTTGGTTCCATCAAATGCGGCAGCATAGTGGTAGCATCTAATCAGACGATTCGGATTCCAATTTTGATATGCTTTGCGTATTGTTTTGTTGATTATCTTCATATATTTCCAATGGTTTTATGTAAACATCATCATCCATTCTGTCAAAATATTTATCTTCTAATGAAGGTAAAGGAGTTAGATTAACTTTTTTATTTTCTGGGGAGTCTGTTAGTTTTATTCTTACTGGTTCTTTCATTGTTTTGTCCTTATTTTGATGCTAACATATATAAGCCGATATTTGCAAAAGCATAGCCAATATATGTAATAAGCATACCATAGTTCTTGTGCAAGATTCCTTGCTCAAAAGCCACCCAGATATAAATTAGTCCTGTGATTAAAATTAAATTATGACTCATACTGCAACCCCTTTAGTAATTTCTATATGATTTTCTATAGCCAAGTCTTTTGCTTTTAGTTCCATGTCCACATCAAATTCTAGTCCGTAAGTATTAAAAGCATTTTCTGAATAATCAGAATGAGCCCTTGGATTATTTCCAAGCCTACTCTCACTATAATGAAATAATGGACGAGTTTGCCAAGTGTCAAAGCACATATTAATAGCCTCACACTCTGTCAAATTATTAGGATGACACTTATGATGCAGATAATCGAAACAGATTGGGATGCGAGTAATAGGATGAAAAATATCAACCAGTTCTTTCACGCTCCAGCAATTAAGTTTATCATCATTTTCAATAGTAAGTCGTGTCTGACAATTTTCATCAAGACGCTTAAAGTTTTCGTAAAAACGACGAGAGATTTCTTCTCTGGTTCCGTTATTATTATGAACATGAAGATTCATTGGTGAATTAGTATCTGCTGGCAGTCCGATTCTGTCAAAAAAACTACTATAGAAATTCAATTCTGTAATAGTCTTTTCAACAACTCTAGGAGTCAAACTAGACAAACTGTTAAATTCAGAAGGATGTGCAGAAACTCTTACATTACTATCAATAATGCTTTGTGCAATATTATCAAACTCATCTTGAATTTCATCATGGTTTGGCAAATCTTCCAAACTTACATTAGCCTCATCATAAGTAATGAGAGGAAAAATATCGCTACTAACACGATAAACATAGTCACTTTGTCCGCAAAACTCAATAGTTTTACGAGTAGTAATAAGATTATTAAGAATCCTATCTCCAAGTATTGCTATGGCTTCTTCTCGCGGCAGAGAATTGAAGCGTTTAAAAGTCATGGTCTGATGACCAATACCCTGCTCTTTAAGTTTGAGCGAAATACAACACAATCCGTAACGCATAGTTTCCTCGTTTTTGACCAGCATACCACAAGCATCGGCTACAGTCAAGCAAAAACTTTAGAAATTTGTTCAACAGATAGGATTTTTACTAAAGAGTATTCTATGGAAGGAAAATGAAGCTTAAAATTATTTAATGCTTCTTCAGAGGACAAGCCATCGTGAACCTCATTTATTAATAGATTCTGTTTTGAAAGATCATTATTCTTATAAACCTGAGCAGTAATATTAAACAGTTTCATTATATGATCCAATCTGGTTAAGAAATGACTTGATATCTATTAATTTATTATATTGTATCTCATACCTACTTTGATCGTATGTAAAATTATTATTGGTCGTTCCAGCCTTTACTAAGGTCGAAAGATCGAAAAAGTCTTTTTTTGAAATAGCCCCACATATCCATGCGATGGTAAAATCATTTTTTATTCTACTAAAAACATAATAATCTACATCTCTTGCTTTTTGTTCTTCATAAAGTGTTCCAACATAATTATCTAATGGTTTCGTATTACATCCTTGTGCTTTTGAATCAATTGTTATTGAATCAATTATGAAATCTACATTATCATTATCGCTATAATTTAGTTGAGGAAAATACGATCTAATACTGGCTTCTGCTAGATACCCCGTCATTCTTTGACGATCTTTGTTTAATCTATGAGTGCCAGTATTTCCATATTTGTTTTTATAAGACAGATTACGTTGTTCTGCTTCTTGATAAATCTCTGGAGTAATATTAATGGTCAAAGTGTCCATCCTAATGCCTCTCCAATAGTAGGAAATTGTTCAACAAAAATTTTCTTACATTCATTAGCAATAATCATATGTTCTTTTTGAGTACCATGACCAGAACGTAATTCAATATAATGTAGCCACGAACGAACTGTTCCGCTCATATAAAGTCTTGTTGGAGTTGCTAATGGCAGTATAAATCTGGCACACTCTTTAGCCACCCCGTCTTTAATCATGCTATCATATATCGCTTTTGCTTTTGAAAAATGTTCTCTTATTTGAGTATTCCACTTAACTACTATTTCATGATCAATATCATCAATACTATTCTGTCTGTTCTTATTGTCTTGGCGACGAAGTTCAAATAATGGAATTTCTTCACTCAATAATGTCGCATCTGCATATCGTTGACTAAACTCCTGAAAAGTGAACGATCTATGTCGTAGAATTTGGGCAGCAAGACCTCTAGTTGTATTAATTTCCACAGTCATAAAACTTTGCTCGAATATGGAAAAATGCTTATGATCAATACAATACTTTAAAAGTTTAGCATAGTTATCGTTGTTTTGATTATTCGGATTACTTACTCTCGCACAATAGGCCATTAATTTTTCAGCATCTGGAGTAACACTAACTAATTTTACTTGACTCATTTATTTATCCTTATTTTTCCATAATTTTGTTATTTTTTCCCATACTGGCTTAAAAAAATAAGCAGTAATTACACTGGATATTCCACCAATTATACCATTTATTATAGGAGCAGTAACAACAACTGGTACTAAACATTGATTTTCAATATCATTATTCTGCTGTTGAGAATTTTGTATCATCTTTTTTCTCTTGATATTGTTTTTGATGTTCTACATATTTATCATTAGTCATATGATTATAAATAGCGGTTGCAACTTTACTCACACTAAGAGCAACTCCTGTAGCATTTGGATCGTCGTTTTTGCACCAGTAATAACTAGCACCATTAACACTATCATCTTTCTCTTTAATGATAGAATAACCCCAAGTTTTAGCCCAACTTTTTACTTCTGTAATCTTAAACATTTAGCAACCCATTTCATCTGTACGTTTTGGTTTATTAGTATTGACTCTATTTACAGGATCAGCATAGTCTATTTCTTTGTCATAATGTTTCCATGCTATTTTATGCTTGACTGAGATAATTTCTTTTCTTTGTTTCCAAATTTCTTGTTTTTGATAATCAATAAGTTTCCATAACTGTTTGATATAGTCTAATACTGGTTCCTTTTGATACATCGCTAGGATAAAAGAAATTTTAGATTGATCCATTGGCTCATATTTAAGAGTCATATCATAGTCATCTGGATTCCAGTCAGGATCATAATTTGGACTCATTTTTGTAGCCATTCTCTTGCGTCATATTCTTTTCGGTATTGCCATCCGGCAGCAAAACCTTCCAAATATAATCTTTTCATAACATTAACACTTTGTTTATTTTGACTGATAAAGGAGAGATTCTTACTTACCCATTCATGGTAACTTTTTTCTTCATCACTAAAGTCCTCATCTTCAATCATTATGACTTCCTATATTTCTTGTATATTTTATTTATGCCTAAAATAATATTAGGATCAGTATTGGTTATAATAGTTTGATCATCATTATCTGTAATATAAGCCTGCAACTCATCATTTATGACTTCTTCAGCGTATCCTTTATCAAGAATATACTTTCTTGTTTTTGCTAGTCCTCTTTTATTCTTTTTAATGTAAGAATCAATCTCGTTCCTATATTTTTCATTAGAATCATAAAGAGCATGAGATAATTCATGTCTTAAAGTAGCGTTATTTTGAGCGCCCATAATGTAAAAGTTATCATGTCGATATTTAAACAGATTTAACAACTCGATTTCTTCACTAGTTAACGGATCAAATAGTCCTTGCTTAAATGGAAGCAATATTCTACTTGGAAAGTTAAATCCTGTCCAATCATGATGATAAGTATCAGCACCATATTGAACAGAATACCACTGTCGTACCATTCCTAATGTGAATATTTTACCTCTAAAATCCGGGTTGGGACTTTCATAATATTCTTGGAAACGAATAAAAGTTCGCCCCAATTCTTCTTGAGAATCGGCACTTATCCAGACGCTGTTATATGGTTGACTTTTTATTTTAAGCATTTTCGTATGATGGGTCGTTGTCAGGGTTCATGTACCCATCATAAGCCTGCTCCAGATACTCGACAACCTTTAGTTTCCATAAAGGAATAATATTCTCATTATGTATAGAATCATCAAGCACTTCAATCAAACACTGAAGTGTTCTATCAAATCCTATTTCACTGATAAATTGTTTTAATTGGTCATTATTCTTCATTTTAAAATCTTATCCGATTCGGTCAGTGGCGGGTCTTGTTTAATCTGACCCGAACTGTAGTCCATGTATTTAAAGTTTGCTCTGCAAAGGTCAACAGAGTCGTATACTGCTTGATTAAGAGGAATATGTCCCTTGATAGCACGTTCCAAATTTGATCTAACAGCAGCCACAACTTTTGTTAGAGCAGAATTTCTTTCTTCCATATTCTTAATGGTGTTGTCTTTTTCAACCAAACTACTTTGAATCGTCCAAATTGCCTCAATAGTATTCATACATTATCTCCAATGGTTCTCTTTAGTATACCATATCGACAATCCGTTGTCAAGACTTTAGGGGGCTACGGAAAAATGCTCCGCAGCCCCCCTTAGTCAAATCAATCTTGATAGATTAGATAGTACAAATTACCTAGAATATCGTCGGCAACAATACCATCTTCCATCTTTGCCTTGAGCATAACCAACATCTACTGTTGTCATGCCACTATTAGCGAAACAGCAATTCCCATATGCTTGTTGCTGAGAAAATCCGCTACCACATCCTTCATAACCAGAATTTCCACCAAAATGACCCACAGTTCCTCTTGATGCCATAATTTCCGCAACACCTTGTGCTGTTGAGTTATTTCCAGATGAGTTATTTGTGTAAGAATAAACCTTATTACCATTATTAGAATAGTATCTTGGTCGTGCCTCACAAACTCCAGCGATCAATCCTGCAAACATTAGTCCTAAAATAAGCTTTTTCATATTTTTCCTCCTTGAAATTAATCGTTATTATTTTCTTTCCATGTTATAACATTCGGTCCTTTATCTTTGTCTAGAATAAGCCTCCTTTCTTCTCTAAGAACAGCAATTTCTTTTCGTTGAGTTCTTATTTCATTTTTAAGAGACTCAACAGTATTTTTTAAGTTCTCATTATCCTTTATCAGAGAATTAATATAATCGTCTATGTCCATGCTTTTTCTAACTTATCTAGCGTTAACTTAACCATACTGTCATCATAAAAACAATCTTCTTTGCTTGCTACTAATTCTTTGTATTTTTCAGGCCAGACACTATATAGAGTATTCATAATAGTTTGACCATATCTTAACTCAAAAGAGTAATGATTATAAGTATCGTCAGCAAGTTGTAGAAAATCTTTAAATGAAATTTTATTCGACATCATACCACTCCGGAAAATCTAATAAATACAAATCAGCAAAAGGAGCATTAACTCCATCATTTATACTACTTCCTAATATTGGCGATTCTTCTTGAGCCATCATCTTCTAATTCCTTTACTCTATCTTGTAAATTACTAAACTGTTTTTCAGTTACCATTTCAATTTTAATAAGAGTTTCCAGAGTATCCTGTGTGATTTTTAATGTTTTATCTTGAACATAATTCCCTGCCAGTATTAATCCTATAGAGAAATATGCTACACAGATTAGGATAAAGTTGATTGTTTCATTTTTCATTTAGATCCACCATTATTTCTGCTCCATCAAAAGAACACTCTGTACCAAGTCCATTTGTTGCGTAACCTAACTTAAATTGTACATTGAATATTCCGCTCACTCCTTGGTTTTGATAAAGATATTTTATAATAGCATCCTTAACATCTTCCTCGCTCATAGTTATATGGGTATTGTTATTAATTTTCATTTACAAAATCCTTCATTTTCTTAATAGCAGAGTCGATTATTTTAACAACCGCCCCACTTAATGCGTAGTCTTTTTTATAGGATGCTAGAGCATCCAGTATCTTCCATGCTTCATTTTTATTAATATCAATACTCATACAAATAATCTGTCCTTTAGTAATTCTGCAATAGTTTCATTAATATTGATTCCGTTTACAACCATATTTTTGTCAGAATCATATTCATCAATTTCCATATATTTCATAGCGTTATTGAAACACCAAAAGATAGCAAACTTTTGTTCAGTTGTTAAACTCGTCATTAGTTATACTCTGGTGGATTCCAGTTGGGCCAATATTTTTTGGGTTCGGCGTTGTATGGATGATAATACCTTTGTGTATGCAAATCTTTTACTCCATCTATTAGTTCCTTCACTCTTTTTTCAAGATGAACTAATGACTCTATTACAACATCAATCTTTTGCTTGACGGGTTTTTTCTTTTTAGAAACTTTCTTCTTCATTATTTAATCCTTTTAAAAGTTTACGACTTGCATTCATATATTCATCATGATCTCTTACTGTCCAGCCCATCATCATTAGATCAAGTTTAATTTCGTCAGTAACAAAACCTTCTCCAACATCTCCTTCTTCACCACCAATTCCAGAACAATAAAAATCTAAATATGATTCTCCACGATCTCTAATATCAGCAATTATTCCACCACTCATTCTCCATGAGCAAGTCCATTCTTTATCTCCATACAAGAATTGATTGTTACAAAGAGCAGCGTAAAGATTTTGAGAGTAAATGTCGCTAGTTTTACATTTAGTCACAATGCGTTCATTATTAATCAGATGTTGTTCTAAGTCCACAACGAACTCCTTATCTTAATTAGTTCAATTAGTTTTTCAGTATCTTCTTCATCATACTTATGTTCCATCTCATCAATTTTACGATAGTAATATTTACCGTCTTTCTCTTTGGTAAACAAATCGTATGGACTAGCCCTATAATCTCTATCCAACCACCAATTGTAAAGTTGTAAAATCTTCTGAGAGTCTATAGCCTGTGCTGTTGGCTTATTATAATCTTCATCGTCTGGATTGAAACCATAATCTTCATTCAGTTTTAATTGACCTGCCCAGTTTAGATAATCCAAACCCGCTTGTTTACATCGTCCTTTAACGAACTTATATTTTCGTTCTGGATATGCTTTCATCAAATGAGCCTGCTCACTCTCAACAAAAATAACCAACTCATTGAACAATCCATGAAGAATACGATAGTCAGGATCATAATACTCTCCAGGCTTTAATCCTGTACGAAGATAATGAAGTTTATCAATGAATCTATTGCGAATATAAACTTCTATAGTATGATAAATATCCATTGGAAGATTCACAATGTCTTGCAAAAAATCCAGTCCTTTTTCTGCTAACCAATAACGATAAGGATGTTTCTTTGCTGATTCTTGTCGCCAAGTTTCCCATTCGTCCCAAGGCAAAGCACAAGGTTTTTCTTCGCCTCTAATAAGATTAGCGAAGTTTGAACAACTCCAGTAATTGATTCGACTTCTTTTAAGTAGTTTAAACATTATAGATCAATATTTACTTCGTAATTGTTGAGCATCTTATAGAATTCTTCTCTTATACTATATACAGCATTATCAGCACTATTAAACTGATGACCATATTTTTCCCACTCTCGTAATTGTTGACTAAATTGCCACAACATACGCTGAGATTTTTGTGCTTGGTTCATTATGTCATACTGAACCTTATCTTCTGGAATATCCAGATCAAAATTAAATGTGGCTTTCATAATGGAAAATAACACTTCCCTTCTAATGGGTCTTTTTCATATGGAAAATTAAATGGGCCTAAAACTTTTCGTCGTTTGTCTTTAATGTAATTTAATACTTCAGCAAAACAATTTTCACAAATTTGAATATCATATTGAGTACCATCTTGATTGGAACAATATCCCCAAGTAGCACTTAGTTCAGCATATTCATGGTCTATATCTTTGGAGCAATTTTCTCCACAACAATCACAATGAATCTTGTCAAGAACTTTAACTGTTTTTTTCTTATAGGTTTTCATTAAACTTTGCCTCCCAAACGGCTATTATACTCCAAGTTTTGTTATTGTCAAGTCTGTAGTGTTTGTATAGAATGTTAATAATTTTTCCTTTTTCTGCTCTAATATCTGCTACTCTAAATTCCTCAAAAGTTTCTGGTTTTTCTATAGACATTGTATCAATTATTTCATGTTCAACCCAAGTTTGAGTAAGATGTTTACTAGCCTTAAAATTAAGTCTACCATTCATTACCGGCATAAAATAACCTTTACGTCCAGTTGGTTGAACTACCTCTCCATACATAACCCATTCATCACAATATTCAAAGTATTCTAACTCTACGCTTTTCATGGGAACAACTTCTGTTCGTCCCCAAGGATGAATACTTTCAACATTGCCAGTAATATTATCGGTACTTATCTTTTGTCTATCAATTGGTTTGTTTTGGGGTAGTTTCTCCGTATTCTTTTTATGAATTGGATTCAGACCAAATACAGCAAATAGTATCAGAATAATTGGCAAAGTTATTAGTAAAAGGTCTGATGCTTGCATATAACTCTTATATTTTCTATGAGGATTCATAGTTCAAATCCTTTTAATATCTCTAATATTCGTCGGGCTAACGCAGCACCACCGACAATTCTTCCATCAGTATAATCTTCTCCATATCCAGCAGAAGATTCATGATCCTTTTGTTTTTTGATTTTTTGATTACATAACTTGATAACTTCAAGTATTTTGTCTTTTTGAGTTTGGTTCATTGTATGATAAATCTCTTTTTCAGTCGATACAGAAAATTAGGATCATAAAACTCTACGGAAGTTGATTGTGGGAATACCCGCGATCCCAACCTTTCGGCATCAACATTGTTATTATACCAGCAGTTCATCTTTGGTCAACTGGTAAGTTTCCAGTTCATCTAAACACATAAACTTAGTCTTTCCATGTTGAATAGTCTTAGACCTATGCCAATGACCAAAAAACCACAACTTTGGTTGGTGAATATTGTATAACTCCTGCAAAGCCCAACTGGTTATATTCTCATATGTTCTTTGACCCATATGTAACATCTGAGCAGCGACATCCTGTGGACAATCATGAGTTATTACAAGGTCTGGTTTTTTTAAACGATATAGTTCCCTCGCGTTCATAAAATCTTCGATTCTTACTTGCTCATTTTCCCACCAATCAATACCGATAGTACGATATTGTCGGTCAATACTATAAGCACCACGATAATAAAAGAACTCTATTCTGTTCAGACTTGTATATCCATAGTCTCCCAAAAAATGAGGATAATTATAACAAGTATTATAATTGTCATGATTACCTGGCAATATAAGATGTCTTGTAGAATCTACATTTTTCAATGTATCATATTTAAACCCAAAGTCACCAATTTGGAGAGTATATGGATGACGCTCAGTTTGTCGAACAATTTTATGGTAATGCTCATACTTTCCATGAACATCACCAATCAATGTAATACTCATATGAAAGTTTCTAGTTTTATTTCGCCGTCTTTAACACTTAAATAGGTGCAACTCTTTTCTGTCCAACACCCACTATTAGCATACCACACAACATGGTCTTTGTCAATGATTGGATAATGAGTATGTCCTAAACAAACACAACCAATAGTTTTATCTATAGCATATTCCCTTGACTTTTGCATCATATGCTCATTACATCTAAGATATATTTTAGATCGCTGCTTGATAAATTGTGGCAGAAATCTTTTATCAAATCTTTGAATAGTTCTATAGAAAAAATCTGCTATCTTTGTAGTATTAGGATATTTGTAGATAAAATCATCGAACTGGTCGCCATGCAAGCACAAAAAGTTTTTATTTCCACTAGAAAAAACGTATTCGTTCTTAAAATCTATACCAATTAAATGAGAAATAGTTTCAGCATCACCATCATGGTTGCCCCTAATCCAAATAATCTCTACATATTTACTCATTCGTCGCAGTAAAGATAGTATCTTCCAATGATTCTTCTTTAGTCTGCGAAAATCCAGATTGTCAAAAAAGTCCCCATTAATAATAAGTCTATTTGTTTTAGAAAATACTAGTTCTAGAAAAGCATACAACTGTTTGCTTTCGCAAACATCGCTTCCTAAATGAGTGTCACTTATTACTATTGCGTCTAGCATCTATTTTACTACTTCCTTTAATCCATTTGGGAATATATGGACAGTTAACACATTTATGTGAACAACATTTACCCCTACTAATTAAGTATTCTCTAGATAATGGTGCTGTCACGATATTCATCCAGTTTTAGTGCTTCACTAAAGACTTGAAACAACTTATCAGAATGAACCTTTACCAATACTGCAAGTCCATGCAAAGCATTAGCAATTTCATCCTCAGTAAGATTATTCTCTAATACAGCATAACTCAAATCATTCAGATGATTGACAAAGTTATAAGTGTCTGTAATTTTACTTTCTAAATCAAAGCGGTCGGCCATTATGTTGTCCTTTCAAGTAGTCAACCATATATCTTGCAGTATCTTCAGCATTATTACCTCCAAGATAATAACCATACATCATATCCCACAATTTATCAAAGTGTTTTCTATTATTAACGTAAGACCCTTCAAAAAACTTAAAGTAGTCTGGATATTCATGATCTATATACCATGTAATACAATTCCAGAAATGAACTACTTGACTAGATACTTTGTGATTCATAGATATTTATACTCTTTCAGAATATTATACAAATTCTTCAAATCATCTTCATTTAGCCTTAATTCGTGAGGATCACTATTATTATAATTGAAAACTCTCACAAGATAAGGTTTGTTTTTTAACTTTTTATTATAATGAACCTCAATCAGATCAAACTCTAAAATTATGGTTCGTAGTTTTGTCACAATGTTTAGGGAGTTGCCCCACCAAAATAAAAGTTCATGACACAAGTTTTAGGATGATATTTAGATGAATGAAGTAGTGATCCATCTTCTCTAATTTCTATTGAGCCAGTATGAATAATATGACCAATAGAGAAATCATCTTTTAGCAAACGCAACTCGCTAATTTCATGTAACCAATTCCAATGATTGTATTGAAACGATTCGTTCCCGTTGATAGATAATGAAATCATAACAGTAGAACTTAAATGTTCATTCAGATAAAAGTGTAAAATATTGGTCATTTGTATTTAATTTAGAACTTTTGGTGTAAAGGGTATTGGTTTCATTTCTTTCTTATGGAGAATTACTTATGCCATTTGCTAATGAATCTTTAACTCAAATTTTCCCAGGTTTAAGCGTTAGTAGTAGTGGTACTCTCACTATTCCATCTGGTGCGATTCGTAGTTTCATTCCAACTGCTGCTAATACTGGTGTTTATGATTTTGTTTTTGGTATGATTGATACTATTGCTGCTGCTGTTAATTCTGGTTTACCAACCAATATAACAGTATCAGAAGGTTCGTCATTACCAAGTACCACAACTCTAAGAAAAACCTATAACTTTGCTGTTAATCTTAACTTTGACTCCAATGCTGTTGAACAAATTCTTGATGTTATCAAAGAATAATTGTTTCGCATTAATTTTTTAATGCAGAGAAAGACCCGCAGAAATGCGGGTCTTTTTTTATTAATTAGTCTTATGATAAAAGTTTGTGTTCTGGATACAATCCTACAGACAGATCACCATTCCTATAGTTCTCTCCACGATTATACTCTGGCAAACTTCCAACTCCCGGCTCAATTCTTTTAATAAAGTTATCTGTGAATTCTGCCCCTTCCCAAAAATCTTTAAACACTTTAACCTGTTCTACGCTATTATTTCTAGCAACAACAAAAACCCAGTTCATACAATTACTCCACTTCGCCCAAGAGCAATTTTAACGCCCATCTTCTTATTATAATTGTCCTTCTTACTACACATAGCAAGACCACGAAAATGCTTTCCATCTGGACTGTCAATAATTACCTGAGTAGAACCACCCTTACTATCTGGATCAACAGGAGCATTTCGTTGAATATATTCATGACCACCATTTTGCCAAGTATGATAACCATTATACAAACGACAATGTAGAACCCTAACCTTATAGCCATTATTACGCAGTTGTTGAACGGTCATTATTCGTTCTCCTTAATATCCTTCATAAACTGTCTACTTTCCACAAGATAACTCATAATATAATTAGCAGTATTATTCACACTATCTTCACATTCGTGATGAAGATGAATCATATTACGAATAGTATATTTTTCATCATCGGTTAATTTACCAAGAGATGACTGTCCATTTTCATACTCAGCATCAATATAGTCAGCAATCTGATTGGTATATTCTTGAAGGTTCCACTTCATAATTTTTCTCCTTGTAGTGGCATCATACCACAACCTAGTATCGTGTCAATGGGGCGGGAATCTTTAAAAATCCAGAATCACTGATACTGTTTTTGCTTTTTAAGTCTGGAAAGAATACTAATATACTTTTCAGCATCCTCTCGACTATCAAATTCAGTAACGATAGTAGCCCCATCAGTCTTGGGAAGATTAATGGGTTTATTATCAAGAGTAACAACAAATTTACCATTTTTTTCAACAACTGACAAAGTATCACTAACTTTCATCTTAGTCTCCATAAGGTTTCAAACTCTAAACAATAGTAACAGTAATCATTATATCACGCCAAACGGTCTAGTCAATAGGTTTTTATCCGAATTGTGTCCACTTTCTTTCTCCGATAATATCCTTAAACTTCTCACCAGCAGGAGTTAGTTGTACCATTCCATCTACACAGAAAATACAACCGTCCTTATCACCAGGATTATCATATCTGCCACCACCATCTTCATCATAACTATCAAAATACAGAGTGAGTCCTGTCTTTTTATTAAAGGTATTTTTCAGAGCAATAACAAGTTTTTCATACTCTTGGAAAATATCCTCTACAATTTGATCCTCACTCAACTCAAGTCTAATAACAGGCTTAGACTTATCCTCAAGAATAGCATCATAAAAAGCGTCTTTAATCTGGTCAGGATCATCCCATGCCAACCATTGACCAACAGTTTGCCAACCAACTTCCTTGAAATATTTAGCCTTTTCAAGAGCCTTGATTTCATCTGGACAAATCTTTTTCAGATCATCATATTCGATAACAAAACTTCCAACAGCAAAATTACCCATTCCCATGATTATCTTCTCCAGTAGAAATTTCGTTCAAATAAAGTCTAATGTCATTATCAAATTCTTCTTTGTATTCACCCAAAACCACAGCAGCATGATACAAAATATGATCGCGTGGATCATTGCCATCCTCGATATATTCCTGATAACTAATTTGTTCAGAATCACTATCATAAATATATCTAGCACATTCAGCAGCAGCGGACTTATAATCAACTGGTGACATAAACATTCTCCAAAAGGGTTAGGTTGTTAGTAAAGATTATACCGCGTTTGCCACTAATGTCAAGAGGCTCGTCAAATTTCTTGACAGAGCAAACTACCCATCCATATTTCGGATTATCATTCCAACTATAAAACGGATCATTTTGTGATACCAGATGCCTATTATAGTCATTAATCCAATCAGTCTTAGTTGGATATTTAAAACTATGACTAAAGGTAACAGTACCAATAACTCTGGCCTTAAATTTGCCAAGTTTGCCCGGAGTTTCAACCAGATATAATTCAACGCCTTCATACTTTAATGGTAAGTGATATGAACGTGTCTCTACGCTTTTCAGCCCATTAATTAAAAGACTTGACCACGGGGCTTGAATATTTAAACCAGTCATTTAATCCTCTGTAGTATCATCAATATACCAATTATGACCATATTCTTCACCAAAATCTTCCAAGTCCATTTCTAGACACTGAATAATATTGTCTGCTTCTTCACTGTCAGGATCAATATTAGGATAATCAATCACCACATGGATTTTCATTGTGTTACCTCAATATGCCACTTATTACCATGAAGTTCAGCAACAACGCCCATATTCAATTTAACAAGTTCGGTCACAATCTCAGCCAACTTTTGTGTTTCATTAAGATAAAGATAGATCATTTGCAATCCTCCTTATATCCATTATCAAAACTCTGAAAAAGAGCATCAACTTCATCCAAAGTCCAAGGATAATTAGGACTGTTATCTTCATAATGCTTGATATGTTCGCTCAAACACTCAAGAGCATCCAAAATCATTTGCATATCATGCTTTTCAATATAGTAATTCATATTAACTCTCATTAGCCCTTTATACGAGTATGCCATAGTTTGTTTCCTTCGTTGTGCTGCCAGTATACACTACTTATCGGCAGTTGTCAACTGCTACTTGACCCATTCATCGAATCCATAACTCATAGCATCTTCAATATTGCTCTCAGGATGTTGTTTCATATATTTTAGAGCAAAAAGAACAACCTCTGGTACAAGACCATATTTATCGGCGTCCCTAATAAAAACACTAACAATATCTAATTCAGTATTAATGTCTCTCATTTTAGGTAATATCAGTTTCCATAAAGTCCATATCCAGATTTAGTTCATCCCAATCTTCTTGCGTAACATTTCCAATTACCATATAATTATCATCCTTAGAATAATCTTGGTATTCATCATACTTAATATAAAAATCTTCAGACAAATTTGATTTCATTTGGTTCAAATCGACCACTAATTCTTGAGCCTCTTTGTGACCAATAACATTACTAAAACATGTAATAAGATTCATATTCAGACCTTTCTCTTGGAGTTATGCGTTGAGCATACCATAGTATCGGCAGTTGTCAAGAGCGGCCTTTAACCTTTTTCTTTTTTGGCTTAGGAGGTTCCCACTTTTTATCCCACACAATCATTTCATCAATACGAATTGGACGCCCAATAAAGTCCTCATTTAAATAATATGACTCTGCAATCTCACGAGTTTTACAAACTATCTCTATACTCTCACGAATACTAGCAGCACCATATTCACAAATTACAGCATAGACTTTCATTTCTTTTCTCCAAAATCTAAAAACTCAGGATTAATTAGATCAAACAAATAATCCTCAATTAAACCCATTCCCATTTCATAATCATTCCCCATAGTTTCTTTAATATCTTCCATAATTTGGGTAACGAGAATATTTGTTCGATCAAAATCATTACGATCCAGAGTCTCTAGTTCTTTTTTGATATTTACTCCATTCATTTATTTTCCCCAATAGTACCATAAAGAAAATCGGCTAACCCCTTGGCTTCCTCTTTAGTCAACTTCATTTTCATCCACTCCCAAGAGATAACATTATTAATAGTAAGATCAATAAGGCTCCCATTATGCTCAACATTAAAGTTAAAAACATCGGCCTTATAACAATCTTTAGTAACAATACTCATTAGTTATTCTCCATCTTGAGGAACTATCTTATAATCATCAACCACACACTTCTGCAAAAGATTAACAGCAGTTTCCAATAAGGAATTAGTTGTTTTCAAATCATCAGCAAGAGTATGTTCTATATTACCACCATTAAGAAGTCCTAACATAAAAAGTCTTTCTTCATAGTCAAGCAAGAACTCTTGAACATTTTTTCTGAGTTTATCGTTCATTCTTCATTCTCTCTATACAAAGGATAGTCTTGTTCATTCTTTAGTAGTTTTTCGGCCAATCCTAGAATCTCTCTCTCGCTCCACCCACTAAAATAGCCCCTCATATAAATTTGGGTCAATTCATTACGAGGAGTATTCTCATAATATTTCTGCACAGATTCTATCCAAGTTTTGGTGGCTTGTTGTAGACGATTCATTTGTTATACTCAACTATCCTATCTATAAATTTTAGACATTGCATAAATGCAATAAAATAAAGAAGATAATATTCCCAACGAGGTATAGTTATCATTAGTTATTCTCCAAATATTCACAAATCATACTACTCAAACCTATTGGCACAATTACTACAAAAAACAAAAATCCCAAAATCAATAGTGAGTATACTATAATATCCTCTTTAGTTAGTTTCATTTCTTTTCCTCAAAGACTTTCATAAAATTTTCTTTCTGTTCTTTAGTGGGTCTTAAAATCACAGGGTTGTCTTTAGGATTCGCCCACAATGGAATAATATGTCCATCAGAACAGTTATTTCGATGAGCAACTGCTTGATGATATGATACAAAAACAGAATAAGAATCTGGTTGCATAACGGCCCATGCCATAGGCTCTCGTTCAATCATCATTTCTTTTCCCTGCAAAAAAAGTTTCGTTCCATACAAATCCTAACAAAAATCCAACAGATAGCATATTAATCAAAGGATCGCTCCAAACTAAAAGAGAACATATAAAAATAGCAGTGCTAAAATAGACTATTACTACTTTATGTATTATAGTCCAATCCATAATTACTTATTCTCCAAATCAGTTGGTCGATAACAACCGCCATATACTAGCATTGTTTTATCAGCACATTGTTCCCATAACACTTCTCGTTCTTTTAGTCTACGAATCTCTGCAATTAATTGTCCAACAACTTCATCACCAGGAGGAGGAAGCAAATGTCTACAAATATCCATGCGACCTATTTCATCTTGTTCCATTAGTTATTCTCCAATAGTTTCTTCTAACAGACTAATAGCCGTTTCTAAAAATAAATCATAATCGGCCAATCCCATAGTCTCATCATCAATAGTATTATCCCAACTAACAATAAAGTTTTTGATTCTATCCTTGAGTTCGTTAGTCATTATTTTTCTCCAAATTTTACTTTTTAAACTTAATAGTAATCTTATCAATATTCTCTCTTAGTTTCAATAGATCATCCATAGTCAAGAACTTGATCCTTTTAATAGTTTGGAACTTTACATGATCTTTTGTTCGTTCAAAATCTATTTGATAAGTTTTCCCCTCATCAAGAGTATAAATGGTAGGTTCGATCATTTTGTGGGTTTCATACAGATTTTGTGGGTTTTGGTGTATTCTACCATAGAACTTATCGGTAGTCAAGAGGCACTAACATGAGAAAATGTTTAGATTGTGACAAAGAATTAGTTGATGCTAAAGGGCCAAAAAAACGTTGTGATATTTGTAATAAAGAACACAGAAAACTATATTTAAGAGCAAGAGAAAATAACCCAAAAAGAAAACAACAAAATATAGGGCGTCAAAAAAGATTTTATTACAATAATAAAGATAAACGTAAAGAATATAGTAAAAAATATAGAAATGGTAAAAATAGAGATAATTATTTAAAGAAAAAAAGAGAAAGAAATAAAAAATATAATCAAAATAATTTGCAGTATAAATTATGCAACGCATTAAGAACTAGGTTATATATTTCTCTTAAAAAACAAGGATTAAAGAAAAATGATTCAACTATGGAGTTAGTCGGATGTTCCAAAATACAGTTAATAGAATATTTAGAGTCTCAATTTAAGGATGGAATGTGTTGGCAAAATTGGTCATTAAATGGTTGGCATATTGACCATATTCGCCCTGTATCTTCATTTGATTTATCTGATCCTGCTCAAGTTAAAGAATGTTTCCATTTCTCTAATTTGCAACCATTATGGGCTATAGAAAATCTGAAAAAATCAGATTCGTGGGATGAAGGCCCGCAGGATGATATATTATTTTGATTTCCCGCCCATTACATCCCTATTTACCATAATTAAAGAATTGATTATTAGAAACAAGAGGCTTAACACTCCTAAGACGAGAATGAATAATGGTCAAATTTCGTGCTTCTGGAGTGATTTTTTCGTGAAGATAGTCACCAACTACTCTTTTAAGGAGGGCGATTTCTTTATCGGTCAACAATACATTCCTATACATTTTTCACTATACCTATTAAGAAAAATACCACTACCACAATGAGCCATCTTACCACAGAAACAATGGCTTGTCAATAGGGTTTATCGGCCATTTCCTATACTGGCCTTTAACCATTTTTCATCACGGCCATAAGCAATAAGTAAAAATTGTTAACATTTAATAGTAAACAAGATCTATTAGCTTTTATTCTGCCACTTTCGCCGT